AGGAACTTTAGCACCACTTGTAGTAGAAGATGCTGGTTTACTTGTAGAAGTATTGGCATTATTTTTATAATACTTTTCTCCATAAGAGGTTCTCTTATTCTGTACTTCTATACCCATGTTTGCAGGTCTTTCAAATTCAGTCAAGAAAATATTAGAAGCTTCTCTAACAGATTTTGCACTCTTGAGAACAGTCATCATTTTCTTATAACCCTGCATTTCTGTCCATAAGAATTCACACTGCATCTGAAGATCACCAATTGATTTTTTAGTTTTCTTCGCATAGTTAAGTAAAGCCTGTTTTCTAGACCAATAAGTCCACTGAGCTAAACCATATCCTGCACTATCTTTAACAAAGTTAGTATACTTACCAGAATCTACTCTAGAAGTATATTCAGAATCGCTTAAACTTAATTTCTTTTCATAAGTATTCTGTAAGTTATTAGGAATTAAAGCTGATTCAGCAAACAAGTTACCCATAATACCAGCAACTGCATATGCATTTAAACCTTTCTCTGTTAAGAAGTTCCAAATATAAGATTCATTGGATTCTTTTGTAATAACAGTAGCTGTATTAGAGCTGACATTTGATCCATTAGAAGATAATCTCTTATTAACTTCGTCTCTGATATCATCAAATCTCTCATATAACCAATCTCCTGGACAACTCTTGTTTGCTGTCCAGCGGTGTGGTACAAGATTCTGTTTATCAGTTTTATTAAGTAAACTCTTATCCCCTACCCACATAATTTTCTTGATGTGAGGATTACGCTGACAAATGTCCACACAGAGATCAATCAATGACTCATAAGCAGCATCTGTACATGGCCATGGAGATCTGTTTACACTACTAGCTACTTCGATCGTAATAGCTCTCTGATCTACTGCAGAAGAAGAAGTACACCAGCTTCTATTCTTTTCTTCTACATACATAGCAATTCTACCATCTGATCCAATGCCGTAGTTGGAAGAAGCCTGTCTACTTTTTGGAGCAAAAATTTCTCCACAAGTTTCAACACTACAGTTTCCTGCCATCGTATGAATTGCAATTTGTTCGATATTATGTGTTCTGAGCCCAGAATGATTTGGACTAAGTTTTGTATAGCAGATTAAACCACTATTTGAGAATTTCTGTGTAGCAGCCATTAGTCATCATCCTCCTCTCCTTTGTTATTGGACACTTCGTCCATAAAGTCTTCTCCGAGGAGTTCTTTTAATTCTTCATCGGATTTGCCTTCAATATCTCTAGGATTAATCATAATCTTAACCTCCTTTTATTTTTTATTAAATTTTAGTAAATATACATTAATAATGGATTAAATAATAACGACTTACTAATAACCTTGTGTCTGAATATATACAATGAATCTAAAATCACATTTTAAAATGAAAGGAGCAGTTATAATGCTTAATACGATTAAAGAGCTTATTGGAAAACAGAAAGTATATCAGGAAGCAGCTGATCTATTATTGGAAAATGAAGATCTTGATGATGCTATCATTTTAAATGAAGGACCTGAAGAAATTGAAAATCCTGATATCAAAGACGAAGAACCTGTGAATGAACCAGAAAATCCAGTCGTTCCTGGAAACGATGATCTACCAGAACCTGTTGGAAAACAGACTGGTGAACCTATTGAAGCAGGTGTTGATGATATTCTTGGTATTGAATTAGACCTTGCTACAAACACTCAGAAAGATGTATTACCTACTCCTCCTGTAAATGCTGGAGAAGCAATTGCTGACGACGATATTCTTTCTCAGAAAATTGATAGTGGCTTCGGTGATGCAGGTAATGGAGAACCTGAACAAGTTGGAGCTCCTATTGGTAGTTCTGATACTGACGATATCTTGGATCAACCAATTGAAGATGAAGATTCTGGTGCTGAAGAACCTCCTAAAGAGAGTGAACCTAAATTAGAGAATAATAACTTTGATTTACTAAGCGAGGCTATTAGCATTGGAGAAGAACCAGCTCCTGCTGGTGATACTAGTGCTGAAGAACCTCCTAAAGATGAAGGGGAAGTTCCTGCAGAACCTGTTGGTGATGATACACCTCCGGATGATAACCCAGTCACTTCAGCAGTAAAAGATAAAGTAGCTGAAATGGACTCTGAACCAGAAGCAGCTGGTGGAGAAACTACAACTGATGCAAGGGATGCAATTCTTAAGAAACTTGGAGCTTTGACAAAGAGTGTTGAGGATGCTAAGAAGATGGTTATGGATAATATCCGTTAACTCTGAATAAGATAATGGAGAGGACTGATCAGTCCTCTCCATTATAACAACTAAATAGATTGACATTTCATTGTAAATCTAGAAAGAAAGGAGTTAATCGATATTTATGCCTGCAAATTTAAATGATTTTATTGATAAATTATCAGCAGATATAACTAAGGATGTTGGTAATATACAAGAAGATGATCTGGATAATATTTCATCTTCATTTACAAGTACATTGAATAAAGCTTTAAAAACTTTCAATTCTTCTACATTTGATGATGAAGGATTTATCAAAAAGATGAGAGATATTGATCTCGATGAAAAACATGATAAATCAATGATGAAGAATGTTTTAAATAACATTAAAACGGATTATTTGTCAGCTGATACATTGAATCAAAGTGAATTGTTGTTAAGAAGAGATATTTATAATATCTGCACTCAGATGCCTGAAATGCATGATGTTATAAATGTTATAAGAGATTCAATCATTGAATGCAATGTTTCAACTGGTGAAGTTTCAAGAACTTTATTATTTGAAAATCATGAAGATGATGAAAGTTTTGAAACACAAGCTAAAGAAATTGAAACTCGTCATGATTTATTAATGGCTATTAAGAATTTTATTGTTCCTAAAACATTAATGCATGGAGAGATGTATATCCAAGTAGTTCCATATGCAAAACTATTTGCAGAATTAGAATCTATACATGATTCTAGATTTTCTGGTGGTAAAAATAAAAATAAAAAAGTTTCTGCATTAGGTGAAACTTTTAGAGAAAGTATACCAAATCACGTGATGAGTAGTTTCAGTGGTTCGAAATCTTTGTATTCTGAAGAAAATTTAAATATTTTAATGGAATCTGTATCATCCATTAGTAAAGTAGATTCTTCAGATGATAAAAAGGTTTCTGAAAATGAAATTGGAATTAGTGGAAATGATTTCAATCCTGATAAAGTTACTAAGAATAACATGCGATGCATTCTTGAAAATATTGAAGTGTATAATCATTCTTCAATAATGATGTCAGAAATGGGTCCAGAAGGATTTGCTGAGTTAGTGTTAAAAGAATATAAAGAAACACGACCTACAAAAAGTTCCAATTATCCTGGACAGCACTTCATGGAAGCACAAGCTAACTATGGCAGAGTTAATCAAGGTACATATGCTAATATTGATCAGGATGCAATTGATTTCAGTTCATATTCTGAAATTAAAGGATGTTATATAAAGTATCTTGACGGATTAAGAATTGTTCCAATTCGTATGGATAGACGTGTAATTGGTTATTATTACATTTCTACTACAATGGACTTACAGACAAACTCTGCTAATCCAAATGGTATAGTTGATCTGTCATATCAGAATTATGTGAGAGATCGTAATATGGTTGATAGATTAGCTAATATGATTATCAAGTCATTCGACAAGAAAATGTTGGAAAGAAACATTAAGTTGAAGAATGAAATTGCTGAAATCATAATGGCACATAAATTCTCTGAAGGAAAACTTTCCTTTATTTATATCCCAGAAAATGAAGTAATTCGTCTCATTATTAATGAAGATGAAGAAGGAAGAGGACATTCTGTTCTTGAACCTAGTTTATTCCCAGCTCGTATGTATTTAATGTTAAATATGTATAATATGCTTTATACATTGAATAATAATACGACTAGAATTCACTACTTAAAATCATCTGGATTAAATAAAGATTATGCTTCCCAGATTCAGAGAACTATGAGAAAGTTCCAACAGAGAAGAATTACCATTGATGATATTTATTCCTATTCAGGTGTGTTAAATAAAGTCGGTGGTATGGGAGAAATGGTTCTTCCTGCTGGTCGTAACGATTATAAGGCATTAGAAACTGATACAATTGAAGCTGTTCCAAATCCAATCAACATTGAATTCCTAGAACAACAAAGACGACAGGCATTATCTGGTACAGGTGTACCTCACTTGTTAATCATTAATGCAATAGATGAAGTTGATTTTGCTAAAACTCTGGAAATGGCAAATACAAGATTCTTATCAACTGTATCTTCATATAAAATTGATATGAATAGAGGTTTAACTAAATTATATCAAGCTATTATGAGAAGTAGTACTGATATGCCTGCAGAGGTCATCAATGGTTTCAAATTTAAGTTTAATGAGATCAAACAACAAGAATTGGTAATTACATCCGAAATGATCACAAACTTCAATAGTATGGTTGAAATGGTTATGGCGATTTACTATCCTAAAAATGAAATGGAAGACAAAGATGGAAATCCTACTGTGAAACAAATTAATCTGAGAAGAGAGTTGGCTAAGAAATATTTAGCTCAATTTGATTTCGATGAATTGGATGAGATCATTAATAAGGTTAATATTGATTCTAATGATGACGTTTTACAGAACAAAGTAAATCAGTTCAATATTGAAGAAAAAGATCTGAAGGAAGTTGAACAATAATGAAACATTTTCATAAGTTATGGAATAACTAAGGAAGGGAGGAAATTCATAAATGAGTTTTAAAGATTCTATGACTGGTGGAGTAGCATCTGATGATCAGATCAATAAACATTATAAATCTCTTTTAGATGACACTCTTGATAGTATGGATAGTAAAGGTAAAGATCTTTCTGATATTCCACATAATAATCCTAATCATCTTTCTGCAACTTCTGATAATGGAGTCATGAAAAGTAACTTAATGACTTGGACTACTATGTTGGAAGCAATGAATTGTATCATGGAACATATGGTAGATCCTAGAATCTATCAGAATATGGAGGATCTACCTGTGAGTAATGATTCACCAGAATCTTCATCTTATGATGAAAAAGAACTGATGGATGAACTCAATAAAATCTTCACTCCAGTACTTGTCTCTCAGAAGTTTGAAAGAGATATTTCTGATCAGAAGAATGATGCTTTATCTGAAGCAGCTGTATTAACTGAAAAGAATATCATTAGTTTCGATGATGAAACAAGAATGTCTCAGTTAATCAATGTATGTGCAAAATTAATTGCACAGAAAAAGAATACTGAACAGTGGCAGATGTTTAAGAAAGCAGCTGCTATTAAAAAGCAAGCAAGTGTTAATATTCAGAAAGAGGAATATGATGAAGCTAAAAACTTAGCTCAGAAATATTTAGTAATGGTTTCCACTACTAATAATAGTTCAGTGGCAAGAGATGCCGCAAGTGAACTATTGCCTCAGACTCAACACTAATGTAATCCAAGTCTATAACAATATTAAATTTTAAAAGTAAAGGAGATAATTATTATGGCACAGACTTACAAAGACCTTGTAGTTGAATGTAGTATGTATCCTCATTCCAATGAGGCGTACGACCTTTTTAAAGAATGCTCTGAACTTTCTGTAATGGAAAGATTCTTAGAGAATCAGGAATTTATGCAGGAACAGCAGGAAAAGATTACCAAAGAAAACATTACTTTGACTGAAAGCTTCTTTGCTGAATCTGTTGATGATGCAACTGTTCAGTCTATTATGGAAGCTAAAGAAGCTAAGAAAGTTTCTATTATTACAAAAATTAGAAATGGTTTCAGAAAATTGTGGAGAAACGTCATTAACTTCTTCTCTAAATGTGCAGCTTCTTTAACGGACGTTGGTAAGCAGTCTAACAAAGTTCTTGAATCTTTAAGAGGTATTGAATTAACTAGAGAAGATATTGAAACAATCAATAAGATTCAGGGAGATATCTGGAACGATAAAGCAGATGGTCAGGATAATACAGTTCCTTATCATGGAAAGTATCAGCCTTTCAGAGATCAGTTGAAGTTGAAATATGCTGCTGATGCACCTAAGGGTAATGATTTAGGTTTGTTTGAATTCTACATGTGTGTAGTTCTTTCTAATGAACTTGTTAAGTTGAATGGATCTTCTGGTGGTAGTACAGATGTTTGTGCTATTCCTATTGAAGACTTGATCAAGGTTTGCCAGAAGATGGTTAAGGGTAAAAAGAAATACCATATGGACAACGTTAAAGATCTTATTTTGGGTGCAAGTAAGAATGTACAGCATTCCGGATTAATGATTCAGGCAAATTATGATAAGATTCAGAAGTTCGTAGACAAGCTTAAAGCTTTGGAACCTGAAATCGAAAAGATGTTACAGCCTGCTGAAGCAGCTGAAGGTGAAACACCTAATGCAGAAGATATTGCTAAGATGAATGAAGCTTATACAACTATCGTAGGTTGTGTTGGAGCTACAATTAGTGTATATAGTAGATATCTGAGCTATCGTAAGAGAATGTTGAATGCATTAGAAGGTTACATCAAAACTAAAATCGGTTCTGGTGCAAAGGACGGCAAAAAGGCATAATTCATTGTAAAATGTAGATAAGCTACAAACAGATGCGTATGACCAAGTGGTCATACGCATCTGTTTTATTCTTTTATTATAAACAATTCTAATTAATAAGTGATAAATGATTGGAGTTGATATAATGATAAATGGAACATATTCCGTGAATAGAGTTGCAGAAGAAAGTACATGTCGTTCTGCGAAGGATTATAAATTTACTGATATTGGAATGTATAAAATACATGCAAACGCTTTAATGCCTAATATTCCATTCGAAGAAGCTTCAGAAATACCTGAAGTTATAGATAATACTATATTTTTAAATGATGATGAAACTAAATTATCATTTGCTAAAACTACCAAGTGTCAAAATTACCTAACGACACAGTTCATTGGTAGAGCTCCATTAGAATTCTATGGCGGAACGGATAATACAAAAAAAGGCAGACAATTCATTTTAAAATGTTTAGGTGGTAATCCTAATATGAAATATAGATATTTTGGTACTGAAGCAGCTATCAGAGGTCATAATAAAAATGCAGGTGATGCTTCTTCTCTACCTGGTGGAGGTGAATAATAATGGCAAATACAACTTATGTAGATAGATATATTACAGATGGTAAAAAAGAAGTAATATCTTTACATAACATCTACGATACAGTTTTAGTGGGAGATATTAACGATGAAAATCATATATACAGAATTCCAATTGATGATTTCTTCTTAAAGCATAAAGCAGAACTCGAAAGTACTATTCAATGGTATACAGTTCCAGAAAGTATGTTTTATAAACCAAAGTTATTAAGTTTGGAATTATATGGAACTACAGAATTATGGTTAGCATTATTACGAGTTAATGGATTCAAAAATGTAACTGAATTTTGTTATCCGATTATTAAAGTTTATAATCCAAATATGTTAAAAGAAATAATGAAAGTCTTCTTTAAAAGAGAAAGAAAAATATAAAAGAAAAATATAAAAGATTGGGGAATATTCCCCAATCTTTTATATTTAATTTGCGTACGTTTTATTAACGGAAAAGAGGTGAGAAAATATGTTACCACGTGATTATCAGGTAAATCCTAATAAATCGAATCCTGAAATAAGAGAAGTTGGAATGCAATATGAAAAGAATAGCGGAGCTGCATATGGAGAGCATATACGAAATACAACTGCTATCTGTAATACATCTGCTGCTCATACATATGGAAATGTGTTAAGTGTAGTAGAAAAGTATTTATTAGACGTATTTCCAGCAGATTTATTTAAGACAGTTACTGCTAGTACCACACTTGCAAGTAGACAGTTAAATCATTTACCTCATCAATTACACAAAAAAGAATGTCCTATGATGGTATTAGTTCCAAGAGTTGTATTTGGTCAAGAAGACAATCGTTTTCTTGGAAATACTCTACTTAATAGTAGAATTACTAATACTCATGCATTATGGGGAGATGGATCATTAATAGAATTAGCTAAACATCGTCAAAAGAATCTATATATTCATGGACATTATAATCGTGCTGTTATGTATGTGGATGTAGTATTATCGTTTAATACTTATTCAGAACAAATCAATTGGATGTCTTATTTATTCAATACACTTCCAATTGGACATAATCAATTCATTAAAGCTCCATTAGAATTGTATATTCCTGAGAGATTCTGTGAATTAGTTGGAAATCTATCTAAAGTTCCAGTAAAGGATGAAAATAATTCTGTTTATGATTTCTTAACATTGATGAATAGTATGTTTTATCATCCTATTACGTATAAACTCAAAGGGGGATCTAATTCAGATGAATTCTTTATGTATTACATTGCTGATATTGATACAGTTATTCAAGACCCTCAAGCAGGACCTGGAGTAAAAGATGGACAAGTACGAAGGAACTTTGATATCACATTTACTGTACGCTGTGAGTTTAATACAATTGGTTATTTCACACTAAATTCTCCTGATTTGAAAAAATCTGTGGTAGTAAATAATAATGATGAAAATAAAGCAATTGTACCAATGTTTTCAGACGTAATTAATCTTGATGATTTTGAAATCCCTGTTGGATGGACTATTTTAGGATGGCCTATATTCAAATTGAAAATGGAAGAAAGTTCTATTTCAATTGAAAATATTTTAAATCAGTCATTAAATGCTGTAATTGATTATCATCTACAATATGGGATTCCAATGGATAGATTTATTAAAATTCAATTCCGTGAGAATGGAAAAATTTTAGATGATGAGATGTTCTATATTGATTGGTATAAAAGGGAGTTGCATCTGACTAATCCGGATCAACATAGAACTTACCGTCTTCTCATAACAGTATCACATGATTATATTAACAATATGATCAAAGAGATATATAATCTAGAATAGAAGGAGTGGAAATGAAATGTACGAAAATGCATTTATTATGGAATCATTTAACTGTGATCCATTAGATATGATACGTGAAGATTTTTGTTCATTTTCTGAAGGTGTACAATTCTTAGAAAATGTGATTACAGAAGCATCACAAGCTGTATCTAAGAAAAATATCTTCAAACGTTTATGGGAATTAATCAAAAAACTTTTTGGTTGGCTATCATTACAATGGACAAAATTTATTAACTTCTGTAAGACAAAAATTCTCAGACAGAATATGAAGACAGTAGACCAGTTAGCAATAGAAATGAATATTCCTCGACATGAAGTTGATAAAAATTTCGCTAACAATATGAGAATTAAAATTCCATCACATGATAATTCTGAAGTTAAAATTGATGAAGAGATTGAATTAGTATGTAAACCAGTACTAGTTGAATTTATGGATAATAAAAAGATCAAATTTAACTTTATATGGAATGCAGTGAAAATGGGATATAAAATGCATGGTAAAATTAAAGGTCATAAGGATACGCCAATGACAATGGGTCCATTTTTATCATGTATGGAATATATTCAAAATCCTGCAGAATTTGACAAAATCAAAGATCTGTTAAATGAGATAGTAAACGCAGATGTTATTACAAAGGAATTACAGGATAAATGTAATAAGTTTACTAAAGAGTATTCAGATAAACAAATGAAATTTGATCAAATGAATAAAACATTTGAATACACAATTGATCAATTAATTACATTTCAGAAAAGTTTAAATGAAGCAGATCAAATAATTAGAAAGATTGATGATCCTTTCTCTTCATTTAAAGAAGATAGAGATGTCAGTTTTATTATTCTTACATTAAATGCAATATCAGGTATATTGGCCGCTATGCAGATGTGTATGAATGCTATTACTAGTTCTTTGAAGGAAGTTGCTTTAATCGATGGATCATATTATGGAAGTATTGATTCTGTTGAAACATTATCAAAATTTGTAAAGAAAATGATTGATAATGGTATTCCTTCAAAATATGTTTCATATAACACATATCTGATTAGTTCTAAGAAAATTCGAGGAACCGATTCTGAAGCTAATAAACCTTGCTGGGGTCAGTCTAGAGTTACTTTCTTCCCTGAAGATAAATCAATTGTTCATAAGATTGCATTATCCGGTTGGGGAATTAGAAGTAATTTCTCAGAACATCAGATATCTGATGCGTATAAGAAATATAATGGAGACCATTTAATTGCAGTTTGTAATAAAGATTATAATGATCATGTAATAATTGATTCTGAACGAGTTGAGATTATCCATCCTCTGAAAGTGAAACAGGACGATATTTCAAAATTGAAAACAGAAATGCAACAATTAATTTCAGATCATAATATTCCATTCCTTATTACAGATTTACACGTTTTCAATGTTGGTAAAAAGAATGGTAAAATAGTTGCACTGGATTATGGTTTTACTCATAGAACTTCTCTTAAAGCAATTAGCAAATAATTGATTAACGCATCTCTTTTCTTAAGAAAGATATATTATTAATATAGAATAATAAGAAAAGGAGATGTGTAAAATGAAATATGTTTTATCAGATATCCACGGTAACTTAGAGGCGTTCAATTCTATTCTCAAGAAGATTAACTTTTCTGACGAAGATGAATTATTTATTCTTGGGGATGTAGTTGACAGAGGTAAATATGGCATTAATATTCTTCAAAGAATTATGAATATGCCAAACGCAAAAATGATTTTGGGTAACCACGAATACATGATGCTGTCTTCATTAGGATTTCCATACGAAAAAGATCAGGTTATAAACCTGAAAGAAGATCGTGATCTATGGTATCATAATGGAGGAGGTATTACTCACAAATCGTTGTTAAAACTGAATAAAGACGAACAGATTAAAATCATCAATTATCTACTTAAACTTCCTTTGAACATCATTACTGAAGCTGGAGATAAAAAATTTGTTTTATGTCATGCGGCACCAGAGATCATTTATAATGAATTCAAGAAAACACTTGGAGACGATTTGAAAGAATCAAAAGCATTCTTCTGCGTATGGGATCGTGAAGCAGTACATTATTTAGCAGATTCAGGACAAGGAAAGGTTAAGTTTATATTTGGTCACACACCAACAATCCATTTGCATCAGGATGAAAATAAAGTTTCTCCAATGGAAATCTATGAAGATAACGACATTATTGGAATTGATTGTGGAGCAGCTTATCCTAATTATGGTGGTAGATTGTCATGTATTCGTCTAGATGACATGGAAGTATTCTATTCATAAAAAATAAAGGGATTGTTTAGATCCCTTTATTTTTATATTTTAAGGAGGATAAAATGAATAATATTGACTTAGTAATCAATGAAAAATTTGATTTTAATCCTTTAAAATGTTAAAACATTTTAAAGGAAGATGTTTTCATTAATTATTTTGAAGATGGAACATCATATATGGAAGAAGTTTTATCAGAGGCTACTTCCAAACCAGTTACAAAGAAAAATCTTATAACTCGTATTATGGAGACAATTAAAAAGATATTTACTTGGATTGCAAAACAGTGGAATCGTTTCACTAATTGGGTTAAAAATTTATTTAAACGAAAAACTCAAAGTGTAGATGCAATTGTTGATGAAGTATTTAAATCTCCATCTAATAATCAAAGTATAAAATCACAAAAGACATTAATATCAGCAAATGATAAATCTTTGGAATCTAATAAAAGTGTAAGTGAACAAAAATCTATCAGTATTCCATTCAATCCAATTGTTGGTGATGATAAAACGGATCATACAGAAAATATCACATTAGCATATAAAGATTTACAATGTAAAATAGATGGAAGTTCTTTTTTATTTCGAGTAAATTATGTTCAAGATTCCAATATGGTTAACCGAGGTAGAAATGCTGTACCTGGACATGCTCCGTTAAATAATTCTTGGAATGCTATTGTATTCACTTTTGATATGATTATCAATCCTGATAAACTAAATCTACTTAAAGATATTATCTCTTCATTAAATGCTAAAGAATATGAAGGTGGTATTTTTAATGAAACTCAATTTGTCAATAAAGTGAATAAATTTAAACAATATTGGAATACTGGTGCTTCTGTACCTAACAAATTCGTTGCAGATATAAAGAATATTGAAGAAGTAAATAAAGTTATTCAAGATATTCATAAGGCATTATCTTTCTATGATGATCCTAGTATCATTCCTGGTGAAAACAGTGTTATTGTTCGTGAAGCTCTAAATTTCATTGCTGATGTATCTTGGAGATTTCAATTCGGTATTAACGCTATCACCACATGTATGAATCATATTTATGAGATAGATGCTAAGTATGCAGAGATGATTGACAATAATGAAGATTTATCTAAATTCGTCGAAGGTTGTATAACTGGAAATGTTCCTCCAAAATATATTGCTTGGAATACATTTGCAATTTGTAGTAAACGTATGAGAGGAAATGCAGATCAACGAAGACCTAAAATGGGTCAAACAAGATTAGCGTTATTCCCATTAAATGAACCAGTAGCTATTAAAGTTGCATTATCTCAATATGGTGTTAGATCTAATAATGCTGAAGCAATGGTATTTGACGCATTCAAAAAGAATAATTCTGATCATTTGTTGACAAGAGTTGAAAACATTTCTAAAAATAAATGCGTTATATCTATGGAATTGGTAGATACTGATACTGTAGATCGCCATGATTCTAGCCACCAAAAGAAATATGATAAATTATTAGATGATATTCATGATGCAAGAATTAACGCAGGATTAAAGATATCACTAACTGATATCCATTGGGGTAATATTGGTATCAGAAAAAATGGTGAATTTGTTGCTACAGATTATGGGTTTACAGAACGATAAATAATAGAACATGTCGTTAACTTAGACTAACAATTAAATTTATTAAAGTAAAGGAGACGTTAATATGAATGGTTTATTTAATTTAGGCATTTTTGAGAATGCGAAAGATGATGACATTCTTAATATGCAATTGAACGAAAGTGTAGAAAATATGGGTCCATCTGTACCTGGTGGTCTCACAGAAAAACCTACTGCAAAACCTGAGGGTGGTGAATTTGGTCCTTCTATTCCTGCAGGTTCCACTATTACTAAAGAAGCATACAATTCTGCAATTGCAGATCTTCAGAAGAGCTTTAAAGAGTCTTATGAACTTTTAGGTATTCTTCAGAGCTGTACAATTGTTGAATCTACAACTGAACAGGATCAGGAAGAATTCACTGAAGCAGCTGTAGCTGAAGCTATTTACAACTCTATTATCAGTGGACCTATGTTTGAGAGAGTTGATAAATCTGACAAAAAAGACATCAAAGATATTGTTGAAAAGATCAAAGATGATTTCAAGAAATTCATGAAGAATAATGATATTCCTTTTAGAGAGTCTAAGATTTGGTCTAGATTGATTGTTGGTGCAATTACTATGCCTATTGGTGTCGGATCATTGATCTTCTCTCCTGCAGCAGTTAGAGCTCTTCAGGCAAGATTATGGCAGGTTATCGGTATCTGTGATACTGAAGAAGGTAATATTTCTAAATTAGTTGACGATGCTAATGAGAAGTTCAAAGATGAACTTGGAGAATATAAGATTCTCTACATTAAAACTACACAGAGTGTAAAAGATATGTTCATCACTCATTTCGGCTGGAAGGATGCTCGTCAGTGCTATATGATCGTAGTTGACAAGAAGATTCCTTCTGAATTGGAAGGTCTTGAAGCTGTTAAAGCGGATGACAAAGATAAAAAATAATTATCATTAAAAATAATTATCATTAAGAAAATATGAGGAAAAGGAAAGGAGGGATGAATTCCCTCCTTTCTTTTAAGATATTTTTTATTCAGTGATTTCTTTTTGAATATCAATCTTTGTTCCGCAAATGTTACAAGTCTCGTCCAATACATATGGAGATTTCTTCAGTCCACAGCGACATCTATATTCGTAAGGAACTGTATAAATTTTACGTGGATTAGGATCTCTTTCATCCATGAAAAGATCTGTACATGTTTGTCTCTGGAGATTCTCCGGAATAGGATCTTCTGCAACTACATTTCCATCACCGTCAACAGAAACAAGATTTCCATTTTCATAATCAATTTCTACATCTGTCACGTTTGTAACAACATTATTATCTTCCAAATCATCTGTATTGTCTTCTACAAATTCAGCATCAATAACATCGTCTTCAATATTTTCGTTATTATATTTCTTTGCCTCTTTCATTAAACCATATCCAGGAATTTTATCCTTCATGGTCTTGTCTACTTTGATTCGAAAATTACTGAATGCTGCTCCTGCTAATGAATTATGAATTTTACCTGCTTTATCGTAATACTTCATATATTTTACCTACCTTTCTTTTTTTAATCTTTATCAATCATGATAATATTTGAAGAATGTACTAGATACATATCTCCATCGATCTTTACCTGGATCTGATCACCGTCTTCAAAATCTTTCCATGACTCAATTTCTCCTTCTACAACTTCTCCATTCGGCATAGAGATATACGCATAGTCATAATTGAATGTAGTATCGATAATCTGTTTATTACATCCAGTCATCACTAGACCACTTACTGCTAACACTGCTCCTGTTAATAATACTTTCTTTCCTAATTTCTTCATGTTTAATTTCCTCCCTGTTCTTTATATTCAAACATGACTTTATCTTTGTCATATATGGTGATTGTATATGCAAGATTAGCCATACGAATGAATCTACTAAATAATTGTGCTGATAATGGTTTCTTACTACCCAATGTAGTCATCATGTTATTGATGGTATAATCATCAATTTCATCAGTCTTTAATGTAGACTTTGTAATATTTTCCATCACCATTAATACTTTAACAATTTTCTTATATGGATCATCAGCTGTTTGAATGATGTTGTCATACTTAACAATTCCAGTATCGAATGTATCTGATGGATATGAATATGTCAATAGTTTTCTATCACCATTATAGACTTCTAAAACATATGACATATGTAGAATAGTATTGAGCCATATATTCCATCTATCAAGTCTCATAAAAGAAATCTTTGTTAACGCAGAATAATAATTCTCAATTACTTTCTCACTAAGTTTAGGAGCACACATATCAAACAGATCTACCATTGTGATATCCATTGCACATATTACGCTTTTAATGCATTGAGTAAACATATTATCTTCATCTTTGATCTCTGGTTTCAATAATGAACCATTTGTACTTTTTCTTTGATTATAAATAATATTTTTGGCAACTGAATTGTTGATTGATATTGCTAAATTATTTACATCAGTGATTATTGTGTCTTTATCGAAATATTTACGATTTGAGAAATTTGATTCAAATACTCTGCTACCGTTCCATACAGGAAAATATCCAGTATTTGGATTTGATCTAGTTTCGATCTTTGAATAATAATACAATCGATTGTCTTTGGGTCTATAATACAATTTACCTTCGACTAATTTTTCTGATTCAAAACTTCCGAGTATTTCATATGTTTTATTTCCACTAGGAATAACTCCAATCATCTCTTTACCTCCATTTTTATTTGTTAGATATGTTTTATTATAGAGATAATATATAATTTCATAGTAGTTATTTAATCCTACTTTATTTTCATAATAAAACGATTTAGGAGGATCAATTGATCCTCCTAAATCTTATATCTTTATTAATCTACAAATTCTTGAAAATCCATTTCTTTAGGATGATTGTTATTTGGAACATCTACCAATTTATCTGGATTAGGATTTCTATAAGCTCGTCCTTCACTGTAAGAAACTTTTGTAATGTAAGTCTTATACAATTGAAGAGATAGTAAATCAACATTCAATGAATTGAGATTATATAACAAAGCTTCCAATTCATTTAATGTTAATAAAACTGAAGATTCTTCTCTATTGAATTTCAGTTTAACACCTTCTACTTTTGTTTCATCAGGTTGAGTGATTACTACCGGACTAAATTCAATCGCTGTATTACCGAGCATAAATACATGACGATATTTTTCACTAATCTTTGTATTTAGTTCTAAACGATTCCCTTGATATGTATACAGTTCAGGAATCTTCATATCTCTCATCATTGCTTTTAATTCGTTGATGAAAATAGGAAATGTAAACTTAGTCATACCAATTGAATCATTCGGATTCCAAGGTGCTCTGATTTTATTTCCTTTCTCATCTATTTCGTTAGGTCGTGTTATTGCAACTGCTATGATAGGAAACAACGCAATATTAGTTGAACGACCTCCATCAAACTGAGAATTATACTCAGCAGATCTTTCATCTATTGTAATTCTTAACTCTCCTGTTAGCTTACTAGGAATAGTCATGAATCTATATCTCACAATCTGTTTCATACTATATCCTCCGTGTTATTTATTCTCTTCCTTTGACAATAAAAATGCATCTTCATTAAACTGTCTATAATTTTCTCTAGGGTCTTTCTCAATGATGATTTCCATTGGATTGTTCGTAACTCCAAAGATTTTGATTTTATCATTTCCATAATGATATAAAGAATCTAATACTTTATTATATTCTTCTTCACTATCACAAATGATTCTAAATTCCTCATAATCATCATCTAGAGGACATTCATCAAGAATTTTAGCAATTTTATAATGCATTTCATTCTCATAAAGAGATTCATCAAAGTACATTGATTTCATTTCATTATATGGGCTCAATGAGCCAGATCTTCCAGGATCACTAGATGAGGAGTCTGCGATGTCAATCCAGCCCACCATACTAGGATGCAATGTTCGTTGACGAATTGGGATTCTTCTATTGTCCGCATTGCCGATACTGTTCGGACCTTTTGCGGTATATTTCAATTTCATACCCATATCCATATCAGAATCATTCTCTGCATATCTAAGTACCCCGGAAGAATATAATCTAGTTATGAAAATATCTTCCAATTTATCTTCACACAGTTCGCAACACTGTGCAGTTCTTATTACTCCTTTAACAGTCGTAATTAAACTTCTACTGCTCTCGCAGTACGTTGAGACTATATCTTCCCAGTGATTATACATCACTGAGTTCCTCCATTTCGATTTAAGGGATTCTCACCCACTGTCATTAGCTTACAGCCCTACTCCTGTTGATCTTATTCAGATCCTAATGGGATAGTCGTTGAACTTTCATCTCTTATTCAGAGATGCTTAGCTGCGGATTTTCTCTACCTAACACCTTTTTACTATACCTTCCACATTACTGGTTGCCCTTATCTATATCACTATGATAAGTTAGTAGTGTTAGTCTAACAAGATGTTCCCGCAATTAAAAGGAAAACCCCAAAATTTTAGGGAAGCGAAAGGCGTTCAGCATATCACGTATTGTTGCTTTATCACCTAATGAAACAATACGATTTATACGTTTAGACACCTCAGCAGTTATAAAGGAACCGATATACTCTCTACAACGTAAACGCTTGTTAATCATTGAGAGGTTGTCTTTGGCCCACAAAGTATGATAATTTTGGAGAATCCAGCGAAGTAGGTAATAAATATCTTGTTTATCATGATCATTAATCTTCAATTCTTTTCTAGTTACTTCATCGAGTAAACGATTGAAGAATATATGTTGATAAATACCTCTTCTAACTGTTCCTTTACCTCCGACAATCATCATCCACTGTTCCCAGTCATCTATATCTTTATATGGAATCTTAGTTTCTCCAAAGAGTTTTACTAAACATCCAACAATTGATTTTACATAAACTTCCTGATCAAATATATCTTTACGAACAGCAACAATGATGTCACTCTTCTTACCACAATCAAATCTAATGATATTATTTGATTTTGGAAGATCATCAGATTTCTGTTCGATATGAATAAATCTATCTACTTCTAAGAAATTCAATGTCTTAGTAATAGTAAGATTACTATAGATAAGTAATACATTGATAGCATTTTTGAAAATCTGAATTGTATACGTTGGAATAGTATATACATTCCCATCAGTATCAGTAAAATCATCCTTTGATGTTTTAACTGAGATAGGCATTAATGATTTAATTGTAACTGCACCAAAAGAAGGATACATCATTTTATCTACCATCTGATATATCAAATAACATTTCTTACCTTTTATCAGATAATAACCATCTTTGTCTTCAATTGGAATGATAATAGGTTTCTTGATATAATGGACTTTTGTAGTACCATTTTTATCTAATCCAGATACTTCAACGTCCACATACATTACACCACAACGAGTTTCACTGATGCTTTTAATGATCTTATTTTTATTAGAATTTCTTCTAATGATATGATCATTTGCATCATATTTGTCTTCGTCTGGTACCCATTCATATCCAAGAATCTTGATATTTGGTAGAATTTCAAAACCTTTAAAGGCATCGTAAATATATTCCTCCAAAGGTTTATCAAATGCTTTGTTCATCAAGTCAATGTTTAATTGATCTCGATAGTCACTAGGTAACTTGTTTAAATATGCTAGCATTATTCATCGTCCTCCTTTTTATCTTTTTCTAACCCAAAACGTTTTAGTATTTCATTTGTCATATCATTAATTTTTTCATTTTCATATGGAAATGACTGAAATTCAATGTTTACTGAAGATTCATCTACGTTAGTATTCATCGATTTAGGATAACAATTCTTCAATAATAGTTCCTTCTCTTTCTTATATGCCCACATAAAACATTTCCACAGAGGCGGTTGAAACCACTTCCATCTAGGACTAACGACCACATAAAGAATATCCATTGTATATTTATTTTCATTCATTATAAGTCCTCCATGCCATTCGTATTATATTCATGAACAATACCAATTTGAACTTGTGTAGAATTATTTCCTCCTCGTTGATATTGTCTGATATTGATCACTTTATCGTTTTCCAAAGTTTCGGTTTTGGAAATTTTATAAGCCCATCTAAAGCACCACCATAACGGAGGTGTGAACCATTTCCATCTTGGTTCAGCGATGACTTCTCTAGTGATCTTTGTGTGTTTAGCATTCATAAAAAACATCATCTCCTTTCTTTCGTTCATAAATCGAGAATATATAAATTCAATTCGTTAGAAAACAAGTTTATCATGAAACAGAAATAAAATGGAAGAGGTGGAATTATCCACCTCTTCCATATGAATTATTTATTTAATTCAGGATCTAGATATACTTTGCTGCCAGTAGCTTCAATTTGTCCATTATATTTAGAACCCTTTTCAGATCCATATAATTTATCAGCATACTGAGCTTTGAAGAAATATACTTGAGCAATTCTCATTCCTGGATATAATATAATTGGATAATCCGATTGGTTAAATACTTCGAATGTAATTGTACCTCTAAAACCAGCATCGATCAATCCAGCCTGTTCTGTTTGTACCGCTAGACGAGCAATCGAAGATCTTCCCTGAACAAATGCAATCACTCCATTCGGGATGTTCAAAACTTCTTTAGAAGCCATTAAACAGAACTGTTTAGGTTTCAAAATATAACACTGTTCAGGAATTACGATATCATTATCATCTTCTGGAAGTTCAATTTTACGTTTCATAAAAGTTCCTTCTTTATAAAGAACTTCTTTCTTTGGATTGATAATATCTTTATTATCATATGACCAATTAGGCTTCAATGTTTTCCATGTATCTCCCAGTGTAAGATCAATACTATTTGGTTGAATTTGAGATTCTTTTAATTCTCCTTCAATCAATAAACCTTTCTTATTATATTTCAGAATAGTTCTATCACTCAATACTGGTCTAAATAATTCTGAAAGCGATTTTATTAATCCCATATTATTTAACCTCCTTAACATCAAAACCATTTTCTTTTAATGAATTCATCAAGGACTCTTTTACATCCTGAGCTGTCTTTCCTGCAGGAATATTTAAATTAACTTTTCCAGCGTTGATATCTTTTTTATTTTCTGATATTGCCCATTCACCTTTGTGATTAATGTAATCCCAAATATCTTCTTCATTTTTGAATGTTTTAAGAATACCGAGAGGTGTTACAGATTTAAAGTTATTGATGATATTTTGTTTAAAGATTTCTGGATACGCCATCTGTGGACCATTTCTAAACGCACCTTCTGCTACAGATCCAATACCAAAATATGTGCTGTTAAATCCAGATGATTTTAATTGTAAATAAATTTCTAAATACTCATCATGATACGTTACACAGATCGGGTAATATCCATATCGCATAGAAGAAGTTCTAAAAATGGGTCCAACCTTTTCCAGTAGGATCTTAATTTCCTTGTGTTTCAATAATTCGCTGATATACTTTTCTGCAATTGGTTTAATATCTTTCAACTTCTTAGGAATATGGATATAATACTTGGCGAAATCTGTCAACTGATCAAACTCTTTTACAAATTCTTCATTAAAGATTCTAAAATCTGTAACGAAGATATGTACTTTATAACTAGATCGGATGATATCGTTATCATTCATATATCTAATAACATCACTTGATGAATTAAGCATAATAATGACATTATTAGTCTTGATGTAATTTTGTTCATTTAAATCTTTCATCATATTTTGTTGTGTTCTCATATTACGAGTCCTCCTTGTGTTAAATTTATTACATTACGTTTTAATGATACTTATTAAATTATCATTCTCTTGATAATATATTATTAAAGAGATGAATAAAAAAATGAAAGAGGTGTATTATAATGAGAATCTTATTATTGGCAGATATACATATAGGTAGTATAAAAGATACTGCTTATTGTTATAAAGTATTGACAGACATTATTGAAAAAGAAGTTATCTTTACCAAAACGGATGTAGTTGTAATTCTAGGTGATTACTTTGATAAACTATTCAGAGTTAATGAAGAATATGTTTCATTGGCTATTAATGTCATGACATATCTTATCAGAGCATGTGTAAAAAATAAAACAAAAATCAGAATAGTTTATGGAACAGCTGGTCATGAAATGGAACAGTATCGTTTATTTAATTATCATTTTACATCTTCTAAAGTTGACGTGAAATTATTTACGACTGTAACTGAAGAAAGAATCAATAAAGATACAACGATTTTGTATGTTCCTGAGGAGTATATTTTCAATAAACATGATTTTTACAAAGAATCTCTATATTCTAATAAAAAATATAATTATATCTTTGGGCATGGTGTAATTGAAGAAGGGATGCCTGCAGCTGTATCATATGGAAGATCTTCAAATAATACAGAAAAACAAGTTCCACATTTTAAAGCTGGTGAATTTTCAGAAATATCAGACCTAACTGTATTTGGACATTATCATCAATATGTTGAAATGAGTAACAATGTATTTTATTTAGGATCATTATTCAGAGATTCATTTGGTGAAGAAACTCCAAAAGGTTATGGTATAATTGAAAATGGTAAATTTACATTTGTTGAAAACACAGAAGCTTATGTATATAAAACATATAAATTCGAACCTGAATCTGAAATATATGAAGATGTTGATGAATTAATTAGAGAAATTGAAAAAATTAAATCTGAAAATAGTGATGTATTTAGTGGTGAAAAAGTTGGAAAAATAAGATTGATATTTCAACCATCTGAGGATAATGTTCAACAGTTTAAAGAGAATATCAAGGATATTTTATTCAATGATAAAATAATAAAAGTAATGATTCAAGAAGTAAATACATCTATTATTGAAGAAACTAAAGAAGAAGTTTCAGATGAGTATGAATTCATTCTTGATAACTCTTTAAAAATTACTGATAAGATTTATCAATTTATCAATAAACAATATGAAGATGTAATCTCATTAGAAGAACTTACTAAATATATCAATGAACCATTAACTTTATAAAAAATAAGAGGATCCATTACGGATCCTCTTATAGTTATTCTTTTTCTTTTTCATTATCTTTAATAATTTCTTTATTGATATATCTAGGATCACTTGTATAATCTATTAGGGCAATAATCATAATTGGAATATAAACCCAGATCTTGAATCCTAAAATTACATGTGAGAATAGTAACAATATTCCCCAAGGTGTTCTGTATTTTAATAATACAAATATACACAGCAAATACCAAAAGTTTGACTGAATAAATGTGATTAGATCTGCTAAAGCTAAACTGAGTTCCATTATTTTTACCTCCTTAATATGGATCTATACTTGGTTGAGGAATATGAACGTTTTCATCAAATTGCTGATCAATGTTACCAATACTTTGTTTTCCATTTAATCCAGAAGTATATGTTACAGATGCAGTGTTTCCATTGAACATCGAATCGAAACCTCTTTGGACAAAATCATGATATGTAATTATTGCCCATTTAGTATCTACACATAATGATAGAATCATATTTAGCATTCCTAACATACCTGCTTTATCTCCTACATAATTTAGTGGAGAAGCGGAACCTGAATATGATTCTAATTTACCAACAGCTTCTTCAATATCAGCGATTTCGCTCCATGGACTTCCAATACTATTATTGAAACTAGATGCTCCAGTATATAATGATGAACCCATAGATTTCATTTTTCCACATGATCCAGACATTGCTCCTAAAGCAGCACTTATAGGAGCAACAATATCACCTAGTGGAACTGGTTCTTCTTTTGGTAAACATTCTCCAGTACTAATACCACCATGTTGTTCTTTACATTTTAATTGATATGCAGAACCAGTTGCAACTTGTTGTATAGCTGATACGGTGGCTTTCTTAACAGCATCTATACCACTAACAATTGCTTCTATGTCTTTACCCATCATAATTCATCACCTACCTTTATTTACCTAAAACTTCTTCAGGATGTTTTTCCATATAGATAATTTCAATTTCTGCATGAGGTTTAATTGAATAAAATAATTCTTGTGTGGATTCAATAACTAAACAGTCATCTTTCAACATACCGTGTTGTATTGCATCTAATACACCTTTAGCATAGTTATCAACGTCTCCTGTACGCTTCCAAGGTCTTAATAAACCTAACTCTGCAAGTACTTTATGCCTCATACTAAATGATGATGGTGTCTTTTCATACACTTTAATATTTACTTTGCATGGAGTATCTACGTAAGGTAAGTTATTTTCTTTAGCAAAATCTTCAAACCAGTCTCCATTTTCTTTTGCATGAGGTACATACATATTTACATATCCCATGCGTGTATTCGCTCTTGGACGAGCTGATGGTTTAACAATCTTCCACATTATAAATGTAAATTTCTTATATTTAATTTTCTTTATCTTTTTTGCTTCAGCATTGATTGAATCATTATATTTCTTACTATTAATTTTATTTCCGAGAATGTATGCAATACGACCTAATTGATCATTTGGTATCATTCCAAACTGTTGGTCATACATTATATCTTCTCTTCTCTTCTTCTTTTCAGCCAATTCTGATACACCTCCTTTTGTTTTAGTCTTGATGTTCTCAACTTGTAAATTATTTTATTAATTAATCCATAGACATAATAAATTAAATTCGAATATTGAAAGGAGTTAAATATTATGAACTGCATGGAATATTTTAACAAAACCAATTTAAACATTATCCCTCAAGAAGATTTCGAAAATCTTACTAGAGAAGTATTTCAAGTTATTGCTGAGAACTTAAGTCGTTCTCTTGGTCCTTTAGGATCTTCTGCAACTATTTTTAATGGTGCATTAATCGAAGCTACTAAAGACGGTTATTCTATTTTAAAGAATTATACCTTTAATAACCGCTATAAGAAGATGATATATAATCTCATTAAAGCACCTTGTACAAAGATGAACAATACAGTTGGTGATGGTACTACAACTGCAATCACATTAACGAATGCAATGTATAATCGTTATCAGCAGCAGCGTGGTTACTTTGATTCTTTGTATCGTCTCCCTCGTCATTTCACTAAGGCTTGGGAAGAAGTAATCGATGAAATTATTGAAAGAGTAAAAGGTATGAGTACTCCGATTGACCCAGAAGATTATGATACCATTTATAACATTGCATATGTTGTCTCTAATGGTAATAAAGAGATTTCTTCTGCAATTGCAGATACCTACAGAACCGCTAAGTCTCCTGCTATTAAAATGAAAGATTCTCCAAGCAATAAATCTTACATCAGTCCAGTGAATGGTTTTGAATTCCCTACTAATGCAATTGATAATTGTTACGTACGTAATCAAGATCTTACTGCAACAGAAACAGATGTAGCTACAATTATCTTTGACCATACCATTGAAACTGATACATTTAATAATTTGATCGTTCACTTAAATGAAGTCATGAGAGCAAAGAAAAAGAAACTTATCGTAATTGCTCCTGCATATGATAAGTATATGTGCGAAACAGTACTTCCTCAGTATGTGAATTATGAATATAACAAGTATCGTGAGCTTAACCTTGTTCTTACACAGTATAATACTGGTAAGTTAACACCATATCAGAGAGAAGACCTTGCTATTATTCTTCGTTCTAAAACAATTACACAGGAACTAGCAAAAGGAATGATTGAAGAAATTGAAAAGTCTAATGTTGATACAATGGTAGAAAAAATTGAAGAAAATCCTCAGTATATGTTCCATCGTTGTATTGGTACAGCTGATTCTGTTTTGATTTCTTGTAAAAATGGATGCATCTTTGATGTGAAGAATATTGAGGAAGATGAATATTATCAGCAAGCAATGGAACGTGCTCAGAAAGAACTTGAAGATGTTTTAGTTCATATTGATTATGAGAAACAGTCTTTTGCATCTAAAGTATATGAAGCTCGTTCTAGAATTCTCCAGCTTGAAATGAAGAATTTCATTTACTACGTAGGAGCTGATAGTGAACTTCAAAAGCAGATTCTTCAGGGTACTATCGAAGATGTTATCAAATGTTTAAGATCTGCAACAAAACACGGTGTCGTTCCTGGATGCCAGTTATCCATCATTAAAGCTTGTCGGGAAATTACATCTGAAATTAACAATAAAACTGAAAGTGAAGAAGAAATTCAGTACAATAAATTGAAAGTAGCAGTTTCTGAACTAATTGCTGTTAGTGTAATGGATGTCTATTCACGAGTACTTCATGGTCCTGATTACGTTGGTATTATTAAAACATTACCTCGTTGGGAATTCACAACTGAAGATGGAGTAAAAGCATTACAGGAAGAAGCTCGTAAGAAAGCTGAAAATATTATTAAAGAATCTATTGAACGTAATGAAGTATTTGATTTGGAAACACTTACATTCAATCCAAAAATCATTACTTCTGCAGAAACAGATACAATGGTAATTTCAGCTGCTTCTGAACTTATTAAGATCCTTATTTCTGGAAATCAGTGTGTATTTATTGATAGTGATGTAACAGAAAGTCACCAGGATTCAATGGAAGTATATGTATAAACAACATGGAGAGGGGTTTCAAACCCCTCTCCATGTTTTACATTGCTGTGAAAAATATCATAAATCTCATATCTTCATAGTTTGAACTTTTTACACCTATATCGATACGAAGTAAATTTGTATTTCCTGTAAATTCATGAATTCTTCCATCAAGACTAATAGTAAAACCATCTTCATCATTGAATAAATTAATATCTAAATCGTAACCATTTGTTCCACATAGGTTCTCAATTCTAATAATTGAATATTCAATATCTTGTATTGGTGGATTATTAGACATGATTTCTGGAGTAAAAATATCGTTTGTTTTGAAGATTATATCATACTCATGATCATATTCTAATATAGTTGTATCAACTTTGCAATTTTTAATTTCAGGAATATACAAAGCACCATGAATCTTATTTTCAAAATTCTTATTTTCTTCAACAACTTCATCTACTGAAGAAGGATTAATAATTTCTTCATTAACAGCTTCTTGATACTTTTCAGGAATCTGTTTAACTGAACATATCCCATGTTTAATCATTTTCACATATGAACGTATAAGAGTCTTATTCATTTAAACTTATCCCTCCTCGGTTATAATTAGATTATCATTAACTACATCAAATGAAGTTCCTTCCAAGTATTGATCAATTACAGTATCTGATGAATTCAAAATCAAATCGCCATTATCATCAATACTAAGATTTGGTTCAGAATGTTTAGTTTCATCATATTCAGCTACAAGATTCTTATCTTCAATATTAAATGAAATAGGAGCTTCTGAAGCTGAGATTACTGAATTATATGCATTCTCTGCAGCATTAAATATGATTTCTGAAGTTAATGCTGTAAATACATCGGATTGTCCTCCATGCATACGAACCCATTCTGTTGTAGCAATACGATCATCATTAGAATCTACTGGAGGAGTTGCAGCTCTTGGTTCACCTGTAAATTTATAAAGACCATTAGTTTTATCAGGCCAATGCATCGGTGCACGAGAAACATCTGTAGGATGTCGATGATCTGCTCTAGCATAATAACCATCATCTGTACCAACAAATGCTAATCCATCCATTAATGGGTCAAGATCGCTTGCTCTGGCATGACCAAACAAACTTACAGTTGCACGTCCAAATGTTGACCCTGAAGGAGAAGTATGAACTAATGGAGCTTTAGTTAAGAATAACTCATGACCCATGTTTGCAGATAAAGCTGCTTCTGAATCAGTACTTGATAAAGTATCAACTACATTCATCAAAGGTGTATCAGCAATAATCTGTAAAACAGTTTCAATATCCACCTTATTCTGATTTAAGATTCGACCCATGTTTGCAGATAGAGGTCTATCTATATCATAAGATATCAAATCATTCTTAACGACATTCTTCACAAATCTTGTAGTTGCAATCTTATTACTTGAGTCTTCAGGAAGTTGTGTAGTAGTTGTCGGAGACTCACGTAAGTTAATAGAAGCAACTAATTCATCACCTGTAATAGAATCTGGTAACAAGGTTGCATTGATTTTACCATTTTTTACTTCTACTTTGATATTCAGACTTTCCTCACCAATATAGGAAGTAATTAAAGATTTAATGTTAATTCTTTTTTCACTTCCATCAGGTAAAATAATAACTAATTCTTTATTATTCTCATCATAGTAGATAGTATTGAAAATCTCAATAATTGGAATTACTACGTCCATTTCAGATCCGTCTCTGAATGTAAATGTTAATTTACATGAAGTATTATTCCAAATTACATTGGTAATTAAACTACCACTATCTATGATGCCATTAATAATATTAATTTTTTCTAATATTGAATTTAATGCCTGTTGTGTTGCTTTTGATACAGGCTTATCAATATCTGAGGTATTATTAACATTATCAAGCCCAATTTCTTTCGCAGTAATATTGTGAGGATTTTTCTGATCCAATGTATGTGTAATAAATGTAGAATTAGAAACAGCTCCTATACTTTCAGGAGTTACTCTGTGAGGATTATTATAATCCGTCATATGATTCTTCAACGCTTCACTAATTCCACCAGTTCCAGAAGATCCCAATTGATTAATCAAATCAGTAATCTTTTTGTTTAATGAAGTAAATTCATCAGTAATAGATTTCTGACTCATTAAACCATTTTCATCTTCTCCAGTAGAATTATGAATTTCAGGTTTTCCTACAATATTATCCCATTTAAAGAATCCATTTGGAACTTCATCAGATTCAAAGTAATCATTTAAGAAATCAGAAAATGAAATCCATTTTGTGTCATAGTCTTCTCCAGTTGTTTTAACTATGATATCACCGAGTCTACCTCCAGCTGGAACACCAATACCTGGAGCTCCATCATAATAATCGACACCTTTAATAGGAGTATATCCAGGTGCACCTTTAATTGTGATTGGATCTGGAGGGTTTACTTCAGAAGATTTAGTCCATGCTAATAATCCATCTTCTGTAATAACAGGTCTCCATACCCATCCAGATGATGTTACACTTCCTGTATTTTCACCAGCAGCTGTACTACCAGTAAACAAACTAATGAATCTTCCTTGTACCCAAACACACATAGTCGTATCAGGATATCTGATTACCATATCACCGGGATTCATTGTCTGTAAACCAACTTCTTTCCAAACTAAACCTGGTTTCTTAATATAGATAATACATTCCTGACTTTCATTAGTTGCATAATCAGTAACTGGTTTCAATGCAAAATAAGTCAGTGATTGATCAGTTACTTCTGGTAGAGAATCCGCATATGCTAAAATATAATTTGGATTCCAGTTAGTAGATTCATATTCTACCAGTTTAGCAATATCAGTTCTATCATCATATTCAATATTTCTGTAATTGAAAAATGATTCTCTGATACTTTCGAACATCATGTCAACTTCTTCTCTTGTATATGCATTGACCTGATGTGCTGTTACATTATGTGGATTATTAGCATTAGCAAGATGAGAATTAAATTTTTCTTGATCTGCTTTATTATTCCACGCTTTACGTTCAGATTCAGTGATATGAATTTCTTCGTTTTCTGAATGATCTCTGAATGATTCTTTTGGAGTCATTTCATTCCAACGTTCACGTTCTGACTCAAGAATATGTCGTTCTTTGTCCCAATTATGTTCATTAAATGAAGAAGCATTAGCTTTGAGGTCTAGTGCCTGGCCAACTGCTTTCTCAGAAGGGACTTTTGTATGAGATCTAGAACTTTGTTCATCACCTATTGATCTGACGATTTCTGTTTCTCCAATTTGACCCTTGATATTAGTCCAAGTCATTAATTTTCCAGGAACACCACCTTGGATGGCATCCTGTTTATCTGCGATTAGACGATATATACTTTCAAGTTCTGCATCTAAAGTTGTAGAACCCTCATCCATAGTTCTGTAAATCGCTTCATAGACTGTTATTGGATATATAATATCATAGTCAAGATTGGGAATTACGGTTGGATTGTTTGGATCAATCCAAGTACGCATGTAGTTAATTTTCTTTTCCCGCAATTGGCTCATAACAACTAATCACTCCTTTACCTAAGAATAACTTTAAGTTTATTAGGAGGTTCTGTCATGGACGTTTCAGTAGGTGATAAAGTCCAAATCGTGGATGGCGGAATAGATGTCACTAATGGTGGTAAAGCCAGAGCAGGTAGACTCTATGGTCAAGGCGGTCCACTTTGGGCTACAGTAGAAAAAATAGTTGATGGATGGAACACCGGTGGTAGATGGGGTTTACCTAACTCCGTTACAAAGGTAAGATGTTCGAATAATGGAGTTGTTGTATGGCAAGTTCAACCTCAGCATATATACAAACAGGTTGTACAAACATCAGAACCAACTCCCGTACCTGATCCTCCCCCACCACCTCCTGTTCCTAAACCAGCAATAGCAACTTATGAAGATATTGCTAGAGAAAAAGTAAATATAGACATCGGTGTATCAAATGACCCATTTGCTACTCAGAAAAATTCTGGTGAATGGTATACTGGTGAAGATAGTAATATTGGATCAGGTGTAAAAGTTGAAAATTTAACAAATCCAAATACTCAGTTTAATAGTGATTCTTTCTTCGATGGAGATGCTAGTTTTTATACTCCATCCTATAAAAAAATTAATGTTACACCAAAAGGTAGAGAACGAACTCTTCCTAAATCAGTAAAAGAACTTGGATCAATATATGAGGCTAGATATAAAACTTCTTGGCAAAATGAAGGTAGACGAGAAGAATTATTAAATATGGATACTGGAATTATTCAGAATGCTTATAATTTCCCTCATAAGGTTAGTGATGGTAATGTAAGATCTCGTTTATCTGCAAAATATAACTACCAATTCATTCCAGATGATCCTAATTTAAAAAAGGTATCTGATAAAAGTCTAGCTTCAAGATTAACTGAACTCAGAGCATCATTAGGTATACCAGTACATGGAAACAATGATATTGCAAGGTCAGTAAAATTCTATATGTATAATCGTTTTAAAGTACCTGATACAAATCTTGCTCACAATAAAACATTTACTCATATCTTTTTTACGAGACCGGATCTAAATCTATTAGAAAATGGAAATAAAGCAAACTCTCAAACAATGAATCATACTGATACTGCTTTATTATGGAGAAGAAATCCAGAGTTATTTAAATTATTAACTGACTATACGAGATGTAATGATGGTAATAATTTTAATATGTTATTATCAAATCAAGTGGCATCTTTTACATTAACAGATGAAACATTAGCAACTGTCAGAGCAGGAAGATCATGGAGTGAACATGAAATGCATTATGCAGAGCAATATACCGGTCGTACTGCTGGTACATTTACTTGTGCATTTAATGAAACATCTGAATTTTCAATAATTAATTTAATTAAACTTTGGATGACTTATATTGATAACGTTTCAAGAGGTGCATGGAGTCCAAAATATGAGCAAAATGTAAATTGTCATGTTCATAGAAGAGCTTTGGATTATGGAGCATCTTGCTATGTATTCAAATGTGGTCCAGATGGAGAAGATGTATTATATTGGACAAAATATTTTGGCATTTATCCTATTAATTCTGGTGCTAGTGCATTAAGTTGGGATTCAGGAACTCCAGTAGGTGATACACCTAAATTGAATATTGAATTTGCATATTCATATAAAAAAGATATGTCTCCTATTTCATTGCTTGAATTTAATCATGTTGCAAATGTTCAAGGTGAAATGAACTGGGTACCTGCATTTGATGTAAATCTTGCTCATTGCTCACGTCCATATGTTGGAGCACCTTATATCGAAATGGATCTAGGCCCTACGAATCTACAGGTAGATGATGTCAATCGTTCTACAAAACGTACACAGATTCGATTGAAATTCCGTAAAGATACAAGTAGTAGAAGAACTGATTCAATCTTATTTAATGCATAAAAATAATAAAGAGAGGAGTGGAATTAAACGTGCTTGAAAAAGTAGGAAATAAAGATATAATTGTCCGTAATTATACGGACAATTTTAACATCAAAGAATATATTCAAGAAGTTTTAATACCTAAAGCTTTTCCAGATATTCCTATGAATAAATTAAATCTAGGATTCACTGGAGTAGTTTCTGAGTATATATCACAAGGTATTGAAGATGCTCATGGTACTGCTTCATTAATGATGAATGAATCATTTATTACGAAAGCAGTATTACCAAGCTCTATTTATGGTCATGCGTCATTATTCGATCTTGGGTATATATTTGCAACACCATCCAAATGCAGTTTTGCAATTCAATTAAATCTCACAGATGTAATTAAAAATTCATCTGCTGTACAGAATACAAATACGATGCGTTATATCCTAGATAAAGATACAAAAATTATTCTTGGAGATAATACGTATAAACTTGATTATGATATTTTTATTGATCATAGTATGGTAAATAATAAACGTGTATTCAACATCTATTATGATATGACTGAAACTAACTCTGTATCAAGAGTTACTAATAAATATATCAAACATCAGGTGAGTACAATTGATTGGCTTGTATTATTCATTGATCTTTTAGAATTTGAACGTAAGACCGACGAAGAATCCATCACTGATAATTTGTTAACCACCAATAGTGAAATATTTATTAGATGGACTAGACAGTTAGCTGGTCTTGATCTTGTATATATTTCTCCAACAGGTCAGCGTATTCCGATGAAACTAAAAACTCAATATACAAAAGCTGATGTTGAACCATTTGCTTGGTATCGAATGGTGGATGATAATACCATCGCTCTATCATTCAGTAATAATGATGGTTATTGGTCACCTGATTTCAATTCCAAAGTTGAATATACTGTGTATATGTGTAGTGGAGCTTCTTCCAATTTTACATCATATGATAGTAGATCTGGATTACCAGTAAAGAAAACTGGAGAAAGATATCCATACAATACTGATACTACAATGGTTGCAATTTGTTATAGTGGATCAACAGGTGGTATTGACAGAGGTACTATCGAAGATGTTCGTGATGAAAGTATTTTAGCTCATAATACTGTGAATGTGTTAACTACAGATACTGATCTAGATATATGGTTTAATAGATATGCAAAACGTTATGGAACTAAAGCTAAATTCTTTAAACGTAGAGATGATCCTTCAGGAACTTTATTTGCACAATTTATTGCAATAATGAATAATACTTATATCTATCCTACTAATACACTGAATATTCGTGTAAATCAGGATCAATTTGATTATGTTAATTCAGATGCAAGTGGAATGAATTCTGAATTTATTATCAAACCTGGTCATTTATGGGAATATGACGATACAGAAGAAGATGGAATTGTACGTAATAGATTGAGAATGGTTGAAGGTACTAATGGAATGGCTATGATTACAGACGAAGCTATTCCTAGTATTAATACAAACAGACCATTTATGTTTGTAAACCCATTTTTCATTAAAATTCATCGATACCCAACAACTTCAATGAGTTACAATTATTTGATTAACCATACATCATGGCCTGAAGACGAGCCTATCAATACACAATCATTCTATCAATTCCAAATGGCTCAGTTTACTATTGAAAGAACTTTATCGGCTAAACATAATAACATGTATCATATTGAAGTAATATGTGTGCCTGTTGTTACTACTGATAAAACTATGAAATATGTAGAAGGCATTGGTGAAGAATTCCCAATCAATCAGAATAAACTGCGTGTAGTCCTAATTACTAAAACTGCAGCTGACGGTGAAACCGGATATATCGAGATGGTACCAACTGAACTGAGAAATGGAGGAGCAATATTGTTCGAAACTGATATTGCTGTTTATGATAATATCAATTCAGATATGATGCTTGAAGTTGATATGGAAAGAACTCCAAACATTCATTCACTAATAACAAATGGATCTCGAGAAGGAAAGGTATTTATTGATTCTGCAGAAAGTAGTTTTCATTTTGCTGTGATGATGAAAGATACTTCTATAACAAATACTTCTCGTCTGTTTAATGATCCATCATATGATGGGTATACAATGACAAATCGATTCAGAAATGCCCATAGAGATCTCACATTATATAAACCTATGAATATGATGAGATCTATGATTGAATTTTCTGGTGAGAATAATAATTACACAATAGACGTATCAATGCTTCCATTTTTAAGATACGATATTCCATTAGATGATGAAAAGATGACTTATTTCATTCAGGCGTTTGAAGCTCAATATAAAGCCATGGAACCAGTTACAAGTAAATTAGATGGCAACTCATTTATTGACTTTAAATTATACAATACATATGGTAGATCAAATAACTACTATATTGGTCCTAAAGATGGAGAAGTTCATCTTAAGAATTCTGATATTCTATTGGACAATGTATATGTAAAAGTGAGATTGGTTATATCAGTATATGATAGAAGTATCTATACTCAAACAGTAAATGAAGTTATTAATCAGATAACTGAAACTTTCAATAACTTAAATACTTCAAGTTTGGATTTACATGCTTCTGATATTATTTCTGATATTATCAAGAATAATCCTAATGTACGATATTTGAGATTCTTAGGTTTCAATGACTATGATGCTAATAAACAATCTATTTTTGTGAAATATAGTGATATTTCTGAATTGAATGAAAATCAGTTACAAACAAACGTACCAGAAATTATCAGAGTTGATGAATCAAGTATTAGTATATCAGAGGAAACCTAATGCAACCAAGTTAGTAACTTTAAAAAGAAATATAAATGAAAGAGGTGTAATTTATGGAACATAATTCTCTAACTTCATTCTATGATGCACTTAAAGATGATCTTGCTAAACCAGATATGGTATCTAAACCTATGAATGTTACAAGAGCTCCTGGAGGACTTGATCAGTCACCTGGTGAATTAGCATATCGCCATAAAGCTGCAAAGTGTAGAGATAACTTAAAAGACAAATGCTGCAAACACATTCTATTGGATATCTATTGTAAGATTATTCCTTTAGATAAAGATTATGTAGATGGACATCAGGGTCAGATGACTTCTGATATTGATGCAATGCTTGATAAGAAGGGTATGAATGCTACTCAATACTTGATGAGCTGTTCTGAAGCTACTAAAGCTCCTCTACTTGAGTTTATTCTTCGTTCAGCTGATAATATTGGTAAAACATATATGGAAGAGGCTGAAGAAGAATTAAAACAAGCACAAGAAAATGATATTCCTGTAGCTGAACCTAAAGAAGCAGAAACAACAGATGAAGAAGTTTCAGGTCAGCTTGTAGATATTAAAAATGATATGGAATATGAAACATTTATTGATGTATTAAAGAAAAAGACTATCGACAAAATTGTTGCTGATGTTTCTGAAATCATCAATAATAAAAAAGAAGAGCAGGATATGACATTCAATACTGAACCACCCGTAGATCAAGAAGTTGCTCAGGAATCCGCTGTTGCAGTTGGTATGAATTATCTCAATAAACATCTGATGAAAGAGAATAAAACTTTAACTCATAAACAGCAGGAAGAAATGATTGGTTTAGCTATTAGAGAAGCTACTCTTCATCAGTTCGATGTTGTATTTAATCAGAAAGCTGGGGAATTCAAAGAATTCGTTTCTATGATTAGATATAACAAAGGTGTATTGATCAATGAATCTGTAATTTCTAAGTTTTAATATAAAATAAAAGAGGAGGGAAATTTCCCTCCTCTTTTATTTTATTCTTTCATTGAATCCAGCAGATCACGTAATGTCAACATATCACACTGTCCATCCATATAAGGATTAAACATCAGAACACCTGCTCGTGAGTTAATATATTCCTGACATTGTGGATCGTCAATCAGACCAAGTTCATCCATGCAAATCCCAAGTACGGATGATTCATAAACAAGCTCATCACCACCACGTTTCTTGATGATTTCTTTCATAACATCATCGTTAATAACACTCTCAACAACATTGAGTTTATGTTTCAAAATCAACTTACAAAGTTCCTTCCTAGTAATCATTTCAAATTACCTCCAATGAAATATATTTAGAATAATTTCTTATTCTAATAGAATAATATATCTGTATATCAGTTTAATATACTTTATAAACTATTCTGTTAAAATGTTTAAATAACGAAAGGATGTGAATCATATGGGAAGTTTAACAAGTATCTTAGCTCAAGAGTTAGCTGATCTAGACGGTATCCAATCTCAACATCCTGAGAAAGGATCAGGGATTAACTCCGGTACTGTTTATATTGATCAATATACAAATAGAATATTTGGAGCACCATTTCAATTGATAGATTCTGTAGATAGAAGATTCGAAGATGTAAACATTCATGTTGGTAATGAATATTTACGTAACTTTATTTTGAACAGCCCTATTCTTCATATTAAGCCAGGTATGCCAAAATATACTGGTGGTACAGATAGTGAAAGTTTAGCTAACAGTATTAGAGATATCTATGTTGGAACTCAACAAGGAATGGGATTTGTTGAATCATTGTTAACTGAGCTTGCAAGTGGTACAGTATTTTCAAAAGGTTCCAAATTACAAAAAAGAATGTTTGGGTTTAGAGAAACTTATCACAGTTATATGTCACATGTAAACTATATGTGTAGATCAATGGCAACTTTTTTAAACCTCACAACAAATGTCAATGGATATAGTACTTATACCTATGCAAATGGTAATAATGGATATGCCACATTACAAAAGTTTGAAACTATGAAATGGGAAAATTACCGAATGTTAGCTGGACGAGCAACACCAAGTCCTATTGATAATTTGAATGCTATTGGTAGTTCTACATTAATAGGTGCTTCTGTAAAAACAGCTGCAAATTCTATTAAAGAAAGTTTAAATGCTATTGGGAATTCCGCATCAGCTGCCGCTAGTGCAGTTGCAGGTACATTTTCTGGTAGAGGTGGATCTGAAGATCTCTTAGGTGTAATACAAGGAAATGCATCTACAGCTGTTTCAAATATTGGTGAAAATGCTTCAAGTAACTTCTCAACAGCTTCAGATACTGCTGTAATTGATATATTATCTGATAAAATTTGTTCTGTATTATTTATGGTAGAACCTGTACAATTTGAAGAAAGTTTAACTAACTCTGCAGAACCATCTGTTATTGAATCAACAATTGATGCGATTAATAGTTCTATTGGTCAAGAAATTGCTTTTATTACAGGATCCAATGTTGATCTTGGTTTGGTAGAAGGAATGACAGATTTTCTTGGAGATACAGTTTCTACAGCTGCTAACTTTATAAATGGTTTAGTAGAACCTATTGCTGGTGGTTTTACATCAAATCTGTTCCATGGAGCTCTTCAATCTGTAAAAGGTCAAAAGATGATATATCCAAAAATTTATAAATCATCTAATAGTGAAATGAATTACACTTTTACAGTAAATTTATCTACTCCATATGGAGATGTGTATAATTATTATATGAACATCATAGTTCCATTAATGCATCTAATTGCATTAGCATCTCCTAGAATGGTTACAGCAAATAGTATAACTTCACCATTCTTAGTACAAGCATTCATTCCTGGTATGTGTACTTGTCAGTTAGGTATTATATCAAGTATGCAGATAGTTAAAAATCCATCTGCTAAACATGTATCTGTTAATGGTTTTCCTTTAGATGTAAAAGTTACTTTTACAATTCAAGAGTTGTATAATTCGATGTCCATATCTCCTGCTAATGATCCAGCTTCATTTTTATTTAATGAAACATTAAATGATTATATGGCTAATTTAGGAGGTTTACAACCATCTGTAGATACTTATACTAGACAAAGAATTGCTATGTTTAAAGGTTTACAACAATACTTTGAACAGGGTGAATATTTACAGGATGTTGCGAATGATGCTCTTATGGGAATCGAAAATATGGCAAATCCTTACGTTGCAAATGGTTCATAAAAAATAAAAGTGGGAGTCAAGTGACTCCCACTTTTATTATGATTTAATTTTATCTTTCACGGATTCATATTCTTCCATACTTAACCACGTTATGAATGGATATACTTTTGGTAACATCATTTCTTTACCGCATTTATTGCATCGATGTAATTTCATTGGTTGTGATCTATTAACTAATGGAACAATTATAGGTTTATCATTAACAAGTACTTGTTCTCCATCATTACAGAATTCACATTTATATCGAACAACTACCGGTTTCATTTCTGATAATTCTTCATGTTCATTAAACTGACAAGAACTCATAATTATCCTCCAATCTCCAAGCCTGATCTTTAAATAGATCGTTATGATGCTCGATACACTGTTGAAGTAGAGGTGCTGCAACTTCTTTCATCTGAGGATGAGCAGGTTTATCAACTCTCATATTGAAGAAATGTTTCATTTCATACATACGAGCAGTCATCCAAACTTCTGTTTTCAAAGAATTATTCAGAACAGTTCTTGCTTGTTGAGGTGTTGCTCCATAACCAATTAGTTTATTATAATGATATTCAGAAGATTCACTTGCTGCTTTCCATTCATCAAACACTAAAGAATTACTTTGTTCACCCATACCAGTATCAAAGAATTTCGGAAGAATAACGTTGATCTCACTATTATATTTATCACTTCCATAATTACAGTATCTAGTAGATTCTTGTGCCCATGAAGCAGGTCTATGACGCACCAGTTCGTGCGATACCCCACGATCTACAATAAACTTCACAGATACGCTATCATGAATCAATCTCACATGATCACTCATATAAGACATCTCTTCTCTACCGACAAAATCAATTCTTGGATCATATGCCCATTGTTCATCTTTTTCAGGAACCATCATAAGTTCAGGATATCGAGAATTCAAGAAAGTACAAATATGAGCAAGTCCACTTGCAGGGTTATGTCTATAGTATTTAGTTTCCCACAAGTAATTGAAAGCAGTAGCAGATCCAGATACAAAGTATTCAATTTCACCATCTACTTCTTCATAGCTCATTCTGATATAATTCATTTTTTCAATAAGATCATATTGAGAAGAATCCAGTTTATCCATACTCTTCATATCATTGAAGATCCATCCAGGTACTCTAAATACAAATACATAGTGTTCTAGCATTGCCCAATGCTTACGTTTCTTGAGTCCTTCAATGAACTTAACACATGATTCATTTGTAATTTTATCTTCGCTCTTGTAACATGTGCGACCAATTTTCTCCAAGAACTTTAATACACCCATTCTGTCAGTAGGTTCAGGAATGTTAGTCATCAACTCTACACTCTGATTAATCATTTTCATTGTAATTACATCTCCTTTTCTTCTTAACGTTTTTCAAATGTGATTCCATTAATTATTCCATCTTTAATTTCACAAATAATCCCATAATCTTTCAATTTATCATATACAAATTGAATATCTTTACTTCTTAATGATGAAATATTGAATTTCTTTTTGTATACTAAAATTAAATAGATTAAATCTTGAATAGTACCTGTTCTCATATTACTTTCATTAAATACTTTTGATATAATTCTACGAATTTTAACATTATGAAATCCAATATCTTCAATTTTTAATTTCATAATGTTTGGAGTAACTTTAATAACTTCTCTATCAATCAAAAGATTGATAAAGAATATCATAAATTCTTCATAATTAGCATTTTCGACAGATAATGTATATGAATCATCTATGAAACCTATACCTCCATACAATTCATGAATTCTATCTAATTCTCTAATGAAAGGTTTACTTGTACTTCCATTTGGAATAAATCGTGCACCACATGTTTCATTAATGTCATCTATAGCATAATATATAAATTCATCTGTTTGAGCTATATTTAAGTAAGACATGATATGATTTTTAGAATTACTCATATATGCATGAACATAAGGAATTCCATTTTTCATTATCATTTCAACAGATGAACTATATTTCATGACTTCATTTATCAACTCACCAATTGTTATTTTCATATTATTGATCTCCTTTATTCATCGCTTGATAATATTTAGAAGAGATCAAAATAATTCTTTAACTTTCTCCCAAATTAGATATGAAATTTCATCAATTGATCTGTTACCATCAATGATACAAATGTTATGATCATATTGATTCTGAAGAATATTGATTGATTCCATATAACTCAATTTAATTTTCTCCAATTTATCTTTAGTCTCATAGATACTCAGTTCATCTCTATTTCGCTGTAACCTCTCTAAGCATACCTCTACTGGTAGATCAATAAAGATAGTTAAATCTGGAGATAATAATTGAATATTTAACATATTACGGTTGATGATATCATTCATTTGTTTACTATATTCTTTAGTTCCCCAGTGCATATAGGTATCATAAGCTAAGGAAGAAAGATAATATCTATCACATAATACGTTAGTTCCTTCTTCAATATATTTTAGCATTCCATCTTCTTTATTACTAAAATGATCAAGTCGATCAGCTGCATATAAATAATTCAGCACATGTTCATCACATTGTCTCTTACCACTTAAATATTCACTTCGTAGTAATTTTCCAATTGGTCCATCAGAAGCTTCTCTAGTTACATAAATATTTACTCCATTTTCTTTCATTTTTTCATGAAGTAATTTTACCTGTGTACTTTTACCAGCACCATCCATTCCTTCGATTACAATAAATTTTCCTAGTTTCATAGTATCATCCTTTCTTTAAATAAATCTTTTTATAATAAATATAATTATTGTAGCTAATATCATTCCATAAAGAAATAGGAATAATCTCATCCATCTTCTAGAAGTTCTATCTTCAGCATCCATTTTCTCACGTTCTTCAGGTGTTGCATAATAACGATAATAATATCTTCTAGCACTTTTAGCAATACTACTATCTTCATGCATCATATCATTAATAACTTCTTCAATTGGTATTAAATTTTCAATTAAATCTCTTGAGTGTATATTTTCATCCATATTCATATTCTCCTTATTTTTAACGATTTTGAATATATGTTATATTGCAACCGCCTTTATAAATAGAATTCGAAATACTTTGAATATAAAATAATTTTTCACGGAGGTGGCTTATATGTCTAGAACAATTCTCCCTAGTGGAGAGGAATTAAAAGTCGTTCCTGAAGAGATACTAAGATATTTAGATCCAGACGGTTTACGACAACTATTACGACAAGAACGTTTAAGATGGCATTTAAAGGTCAATAAAGATGTAGACTATATTGATCCTACTCGTTTATTCAAATATGCAGCAGAAGTTCATAATGAAGGTTTTTATCAAAGAATGGAAATTCATACATTCGCCGATAATGGAGCATCTGCTGGATATGCTGGTATCAATGTAGATAGTGGTGTATATGGATTTCTTCATAATGTTGAAAAATGGGACAAATCTATTAGTGAAGAATCTAAAAAGAATATTGTAAATAGAGTGACTTTAGGTGCACTTGCTAAAATTAAAGGAAAATCTGGTTATGGATTAGATGAAAATGAAGATATGAGCGATTCTACAGAAAATAGAATGGCTATGATGCTTTTTGATCCATTCGATGGTAGAGTATATCTTTTATCCAATGATGAACCTACGTATGTGAACAATGAAACTAGATCTAATAAAATTCCAGAAAGATCTGTAGCACGTATTTGCGATATTCCAACAAGAATCACACATCTCGTAAATGATTTAAATTTTATTTCAGATCCAGATTACAAACATACTGACAATAATTTCTCTCATTCTAACCGTTTCATTGTGGATAACTTAGATGATAGAACTTTTGTTTATCCTGAAATATCTAAAGATAAAGAAGGAAAATATATTGAAAATCAATTTACAGGTTTAAATGGTCTTCCTTCATATGGAGAATCAGATGGTGGTAAAAAACAAAATACACAAACTGATGCAGGAAGTACACGTCAAGGAGAAGCTGTTAATTCTTATAATCAGAATGTAAACTTTTCCAGTGTATACCATTCTGAAGGATTTGTACCTGGAGTATTCCGTTCATTAGAAGAATTAGAAAAGGTGGATCTTGTAGGTCAAAAACAAACTACTAGAACAAACTCACAAACTCCAGGAGCTAGAAGACCTAATAATTACTATATCATGGATGGTAGATGGTCACCTAACTGGTTTGATAGAATAACTTATAAAGATTCTTATTTGGCAATGGCATTGAATCCCAATAATATGGAAGTTGCAATTGAAGGATACGAACCAGTTCCTTATATGGATTTATCTCAAACAGATGAATTTGATAGGTCTCAATTATATCAATGGAGATATAATAGAATTGATATTGTATATCCATCTTCAGAAATAGAGATTTATCTTGTATCTTCAGGTCAAGGATATCAAGTAGGTGATATATTAAGATGGACGTTTGGTGACGATTCATTTGAATATGAAGTTACTAATGTAGGATCAAATGGTCAAATTCAATCTGGTCATTATATTTCTAAAAATGATAATGTATATGATCAAGATCCTTCTACAAATGGAATTGGTGTTGAATTTATTAATACTTCAAGTACTGGATATGGTGCTAAATTGGCTATAAAATCTAAAGGCATTGTTACAAACTGTGCAACACAATTAAAGAATAATTTGTATGCATATGTAGATGTAGTTCCTACTATTGCATCTGATAATAGTACTAGATGGTCCGATAATAAATTAACTGATTCTCAGGGTGGAAAAATTGGGATTAGATCAACAGCTGCTGGACCTGCATACTCTGGAGTTAACTCTGGTAGAGGTGGCCCAAGTCCATCTGAAAATACTTCAGGTACTTCTTTATATGAACATGGTGGAAATGCAACTGCAGGTGCTCATGTACACCTGTTTAGATATGTAATCAATACTGAAAATCCTACATGGGTAATTCAGGATGGAGTACAAGTGTTTACAGGCAAATGGGTTGATCAAGGTCCTATGGGTGTTGAACGACCTGGAGATATCAAGGCATTATTATTCTCAAATGGAGATACAAATAATTTCAATAACTATTATAAATTCATGATGGATTTATTGATGGATGGAATGAATAGAAATCCAGATGCTGTGAGTACAAATAATCCAAATGCAGTTTGTACCCCATATCTTCATATCGATCAAGTTGACCCTACTCCAGATAGGAGATTTACTGATATAAGGATTGATCCAGATACTTCAGAAGTTATTGAAGTAGATATCACTTGGAGGGTATTATATATCAATGCAGCTACAGGTGTAATGTTTGTATATAATACTTCATATAAAAACGATCCTTCATTTGGTTATGGATTTAGAGCTCCTGGATGGGTTGCTATTTCTGGTGTAACTAGTCGTTAACATTACAAAAAAGAAAGGCGGTCGTTGATGACCGCCTTTCTTTTAATTCTTTTTGGATCTGTGTTTGTTGATAACTTTTAATGCTTCATCTGTAAGAATGATAGATCCTACACTAATGATAGTCACAGTGATTGTTGATACAACTAATTTACCAATTCCTCTAATAATTACATTCATCTTTTAGTCCTCCTTACTATTTTTATCATAACATTCAGTAATTACTGAATTAATGAATTCTGTAGCTCCATAATAAAATGGATCTTCAATCACATATTTTTTTACATTTGGAATACCCATCAGAGCTTGAGTATCTACTTCAAAATAGTCACGAATTCTTTCATGAGCCCTGAGATCCTTTTCAAGTCCAGATTTTTCATATCTCTCCAATGATCTTTCAATCCATACTTCTTTCAACTTAAGTGATGGAAATGCAATTACGAAGTCAACTCCTTCTTTGATAAGATAATTAATTACCTCTGGATGTGTTGACATAAAGATTGCATCTTTATTACGTGGAGTATCTAATTCAATCGCCATTTTACAGTAATTTTCTTCCCATCCTGTGTTATCTCTTCCAGGAATTTTAAAATATGAACTCTCTAAGTCTACTGTAATCATGGATTGACTTTTAGCCCAGGAGCTTTTTCCAATACATGGATAACCACAAATAATCATAATTCTATTCCTCCCTATATCTTTTGATAGTTTTATAATTATATTCCGGCATTTCTAAATCCTCCGGAATTTTAAAGTTTTCGTTATTATCATTCCATAATGTTATCAAATATTCCCAATTTGTCATATTATGTTTGATATGTTTTTCTTTAAATGATCAACCAATGCTTGTAGTTCATCTTTTGTTAATACCTCTGAATGTCTAGAGTGATCAAAGTATCGATTTTCTTCAAATAGCAAACATGCACTGTTACGCCATTTTATTCTGTCTATATCGTTACGAAATACATGAAAATGTTTCTCACCCATATTTTCATCAGCACCTACAGCAACGATTACTTTATGACGTTTATCAACTTTAATCTCACCTGGAAGCCTACCAGCCATTTCATATAGACTTCTGAAATGTCCTTCATAAGTGATAAAATTTTCTGTAAGAAATATTTCAGCTTGATTTTCATCATCAAAAAGTTTTAATACATAATGAACTGGATAGTTTCCACGTTCATCTGGAATATTTAAACGTATACCTTCCACATGTGCATATTTACCTCGATATTCTCCTTTAGAGATACTAACTAAATCACCAGGTTTATATTTTAGCTGTTCTCTCATAAATCATTATCTCCTTTCTCTTATTCTTCTTCAATTTCAATATCAGTATCATTTAGAGAACGATCTCCTGTTTCATAATTCATTTCTTCCATGGTCATATCCCTCCTTTAAATTTATTAAATATCAATATTTTCATATTGATCTATAATAAGAATATATAAATCATGACTTTGTATATACTACAAAAATATAGGTGGAGGGATAATCCCTCCACCTATTAATCTATTCAGTTTGCATATTGTCTTGTTTATCTTCTAATGGAGCATTTAGAATATCACCTTTCTTGATCATATTTTGAATATATAGATCAAATGTAGGTCCTAATTCTTCCTGTAATTTAATTGCACCATTCTCATCTGTTCCTCGATATACTTTTTTATCTTTATTATTGAATACACGGAAATCATTTGGTGTTGCAGCAAAGATCATCATCTCTTGTAATTTAGAATTCTTTGAGTTCAGCTTACGTAATTCTGCAACTGGGAAGAAAGTTAAATCTCCAGATAATACACAAAGCATCGGATTTGCCAATCGATAAAAATATCTCATCTCATGAGGAACGAATGGATATGAAACATTAAAAGCATCTTTATCGAATATAGAACCAAATGTATTTTTAGAATTATATTCTTTACACCATTCAATGAATGCAATATAAAGTTGCTTTCTTCTAACACCATTCTTATTTGATTCAGCTTTATCCGTTTGCTTTGGAAGAGATTCCTTTTTAGGTTCCTCTTCAGGTTTATCTTCAATTGATGGAGGTTCTGGAACTTCTTCTTTAGATTCTTCTATATTTTCATTTAATAAATCAAATTCATCAATAGAGGCAGATTCGTAAATATGATGTTTGTTATAAACAATATTGACTACGTTAAGTATATTCAAATCTTGATCAATGAGGTTATATAAACTGATTAAAGAATTTTCAATCCAGTCAAGAGCTCTATTGATACGTCTGATGTTATCATTAATTTGACTATGATTGTCATTATCAATATCTTTCAAATAAACTTTAGGTCGATTAATTGCAAACCTATACCAGTTACCTCCGAATGAAATTTTCTTTTTTAAACCAGAAAACTTTCGCAATATCACATCGATTTCAGAACGATATTTTTGAATATCTTTTTTAAGAACTGAAATATCATTGATATTGATAGGTTCTGGTACGAGTTCATCCTTCATAGATAATTTAAAATTTTCAATGTCATTATCAATATTGATATTTGTTGATACTGGATCCTTTAAAAGAATGGAGATTTTTTCTTCAACCAGACCAAGAAAGTTTTTTATTGAAACTTGACGTTCTTTATAACTGTTAAAAAGAATTCCAATATTTTCGTTTGATTCCATAAATAAATTGAGATTTTCAAATTCATTCATATTTTATCACTCCTCTCTTGATTATAATACCTTAGCTATTACCCAACTGAATATTTTATCAAATGTTTTCAATTCATCAACCCTGTCTTGAAGCATGATTTTAGGAAGCTGATTATTATAATCATCAATTTCATTATAATGATCTTTATAAATACTCTCGACTTTTTGTTTCAATTCTACATAACGTTGATTAAACTCAAATTTATCCTTCACATTCATTACATAGAATGCTCTTGGTAGAATTGTTATATCTTCTGGACGTAATCTTGAATAATCACGATGTAAATTCTTAGGATTGGATAAATTCAATAGATATCCAGTAATTGAACTACAAATGAATCTTTTATCAACTTTAGATGGTTTAGCTATAGCTAGTTTCAACAGGTTATCATACGCATATAATGTTTCATCCTTATGCGTAGTCAAATAATCAGCAAACTTTTGCATTTGCTCGACATCTTCTTTTTTCAAAAACATTACGCAAATATATATACTTTCAGTACTTAGCCAGAGTTTATTCTCTTGAATATTATCTATACAAAATCCATCATCATCGATAGAATACATTTTTGTGAATGAGTCATCTAAAGAAATCAACGCATGAGAATAGTTATCACCAAGAGTACTTAATTTAATATTTTTACTAAATTTCACATACTCCATGTCTTTTTCATCTTTTGGGGTTCCATCATTTCTGATTTTAGAATTGGTATATTTACAAGCAACACCAAATACTGGAACATATTCAATTTTATCGTTATTTTCTATATTTTCATTTAATAAATTAATAGATTCATCAATTAATGATGTTGGTAATGTATTAATATAGAATCTTTGCTGGGAGTGAGCATGGTCAATAAATTCTTGACACGTTGCATTTGTTTTAGGTTGATCTTTCATCAATGTAATAATAACAGGAGATCTATCATCTCGATTAGCTTTTTGATGTTTAGTGATTACATCATATAATAGATCCTGTAATCTTACATATCCATGAATACCACGATAATCATACCAGGAATGTTCAAACCAGTAATATCGATTGTTTTCTCTATATACTAAGAAAGTATGAGATGGACACTCTTGTCTATTATCAATTTCTAAATAGAAAATTCCAAACTGATAATTGTGTTTTTCAAACCATTCTCTTTCTAATTCGGTACAATCCCAACATACACCAATCTGTCGTCTTACTAGTTCTTCCGGAGTTTGTAAACGATAATATTTGTAGAAGTAATCTGTAGGATCATCGTCATCAGTACCATGAAATGATTGATCTTCATACGAATACCATCCATACGAAATACAATTCATCCATCTAAGTAATTCTTCTGGAGTTCTATTTAGTAGTACTGAATTCAGATTAGCTGCCACAAATGAATCATATTTTTTAGCACTTAAAAAATTTTCCATCCACGCAAATGATTCATCTATACTTCCAATGCCATTTTCATTTATTTCTAAACCAACATTTTCCTCAAATAAATCAACACCCAAAGAATCATTGATAGTAGATTCAATAAATTCAAAATTCTCATGAATCTTTTTATCAGCATTCATAGTAGAATCTTCATATAAGCCTAATTCTTTATAATGTCTTTCCAAGTGTTCTTTTACTTTACCAGAGAAAATTCCCTGTTGTTTAGCACGAGTATATGCAGCCTTCAATCCTGGAATAGATACTACTAATTCCCATCCATCTTTATCATTTCCACGTAATACGTGATGAGGATATTTACATCCACTACGATTAAATGAAGTAATACCATATGGATTATTTACAATTTTATTATTCTCAACTACAAGATACGCTTCCTGTAAATAATCTTCTAATCCAGTAACTTTCTTCTTTTTAATCATATCATCTAATTCTTTACTATCTTCTGGCATCTTTCCGTCATAATGTGATGCATTAATAAGTTTACTATATAATGATGCTCCTGGATCTTTCCATTTACCATCTTTTACAGCAGCATCTAAAGAATTATTAATTTTTATATCTCGATATTTTTCCATAAATGATATACATCCTTTCTTTTAAATATTCTTTAAAACTAAATTATTTAGCGGTGACTCTTATTATATTAATAATATATAATTCCATATTACAAATAATTAATCCTTGGATGAAACGAATTAATGTTCTTCATTCCTTCTTTTCGTTAATATTGTTTTATCTTCTGGATGTCTTCGTTTGCCTTACTTTTCGTTATACTGGTCATGTAAAAATCCTAATCTTTCTTCTGGAATAATAAGAGTGGGTGCGGAAGCCCACTCTTATTATTCATTTATTTCAACGACATAATAACAATTATGGATATGAAAAATGAGGTGAATAAATATGATTATAACGAAAGAGAGAACTAGATTACTTTTTACTGAATACACCCCTTTAGAACATAGAAAATTAGAAGATCTTGTTGCTAGTTTAGATAATGTATTTATGTATTATGACGCTGATTATAATGTAATCGGAATGCCTACTGGTATGGAACAGACAATACGTAAGTTATTTAAAGATGCAAAATGGATTGATAAATCTAAAGAACATTGGGATTATGCACGTATTCAACCTGTACAACATAATGCACAACCACGAAATCAGTTACAGATTGATTTTATTAATTTCGTATTAGAAAACTCCAGTAAGAAACAGAAACTTGCAGGGATTTTATCACCTGGAACCGGCAAAGAACAACCAATTTCCACATTAATACCATCACCACGTGGGGGGATATTAATGGGAAATATTAAAGTTGGAGATGTAATTTTTGGGCATGACGGTAGCCAGATTTCTGTTACGGCTGTATACCCACAAGGTGAGAAAGATATTTATAAAATTACATTTGATGATGGAAGAACTGCATTGTGCGGTCTTAAACATTTATGGTCAGTTGATACAATAAATGAATTGGTCTTCAATAATTTAGTAACTCTAACATTGGAAGAATTAATGTTGAATTTGCAATCTTCCAATATAGAATATTTTGTTCCTTCATTTATTGACAATTCTTTTTCCACATATAAAATGTTAAAGATTGAAAAAATTGAATTTTCTCATAGAGAAGAAGCTAAATGTATAATGGTAAATGATAAATATAATCTATATGTAACAGAAGATAATATTATTACTCATAATACGTTCATGGCTTGTTATTCTGCTATTAAGGTAGGTTTGCGTACATTGATAATTGTTCCTACTAGTGGTATCAAAAAACAATGGGGTGAAACACTCACCGATATGTTTAATGTACCACCGGAAAAAGTAAAGGTTGTTAGTAAACCAAAAGACTTCATTAATGTAAAAGAAGACTTTGTTGTAATTAGCCAAGCTTCTTTAAATGTATTAAATAAGACTTATAATCTGGAAAAGATTATGCAGAATAATAAATTCGGTATCAAAGTCATTGATGAAGTACAGATGTGGTTTAAGAATATTATCAATGTAGATGCTAATTCCAATATTGCTAATAACTGGTATTTGACAGGTACTTTTGGCAGATCTGGAGATACAGAAAATGCAATATATCAAGAAATGTTCGGAGATTTAGCTATATTCAGAGAAGAGGAAAAGAAACCTACATTATTCAATAGAAAACCTGGTAATGTATATGGAATGAAACCTCATATGCATGTAAAAATGATGTGGACACATTCAGGATTATCAAAAGAAGAAATCAAAGAAGTTACTTCTTCCATGAGATATTCTGAACGTGAAGGAAAATGGATTAGATATGGTATCAGTATTCCTGCTTATACTGAATTAGTAATTCCTTCTGATGGTACAATGACTAAATTCTTGAAGAATGTACTAAAGGTAGTTGAATCAGCTGAGAAAGAAGTTAAATATGGTCGTACATTAATATTAGCGGCTACAATTAATGCATGTGCAGTATTAGCATCATACGTTGAAAAAATGTTTCCAGATAAGAAGATAGGTACTATTAATTCTTATAATAGCAAAACTGAAAATGATCGGGTGAAAGCTGAATGTGATATCATTATTAGTACTATTAAATCTTGTGGAACTGGTTTTGACGTTAAAGACCTAGCAAAACTCATAGTATGTGATCAGTATAAATCATGGATTTTGGCGGATCAAATTTCTGGCAGACTTAGAAGACGTCCGGATGGCAAGGATACCTACATGTGGGATTTTGCTGATGCTGATATAAAACAATTACGAGCATGGGCCAATGCACGTGCTGATATATTAAGAAAAAAATCAAAATCATTTAAAGTAGTAGATTTGTAAAAATATAGATAGGGAAGCAGTTGCTTCCCTATCTATCAATAACTATTACATATTCATTATTTTTTCCAAGATGTGATTTGTTTACAATTTCATCTACAATATATTCCTTATACTTTACAGTATTATCTACTATAAATACATATCGTTCACATTTAAATCTAGATAGACATTCGTCTATCCAATCATCACATGTCCTCTTATCACATATATTACATTGCCATATTTCTTTATCTGAATATGGAGGACATGTGAATAGAGAATGGCATTCTCCTGAAGACTTTAATATATCTTTCTGAATTACTGTAGGAAGAATCATATTTGGATAATGATTGATAGTTCTTTTCAGAAAATCGATTATCTTATTACTCTCTTCCACATGTATTCCTGATAGATCTTGACCAATGTATCTTTTACCTAATGATATTGCTCCTAACATACGTCCTGAGAATCCACTGAATGGATCAAATATTTCATTATATTGTGATAAATATTTATTAATAATCATCTTTGCTCTACCTGCACTGAATACACTGACCTTCGGTGCAATCTTACTAACATTAAATCCTTGGAGTATTTTATTTGGATCAATACTCGTTCTATACAGAGTTCTATTTTCAATGCATTTACGTAATAATTTATCATCGTTCCATGCTTGGTATGGACTGATATTACCATTCTTCTTTGCATGATATATTGAATGGTGGAAATGTTGTATTAAACGATCACCCTCTCTATTTCTACTGGATAATGTCAAATATTTATGTTCTGGATTAAAACGAATAAGTTGTTTTATAGAATCGATAAGTTCTTTATTTGTGTAATGAGGATATGGGAATGCCATATTCTTATATTGATGAAATAAAGATTCAATATATTCATCATAATTCATGTATAATTGTTTCATTAATTCTTTAAATCCATCTATGAAATTATCTTCTGTAATTATCTGAATTTTAACATCCGATGGTACAAAATAACCTCTTCTTTCATCAACATCTTCATTAGAATGAATATCTGTATAATCATTAGAATCTCCATGATAAAATTTACCATCTAGATCTAATAAAAGTACTAATTCTTTGGTATTCTTGTCAAATATTGCATAATCCCATTTATTAGTACTAACACTTTCATCATTCTTGATAATGTATTCAGGTTCTATAATAAAATCATTTCTCAATATGGAACTGTTGAATTGTTTTTCAAATCTTTGATTCAATTTATTTCTGGTAAGAATTTTAGAACGTTCTTTAGCATCTAATGATTTCCAAAACTCATATCTAGCCTTATTAAGAATATCAAGATTACGAGATCTAAATTCTGGATCATTTTCCCATTTATCCTTAATAACACTACTTCCGAGAGGACTAATAGCTATTAACCTCTCAATTTGTTTTTCTCGATATTCAGGATCGTTTTCCCACATTTCTTTCTGTTTAGCTACAGACTTAGCTACCATATTTTCATAGTGTTCTTTTCGTTCTTCTTCAGTTAAACTATTGAAATATTCTTCATTATTAAATCTTAATAAAGCAATCTGATCAAATCTAAATGCTAAATCTTCTTCTAGTTTCTTTTTACGTGTTTCATTCATCGCAGCTATTTGTCTATCAATTTCTTCTTTAGAAAGATTTTTCATTCGTTCAACACCAGCTTGATTAAATCGATTGATAATCTCCAACTTTTCTGCTTCTGTTTTCAAGTCCCATCGGTACTTTCCGAAATCTTTACGTTCTTGATCACTCATTCCATCCCAGAACTTTTGTGATCGTTCTCGTAATACTTCATTATGAGCTTTCTTTTCCTCTTCACTCATATTTTGATAGAAACTACCTTTCTTCTTATTGATATTCTTCTTCTCTTCTTCAGAAAGATTCTTCCATTTAACCTGATTGACTTTACGAGCATTAGCAGCAGCTTTCTGATGATTTTCCTTCTGCTTTACTTTTATTTCTTCCATTGTTAGTGTAGCCCATTCTGGATGTAAACGAATAATACGTTGATAGTTTTTATATCTTTTACATTCATCCGGCCAATCTCTGAATGGAATACCATTGTTTTTATTAACATAATATGAATAATTTTCAGGACGTTCCATATATTATTACCTCACTTTCTTTTATATATTATTATAGTAATAATATATAATAAAAGGAGGATACAACAATGTATGATGCAACTAAAGATGTTGAATATTTAAGAAACAGAATAGTATTATTAACTGATGAATTACACAGGATTAACAGAGCCCTTCAACAAATACAAGAAGGAATACCAATGACTGAAGCATTTGATGCTGAACTATACTTAGAAGCAAAAGAACAACAGAGAAGTGCTAGATCGTTTTTAGAAACCATTATGCTTCATTTATTAAAACTAAAATACTGTACGAATAATAGAAATCATAATGAATGGAGATTGACGGTTACTACAAAACAATACGAGCTAAGACAGAAGACTGAATGGAATTATAGTAATTTTGATAAGAACGATTGTATTATATTTTTAAAAGAAAATTTTGAAAAATCCTATATGAATGCAATTAAAGAATATAATGAACTATTAGATGAATATTCTGATCTGAAAGACAATGTATTATATATTCCAAACAATTGTCCGTGGAGTTTAGATGAATTAATTTCTGGAAAGATATCATCATTAATGAATAAACTTCCAGATCCAGATGAATTAACTGTACAAATGCAATTATATCCTGATATTTGTAAATATTTAGATGCAAGAAAATTATCTGAAAAGATCATTGGATTCAATTGTAGTAGTTGTAAAAATTACCCAGACTGTATTAGTAAATATTATGAAATGAAATATGGAGGTTGATAAACATGGATGAAAATAAAATGAAATTACCACTAGGAATTATTCGTCAAGCTGTTATGAAGTTAGATTCTTTCATCATTGATATTAAAGAAATTTTAGAGGATGATGATTTGGATGATGACGATCGTGAACTATTTGAAAAGATTTCTGAAACAGCTGGTATAATGGGAGCAGAAATCATTAATATTGTACGTAGGGAAATGGACGAAGAAGAATTCTTAAATGAGAATCCAGAAATGGATCCAATTGATGCATTCCCCGGCACTGAAGAAGTAGAAGACCTATTAAATGAAGAGATAGAATAAAAAAAATAATTGGGAGCTTTTACGGCTCCCAATTTTTTTATTCTTTTTTAGTAATCTTCGTCATCAAATTCTGATTGAGCCATCATCTTTAATCTAGGTACTGCGTTTGCTTTTTCTTTATTCAATGAAAGCATATCAATATCGCTAGATAGACTCTGCAGTGATAATATCTTGCCTAGGTTAATATCATCAACAAGTCTTAAACCATTCGTCTTAGAGAATGGATGTGCAAGATAAGTATATTTAGCAAATTCAGCGTCTGCACTATCGATACGTCTTCTCTTTACAACATTGATAGTCATATACTTATCTTCTGTACCAGGCTTGTACTCCGAGTTTAGTACTGCTGCCCAATCTGCTGTTTCAATAACCTCCCTACATCACTATAACATGATTTACGAAGAGTAGTCACACTATAGTGATATGGACTATATCATCATTATGAACTCTTTTACCAAATTCACAATGTCCACCATTTCGCATTACTATATAAGCATTCCGTTCTTATATACCTAAATAGGGTTTAGGTGCTACTCTACTGACTATTGATATGGTATTTCTCCAATATCATAGTTGGTCGATAGTCTCTGAACTTTCAAGTAGTAATAAAATAATCTTAAATTAATCTGATATGGTTAATCTGGTTGCTTGAATAATCTTCTTCTGAATAAACCGACATATTCACGTTCTTTTTCCGTATCTGGTAATCCAGCTGCTTGAACGATTTCTCTATTGGAATATCCGGCAAATATTAATTCAGTAATATAGTCTTTTAATTCTTGTGATCTTATAGTACTAACTGGTTTTGGGATATTATATTGGTTAGCAATATTTCTCCACAGACGACCTCTCTTAATACCTTCAGCAGTATTGAGGGTTCCAGGTATATCTCTATTTATTTGAGTTGGAGTTACACCACTTTCCAATAGTTTACATATTTGATGAATCATATTTTCATCAAATTTATTATTTGGATTAGTAGTACCATTTCTTCCTGCTAAATTATTTGCAATAGCATGTTGAGTATTCTCTTTGTACGTAATCCATTCCAAATTCTTATACCAGTTAATATTCTTTTTACCATTCTTATGATTTACAACTAACTTTTCTTCAGGTTTAATCAGGAATGCTTCAGCTACTAACTTATGAACAGTAGTTGTTATCTTTTTACCATTGATTCCTAAATTAAGCATTTTATATCCATTTTGATTAGTCTTTTGCTTTAGTATCAAACCTGTTATTATATTCCTAATTTCACCTGTATTACTTACTGCATAGAATGTTGGTTGTTTGTTGTAAATCACTGGTAACCATGTTGGTTCTTTTAAGTCTTTAATATATTCATTCAGCAATTGTATCTCAGCCAATTGTAACTCATATTCATTTTTATCAAATAACTCTAATGATTTCTCATTACGAAAATTATTTGCTATACTTTCCATTGATGTCATGATTAGAGATTTAAACCTCCTTTCATATTTATACCAGATACTTATCTAAGATTATTTTATTATTTTACTACTTGCTTAGCTGCGGATTGATCATATAATCTTACACTTGTTACTATACCTCTAGTGATTAATTAGAGCCACTATGATATCACTACCATAGTTTAGTATGTAAGATATTAGACATCCAGAATCGGTTTCCAGATGGAGTTGGTCAATCTCCCGTCCCCGCAATTAAATGGATTTTAGATACGCAGGAATTTTTATAATTTTACGCATCACCGACATTTTCTCTACCTACTAATTTATTAGTATCACCTTTACCTTGTCTAGCAGCAGCATCTACAGTTGAGGCAGCTGCTCTATTCATCTGATGTGCTGTGATAACCGGAATGTCTTGAATTACTGCTAATGCTTTTAATTCATTAATAATTCTATTTAGTTCCAGTTTTACATTATCTGCTGCTGGTGTAGCTGGTTCGATACGTTTTATGTAGTCAAATACCAACATACATACTTCCAGGTTTTCATCTCTTAAGTCCTGAATGATTGTAAACAAATCATCCGTATTAATTGATCTATATGGATAATATTGCATTACAATTTCAATATTGGATTTATTTTCTTCTGGAGCTGGAGATAATAAATCTGCTAATGATTTTGTAGTTTCACCTGTTGATTCATCTGTTGAATATACAGCAATATCGTCTCTCAATACTCGATCAATACCTAATTCGTTACAAATCTTTTCTAATGCTTCTTCTTCTGAATATTGGATAATTGGATCATCGAATGTCATATTCCAAATTCGTTCAATTGTTTCTGTAAATGTGTTTTCCATTGTAATATATAATACAGCTGGTTTCATACCTGGAGTTCTTGCTCTGAAATCCGGATTATATTTTCTTGCATCTAAAGCTGATTTCAATAATATTAATGATTTACCTGCTCCAGGAAGACCGAGATAAACAAATAGACGACCATTCAAGTATCCAGGAGATAATAATGTATTAAGTCTTTTAATTCCAGTCTTAAAAATGTTATTCGTTGTTCGTAAAGATCCAATTGTTGATGAAATTGCTTCTTTTACTGAATCGATATCTGCTGTGTTAAACTCAACTTTATTAGCAACCATATTCGTATTATGTTTGATATCTAATAATGATTGAGAAACTAAGAATAATCGTTCAACTAATATTTTGAAAGCTCCTGGATCATCCATACTAATATCATCTAATAAATTAATATACTCATCTTTCATTGATGCAATATATCCATACTGGAGTGCTTCTGAAATTAAATCAAAAATTGCTTTTGCTTCTGGAGGTGTTACAATATTTTGATCATTAATGCAATCATTCAGAATTCCTTCAATGATATTATTGAACTCCGGTTGTTTCTTTGCCATTTCAACAATAATGTCTGGTGATACTACTCCAGACAGCCACTGTTTTGAAATATAATTAATACACCAAATATATGATTCCAATTCTGCATTTGATTTATATTTAGTCATATCGATATTCGTAAACAATCGATTGATATTTTTAACGCTCTTAAACGTTCGGAACCCCCCATGTTCCATTGTTAAAATTTTTACGATTGATTTTAGTATCGATCGTCTGAAGAATACACTAATTTTATCAATTTTGATATTCTCCGTTTTTGTCAGTGATTTTTGTTTTGTGTTCTTAATCTTAGCCATATTACTAATGATCTCCTTTCCACCATGTATTAACTTTAAATCAAATTCTAATTAAGAAAAGAGGTTTTGACGAGATGAAAGATATAAAAAATCTTTACTTAAATGCTAAAAATAGCAGAAAAGAAATCGACATTTCTGCATATAAAGAATCCGTCAATGAACTTTTCGAAAATAGCCCTTCTGATTATATTTCGAATTTAGAATATATAATCAAATCAGATATAGGACTATCTACATTCAAAGAGTTTGTTGATAAATATGGATTACCAATTGCTGCATTTGAAAATGTCATGAACATTGTTGATGAATGTATTCATAAAGGCACTGTTAATGAAATCAATGTCTCTAAATATGAAGAGTGTAAAACATGGTTGGAATCTTATCGTAATAAATATATTAAATGTTTTGCAATGTACGAATACTATGCAGATTCTGTTCCTTCTGACTACATTAAAACATATTATGGTCGACATTCAAGTGGTAAACAAAATCGTGAATTATTGTCTGGAATGTATAAAAAGTTTAATGAATGTGCAATTCCGGATTTGTTAATCACGACTGACCAGCTTGGAGCTGGAAATATAATCAAAAAGTATTTTGAGGAAGTATTGGTAGATCCTATGATCTGTGAATGGACTGTATATGCTTCTACGAATACTGGAATTAATCTGCAATCATTGTATGAACGTACTCATTCCGCAGTTGTTGAAAATATGAGAGATCGAAATACACAAGTTTACCGCGAGTCAGTAGTCATGGGTAACAATGATGCAGTATATGAATATTCTGATGAAGAAATTGATTCTATTAAAGCATTGATTAACTTCAAAGAATATTGCATGACATGGTCTGACGAAATTCATGAATCTGTTTCTTCTGACATTTATTCTTTATATGAAGAATTGGATGGGGTTATCTTTGAAGAAGATGATCGAGTAGGTGAAAAGAAAAAGATTTCTGAAGATGATTTAGTTCCTATCTATGGATTAGTGAAATCTTACTCAGAAGATAAACTAAGATCAGATGGTACATTAAAAACACAAGAAGAATTGAATTCAATTAAATTCAAACATCAAATCAAATTCTTAACTAGAGGAGATAATTATTCTCATGCAGTTGTATCATTCAATGATGATATGACTGATATGTATTCTTTTGATGATGAAGGATGTGTAACCGACAATATCATGGAAAATCCTTCATGGTTAAGTACTGATTCAATCTATATTTGTGTAATGTTTGTTCCTAAAGAAGATAAAGAACGAATGCTGAAATTTGCCAAAAAGTTAGCAAACTCAAATGACACTCTATATGCATATTCAAATCTTTTGAAAGCATATGTTGGTAAACCTATAAAGAATAACAAACGATATGTTTGCTCTACATTTGTATCATACATTCTTCAATGCTCTAATCCTAAAAACTTACATCGAGATTATAGTAGAATTCGTCCTGAAGACATCACGATTTTACCAAGATCATTCTATGTAATGAATGTAAAAGATCGTCTAGAATTCAATAAGAAATATGATGAATTCAAAAAACGTGTTCATGAAATTTTCGAAGAACATAAAGAAGAAATTCTTGAATATAATAATGATTTACCAAAATTATTATTAAAAGAAAGAATGGATGATCTAAAAACATTTGATAAAATTTTGGATTGGATCATCAATAAATTATAATGAAAAGGTAGGTGAGATATGCATGAATGAATATTTTAGTATATTTATGGAATCAAATGAAGATATGGGAATACTTTATGATTCATATGAACCTATTCTTGGAATAACTGAAGAATTCCTTAATCTTGTTAGTAATGAAACAAATAAACTTATTAAACATCCTACATCAGAGAAAAATAACTTGAATAATGAAATTAAGAAGTTTAAATCTGATACATCTTGTAAGATGAAAGCATCACAGATTGATTTGAATAAAATCACCATGACTGTGAAAAAAGTTAAGAAGTTTAAATCTGATCTGGATTCATTGCTGCGTGATTTCATTAAAGTAAAAGATAAATTATCTTTTGGCGGAAATTACATGAGAGCCGTTATCAAACGTCCTAAAGTATATTCTAAAGAAATCGATAATGAAAAGTATGAAATCATTAATAATAATATCCGAAACATTAACAGAGCTATGGATTGGATTGAAAAAGTCATTATTGATCTTTATAATTTGGCAGATCAGGATTTAAATATTCTTACAATTGTAAATCGTATTTACAATAAAAGACACATTTATGAATCACTTCCAAATGGTATTAAAATAACAGAGGATGTTGCAGATAGTGTTATTCCGATGCTACCAGGAAACCATGCTCCTGTTACTGAAGCTACTCCTTGGATTGTGAATACTAGAGATAAAAAAACTGGTAATCCAGCAAATTATATTTCCAGAAATCATGATATGGCTAATTATGGTGAAGATGATAAACCTCATATTGATAATTCTGATATCGATTCATATAAAAGACCAGCTTCATCTATTAATCATGATAATACACCTGTATCCAAACCAGATAATATTTCGTCTGAAATGAACAATGAAACTGAGAAAGATGAACTGAGAACTCCATCTGGAGTAAATAATTATTACTACTATAATTACAATAACTCCTTGAACAAAAATACAAATTCGTTCAATAAACATCATAGTTCTCATGATGATCACTCTACAGGTAAACGAGTAAATTCAGATAATAATACATCTTCATCGGTTGATTCTAATGATTTTCATTCACTTGAAGAAGTGGATTTTCAGTTTGTAGAATCATCTTCATATTATCTTGATGAAAATATGTATGATAATCATATCATGAAAAAATGGTTTATTAAATCAGATAATGGTGTAGATAACTGCTGTATTCAAGTAAAAGGTTATTCCAAACCTATGAGAGGTAGATCTGTTATCATTGTTCTGAAAAAGATTAATGATGAATGGAATACTCTGATTAAACACAAACCAAATGGTCAATGGGAATTCCCAGGTGGTGGATGGGATAAAGGTGAAAGTCCTAAAGAAGCTGCTATTAGAGAATTACATGAAGAAGCCCAGAGCAAAGTAAAGAATGTAAAACGTTTAGGAACTCAAATTCAGTTTAACGCTAATAAATTTGCAGTATCTCCGTGGGTAAAACAGCATGTAAAAAATTCTGATGACTGGTGGTATGGTTACTATTCAGCTATTTTTATCGGTGAAGAAGACGGTAAATTTACTGGTCACATCGAAGAAGAGGACTTTGAAGATACTTTCGGATGGAAACCTTTATCTTTTATTGCTAAAAGATTCCCTAAAAAACTTTTGGATAGCATTGAAAAATATATACAGAAAGAATTCAAAGAATCTATCACTGAAAATTATATCTCAGAAGCAGTTGATGTTCGTAATAAGAAATTCGATAAAGCTTATAAAGCTGCATTTAATTACGATAACGGACATATGATCAAAATCACATATTCACTTCAGGATTGTGAAGTTACAAATGTAGGATTATCAAAAGCAATGAGAGATCATGTTGCTTCTGTTGCTGAAGAGGTAAATAAAGAAAATCATAGAGGATTAAAAGCAACTAAACATATTAGATCTTTCATGGTGATGTTAAAAGGAATTATAAATTATAAACATCATGTGAGAAAACGTAAAGAAATGTTAACTAAGTTCTTGAATGATTATATTGGTGACATTGGTTATCTTGATTTCCAAGCCAAAGATTGTAAAATAATTGGTATTTATGATCTTTATGAAAAAAAAGAGATTACCGATGAAATTCGAATTGTTGGTATATTTGCTGCTCGTCATATGATCAGTGGTAAATCTTTATGTTTAAATGATAAAGATCTAAAAAGTGTTCATGATCTGCTTGAATCTGGTAGGACTAAATTCCATATTTCCACATATAAAGTAGGAGATATTGAAAAATGGCCAACATTCATGTCTACATATTGGGATGATAAAGGGGATCATTCTATTGTAAATATTAATAACGAGATTATTGATTCTGATGAAGCTAATCGTTCAACTGATATGGAACTTAATAATATTCCAGATATTATTGGTGATCTTGAGATGAAAGGCTTCCATGTTTCTGATGAAGAAGCTATAAAATATTTATCAAAATATAGATCTTCAGATAAATGGATTCCTGATGTTATTAGTGTTGATACTAAGAAAGATGTGGTTAAGAAAGAATCTTATGAACCTTGGAAAATGGATTTAGATTTCCAATCAAAAGTATTCACAGAGGCAGTAGGTGATGCTGACGATAATCGTCCAGAATCTGATCATCCTATTAGAGATACAATTCAGGATATTGATAAAGAACTCATGAAACATCAGCAGAAATCTAAACAAACTATGCAAAATGTTAAGAGTGTTGCTAGAGCTGCTATGAAACCTGTTAATAGAACTAAAGATTGGATTTCCAATATGATTAGCAATTGGAAGGATGCTGATGAAACGAATATTAAAGAACGAATGGCAGATCCACATGCTCGTTCCAATTTATTCAGTGCAATTAAAAAAGCAATTGCAGCAGGTTCTTTATTAAAGGCAGGACTATTATTAAATCCTATATTCCTATTCTTAACAGTTACAAGAGGAATTGGTAAAAACAAGAAAGAATTCCGTATCCGTAACGAAATGATTGGGGAATTAAAGACAGAGATTGAGATCTGTGAAACTAAAATCCAAGATGCTGATCGTAATGGTGATAATAAAGCTAAATATCAGCTTATGAGATTTAAGAACGAATTAAATAAGAAGCTTTTAAGGGTTGGCGGAGGAAAAGGTTGGTCCAAAATAATCTAAGCTTCTTAATGGTGGAAAGGAGGTATTACAAGATAAATGGATAAGTATCCAAACATATTTGAACAATTTTTGTTTGAAGCTCCTGGTGACGACCCTCCTGATACAGCTCCAGCTGATATCTCAAATCCTCCAGATATACCAGAAGATGCAACATTAGAGGACCCACCGGATATTCCGGACGATCCAGAAACAACCGACGATGATGCTCCTCCTGATATGATGGGAGACGATGACTTCTCTAGTGACGGTTCATTTACTGACGGTGGAGAAGAGGGTGAAAGTTCTGATAGTAATGTTAAAAACTTAGGACTTGATGATAAAGTATCTGCTATAATGAACATGAATTTATATCAGAAATATCTTTCATTATTGAGTAACATAAGAAGTCAGCAGGCTTCTATCAGAAGTAATATGGATATTCTATATACGTTATCACCAGACACTTTAAACATTACAAAATCTTTATCCAAGCTAGATGAAAACATTCATCTATATCTGAAGAATTATTTCGTAAATGAGAACTATTCTAAGAACTTACTATTCTTTAACAAATGCTTGAATTTACTCAAATTACTAAATGATTCTTTTGATAAAGGAATTAGCAAAGGGATTAAGGATATTAAGTAACAACTATGTAATCTTGAGGCAAAAGCTAATAAAAATTTAAAAGTAAAGGAGATATGATCCATGGCTAAGAATGGTGTAGGCTGGTTTTATGAATCAGCTAATGAACGCAAAAACAGTGCATATGAAGAGCATAAGAGCTCTTTCGGTGCATTCCAAAAGGAAGGAACTAAATCCTTCAATGAACACTTTGAGGAACTTTATGAAAGTTACAAAAATCAGATCGGTATTGACATTAAGCGTGACTCTCGTGCAATGTTAAGTGACCGTGCATTCATGGAGCAGTATAAGACTGATTTATTGACTCCTGTATTTGAAGCATATAGAGAGATGTCCCCTAATGACCCTCACGTTGCTTCTGTAATTGAAAATGTTGAAAGATTCTGGGATACCAAAGTTCGCAGCTATACTGAGTCTGCTTCTATCACTGGTTTCCTACCTATCGCTACTTTAGAATTCCCTGTGCTGGTTAAGCAGTTCTTCAGCTCTATCATTAAAGATATCATCGAAGTTGAGACTGTTAAGTCTCCTGCTATTACCAAACATATTCGTACCACTTACATTGTTAACAACCAGACTGGTGAAGAGCTTGAATATCCTAAGTGCATGTTTGATGGTACTTGGCAGAAAATGTGGGCTGCAGCTAAGGGTCATCCTATTCGTGAAGAAGCTGTTATGTTCGAAGATGGTCGTCTTAACAAGTTCGACATTATCTCTAACTTGACAGATGGTAATCCTGCAATTGATAAGCTCAGCTTCCAGTTCAAGATCATCGGTATCGTAGTTGGTGGTGAAACTATTATTCTTCGTGGTAATGGTATTACTGTTGAATTCAGTACTGGTGGTACTCTTGTAAACGGTGATTTGAACTTCGTACATGAAGGTACTCAGATCGATGATGTTCTTGCTGGCAAGGTAGACTTCATGAAGGGTATTATCTCTATGGCTTCTACTACTGGTCAGGTTGAAGGTGTAATCTTCTCTGGTTACCTTTCTAATGAAAAGAACCTTCGTCATGTATCTGTACGTGAGAAACGTGACATTCTTCGTTTCACTATCGAAGATGGTGCTCGTTATAACATGCCTTTCTCTATCGAAGAGATTGAAGATGCTGCTGCATTGCTTGATATCAACTACTACAACCGTATGGTAGATGAAATCGTTCGTGTTCAGGAAATGAACGAATGTATGACTGTTATCCAGTTCTTAAATGATGAATTTAAGAAGTATGAGGGTGTTGTAACTGATACATACAAGCTTGAAAGCATGGCTCGTTCTTACAAGGTTGACTTGAATCCTCCTGCTGGTTTCGCTGGTGATCCTTTCAAATACATCAGCACTGCTATCCAGTTCAAGCTTAAGAGTATCATCCATCACTTGACTGAAATGGCTAAGATCGAAGGTCTTTCCTTTGTTATCGTTGGTAACCCAATGGCTACTCAGCTTATTTCTGAATTCGTTGGTTGGAAAGTTCAGCAGGGTGCAAGCATCGGTGGTATTGATGTAAACAACGCATATGGTTTCGCTACTGATATGGGTGCTAACATCCGTGTAGTTGCTACTAACTTGTATGATGCATATACAGTTGATCCTGTAGAATCTAAAGATCCTTATGGTGCAACTCAGAATTGTCGTGAACTTGTACTTCACATCTATGGTTATCCTACAGATGCTGAACACATTAGCTTCCGTCACTTGAAGTATACTTCTCATCTGTTGACTTCTCAGTCTCAGACTGCTTACCAGAGTCCTAATGCTCCTGGCGGTGCATACAACATTGTTACTGCTACTAGCCGATTCAAGACTCTTGCAATTCAGGGTATCCAGGCTGACTTGATTATGCTCAACTCTGCTAAGGTATACGGTGATGCTCCTACTCGTCCACCTGTAGTTGGTGCACCTTGGGATACTATGGTAACAAGTGCTTCTAGCATGATCTAATCATGTAATACGATACATTTGGCATGTAAATACCTCCTCAGATATAGTAGCAGGGTTTAACCCTGCTACTATATCATATTTTAACCGACTAGATTATAATGAATTTACTCAGAGAATAATTTAAGTAAGGAGATGTATAATATGGCCATCAGTAAAGCTACTAAACAAGTACGTGATGTCTATCTAGGTGATCTACCGGAAGATGTCCGTATTAGAGTTATGGAAGTACATAAGTTAGTTGCTACTACAGCAAATACTATGTTTAATTCTAAGAAATATGAATATCTTAATACACAACAGTGGGCAAAAACTATGTTGGAAGAATTTCTAACGGTACCATCAGACAGATCTGAAGTTGGCTCAGTTAGAATCTATAAACAAGGTAAACGTTACAGTTGTATGATTCAACTAACTGCTCATGTTACTAATAATCGTAATACGGAAGATGAAGAATTCTTCCATGGATTGATTAGAAATGTACATGTATCTGTCAGAAGTAAAGTTCGTCGTAAGTATGACATGAAACTTACTTGTGAATCAGAACATGGGGAACATTTTGAAGGTTTAGATCTATGGACTAAACAAAAAGTTGCAAAAGAATTATGGGAACTATTTGAAGATAAACCTATAAAGAATATAAAACCAATAAAAGAATCCGTCAATGATATGGATCATCATAATGAGATTATGTTTATTGAAATGGAAGAACTTCCATATGGATTACAAAAGTTTATTTTAGAATCTAATCAAATGATCTTAAACAAGACCAAATTAACTGATTCCATTACAGAGAATGGTGAAATTGGAGATACTTTGCTGTGTAGACATTCAGATGGTACATATTCCGGAACTATTCAAGTAGTCAATGAGATGTCTGAGAATATCAATGAAGAGATTATTGATCTTATTCTAAATGAATGTAATATGGAAGATAATGGTACAAAAGAATTGATATATGAAGAATCTGATGATACTGCACTATTCCATTTAAATCTTGATTCTGTATATGTAGAAAAATTATGGTCCCGAATGGAAGGACTTGTTCCAAATGTACTACTAGAATCAAATAATCCTGAGCCTGAATATAATAGTGAGATGTCAGAAGCTGAAGCGAAGAAAGTGTTAAGACAATTATCTCAGGATATTATTAATAATTGCAATAATAAGCAGAATTACAAAGTTACACAGTATACTGCAAATATCTATGCAAATATTATTACAAAAAACTTACTACCTGTATGGGCGAAGGGATATAGAAAATTTTCTATCACATTAGATTCTTATCAGTCTTTTAATACTTTACAAATCAAAACCCCTAAGATGGGTAAAGATTTTGTGTCTCGATTTGTAGGCGGTAGAGAAACTCTCAATGGATTTTTACATCAGAATCCAGAGATTCATATTAAAATGTCTCCTCGTATCTTCCATACAATGAAGAATCCTGATGATGCTTTCAACTTCTTTAAAGCACTAATAAAATATTATGATTCAGGAGTAGAAATTTATTCTACAAAGATCATGAATGAAGTAATGAAATTGAATAGAGAGTTAAAATACTTAGTAGTTACTACTAAACTTAGTGGTATTGTAACTCTACCTATGCAGTTACTCTTTATTTTTGATGATGTTGATATGAGTAATAAGAACACATTTAAAATTTCTCAGGAAGATATCAATACAGTAACTAAATTCATTAGAAATATCTATACAAGATATGCTGCTCCTGATAAAGAAAAGAAACGTATTATCAATGATCTTGAAGACATTATTAAAAAGATAAGAGAATCATCCGATCCCCTTAATGAAAGTTTACAAGATCTATATTCATTACCTGAAGAAGTTAACAAATATTTTGAAGGTGTATACTCTGAAGATATCCAAAAATATGAAGATAAATTTATTCATGAAAATTTGGATAAGGAATGGTGTTTCAATCAGAAAAATCCTGAAGTTAAATATCTACAGGAAAAATTTGGTGTAAAAAAATTAAAGAAGATTCCTGCAGATACTGTAGCATATATTACAATTGAAACAGAATCCATTAGAGATGCAACTGATAAACATATGATTGCTTCATATTGTATTTCTAAGATTGAATTGGTTGAATGGTATATTGAATTACTTGAAGTTGGTAGTAAGAAATATATTGTTCCTCATAGTAAACCATATCTACAGAATATGCGTACACAACTTCTTCAATGTTATAAAAATATAATGGATACAAAAATTCCAAAACCAAATGAACGACCACTCATTGATGTAAATCAATATCCTCCTGGATATGAAGGATAAAATAAAAAAATATATATATAAAATGCAATGGATCGTTAACGATCCATTGCATTTTATATTCTTATTCGTATCTCTTTTTAAAAGGCATGATAGAATCTTTAATCCATCTTTTATCAGTTATACTCGATAATGCTCTATATACCAAAATAGATGTTGTAAGGGTACCAATATGAATTGCATCTTTATATGCATATCCTATATCAATAACACTTTTATCTTTAAACATTTCTAAAGGATATATATCACCATCATCAAGACATGATACAATTATATCACATTTACTAACCATTTGAATTGTATCTAATGTATGAGAATGACATAATACAAGAGTATCATTATTTTCCACTAGTCTATGGGCAAGATCCATATAACCAACAGATGTTCCTCTCCCAATAATTCCGATATTAATTCCTGTATTATCAAACCTTTCTGTTTTCCATTTTCTAATTAACTCAAAACATCCTTGAGATGTTGCGTTTAAGATACCTGATTGTTTTGTTTTATATTCTTTACGAACATCGATGTTGTATATTGCACTTGTATCTTTTTTAAATATATCCATTAAATCTTCTAACTCACGATCTTCTTCATCAATATAATCTGGAAAATTATCAAACAAAAATGGAATATTTGGATCATGGATTTTAGTAAATTCAATATCTAATCCAATACTTTTTCCTTTCTTTTTAATAGCATTGAAAAAATGTCCCCTAGCTTCTGGAAATACATGAATCTGAATTGTATTAATATTATATTTATTCATAAGATATATTGTTGCTACATCATAATAGTATGATAATGTCTTTACCAATTCATTGTTAATTTGTATCATATTAATCCTCCAATCTTTCATGTGCGATACCATCATTTGTCGTGTAATAAATATTTCTGATACCAAGGTCCTTTATTAAAGACATACAAGATTTACAAGGTCGAGCCATTCCATAAGGTTGATCTTTTCTTAATCTAACTATATAGATAGAAACATTCTTCCAATCAATATCAAGATCAATTATATGTTTAATAGCATCTACTTCTGCATGTATCTTGTGAGGATAATTATCAGAAATATTCCTCTCTTTATTATATTTTTTCTGCAATGGATCGGTACGATCCTTATTGCACCCAGTTGAAATTATGGTGTTTCTATAGACTACTACACAACCGATAGAATGCCGAGCATATGTGCTATGCTCGGCAATTTTCGCGGCTGTTTTAATGTATCTCAAGTCTCTATAGTTCAATTGAGATCAGAACCTCCCATTCAGTACGTCAATCAGCATGTCAACCATCATATCCTGAGAAGACTGAGGTAATGGTGCACCTGCAGCTTTAGGATGACCACCACCACCGATAGGCATTGCAAACATCGCACCCATATCAATATCGTCCCTCACGGTTCTCATTTCAAACTTTCCTCCGTTATAAGGAGAGAAATAGATCATTGCATCATACTGAGGATACTTAGTCAAGAACTGATAACCGAGTTCACTAATAGATGCACCCTTTGTTGTGAGAATGAATGCAATGTTATATCCACGAAGCATAAATTCAAATACATCATCAGGTGTAAAGTTGTCAATTACCTTTTGTTCATTCTCAATTTTCGTAGATACAAAGTCCATGTCTGTTAGTGAAATCAAATGGTTATCTTTGTTTTCAACATCACTAATCTTCTTTATATACCGCTCACAGAACTTATCCATCCCAAGGAGATAGAATAATGTCTGCAGTTCCTTTGCCAGAATATTATTGGTAGTCTTCCATTCATATGTATCATATGAACGGATAGTGTCTACCAACTTTGAAAACATTACTTCATCAAGATTCTTGAAATGCTCTCCAGTAAAATCATCAATATTGTAGAAATACTGATAAAGGAGAGATGTTCCACTTTCCTGTACTCCCAATACATTTTCAGGAACAATTTGTGCATCAGGATATACCTGCTGAACAGGGAAGTTAGTTCTATGATGGTCAAAGATATCAACTTTAACTTCTTTAGATTTGAAGACTTCAAGTGCTTGCACAGAACAACATATATCAGCAAAGATAACATGTGTGTTCACAGGATCAAACTGTTCATTTCTGAAAATAGATAAAGCTGTTTCATCAACTCCATTGTTTGAACAGTTGAATATCTCATAATCCTTTCCTTTTTCAAGATGTCTATGTGCTAATTCAAATACGATACGGCAACCGGCTCCATCCATATCATCATGTGTAAATAAAACTTTTTTGTACATTTTCATTTCCTTCTTTCTTTAAGTATTTTAGATGTTTTGGTTTCTTCTATAATAAGAATATATAAGTTGCGTATGTCGATAAACTAAAACATTAAGTTTACTATAGGAAAGGAGGAAATAACATAATGAGTGATATTAAACAGATTAATGGTCATTTTTACGATTTTGGCACGTCGAATGAATCATTCTTAATTACAGCTAAAGAATTAAAGGCTGTTGGAATTAAGAATTATTACTTCATGCTTAGAATAGACAATCCAAGAGTTGCTGATATAGATCCATTTAAACCTAATATTACTGAGCAAGAAATTAAAGCATTAATGCAAGAATTTCAACATAATGTTTGGGCATTCATACGTATGTGTGTACGTATGAGAACCGATAAAGGTGTAGTACCTTACTCACTACATCGTGGATTAGCTGCAGTAATATGGTGTTTCGAACGTCATCAAGATAATTGTATTTGTGAACCTCGTCAGACATATAAGACTACTGGAACAATTGGTGGACCAATTCTATGGGCATTTCAATTATCCCAAAACTTACACATGCATTTCTTTGGTAAGGAAACTGATAATACAAAACGAAACTTAGCTCATTTAAAAAGTAATATTGAATTACTTCCTGAATGGTTACAATTTAGACGATTCATGGGAGAAGATGGAAAAATAAAGAAATCTCGTCAGGCTACTGAAAAGTTAGAGAATAACTTGTTACACAATACTCTGGAAATTCATCCAAAACCAACTTCATTATCTCATGCCCAGGGTCTTGGTCGTGGTGGTTCTGGTGCTATTCTTTATTTTGACGAAATTGAACATACTCCATTCTTTGGAGAAATTATGGCTAACTCAGCTCCATTGTTTAAAACAGCTTCTGAAAACGCTGCAGCTGCAGGTAAGCCTTATTGCAGACTTATGTCTTGCACACCTCAAGTAAAATTGCTATGATTTTAAATGTATTTTTCATATATCATGGTATTAACTGAAAATACTATGTTAAAGGAGATATAAAATATGAAAAATACTAAAAGAGAAGAATACAGAAAAGTTACATATCCAGGAGTAGATCAAAATAGATATTTCATATCAGAATATGGCAAAGTCTATGATACTTTATTCGAACGATTTGTATCATCTCACGTTGATTCAGATGGATATCTAAGGATCGCTCTTAGTAAAAACAATTATGGAGTTCATAGAATAGTCGCATATGAATTTTGTTTAAAAAAATAGAGATATTCGTTTACAAATTGATCATATTGATGGTAATAAACAAAATAATCATTATACAAATCTAGAATGGGTAACATCTGCAGAAAATACTCGTAGAGCTCATGCTACTGGTTTATATAATACACGTGGAGAAAATTCATCTACGAATATCTATCCAGAAACTTTAATTCATGATATATGCAAAATGTTTGTAAATGGAATGAATAATATGGAAGTTTTTCGTAAAGTAATGAATAAAGTACGAATTGATTATAATTCTAAAGAAGATATGTCAATGTATACACTTATTCATAGGCTTAGACATAAAAAGATTTGGATAGACGTAGTATCACAATATGAGTATGAAACTTCATCTAATTCTGAAAAAGAATATCTTCCAAAAGATAAAAATAGTAAATTTTCTTTAGATCAAATTCATCAGATATGTAAACTTCATGTAGATGGTAAAACTACTGATGAAATTTATGATATATTGGGACTGAATAAAATTGTTATAAATGATCCTAAGGAAGAATTACGATACAAGAATGTTATTCGTAATATTAAAAGTGGAAATATTTGGTCTCAGATTAGCAAAGAATATTTTAAACCAGAAAAAAGAGCTCATACTGTACGAAATATTGATGAAAATGTGTTATCTAGAATGATTTCATCTAATATACCAAGAAACGAAATTTACAAATATTTTGGTATAAAAATGATGGAACTAAAGAAGATAGTTTATTACGACGATCTATCAATAAACGAATACTAAAAATAAATAAAATGAAAGCCATAAAAGAAAACGAAAGTATTCTTCTCAATGAAAATGAAATTAAAGAAATTATAGTATAAAACGGGGTGGCTATATGGTAACATATAGTTTTCCAATCTTAATTGTTCGGGAAACTCTGGTTAAACGTGTACTACTAAACTATGGTAGTGATATCATAGTGGCAACCAGTAATGTGGAAGGTATAGTAAAAAGGTACATGGTACAGACAATCCGCAGCTAAGACTCTGATCTTATTCAGAGTAAAGTTCATCGACTATCCTGAAATAAGCCGTGAAAGTCGGCAATAGGAGTACGACCACAATTGCCAATGGTGGTGGGTGAAAATCCCTTAAATGGAAATGGATTGCTCCACATAAAATATTGTATGTGGATGGAGATATAGTCAAGTATCCTATCGAGAGATAGGGAAGTTCATTTTCAATTCATATGAATATAATGAATTGAGTTTAGAGAACTGCACAGTGTTGCGAACTGTGTGAATATAACGGGTAACCTGGATACTCGCGAGGGTCGTGAAGCTTTACCTATTATTCAGTCAATGATTCCTTGGACTGAAAAAATATATGACATGACGGAAGAGCAGATTAAAGAATATAAATCTGCTTTCAGAGAAGATTACCACTCTTCAGAAGAGAAGAAAACTCGTGAAGTAATTGATGTATATTATATTGAATATCAATATTTCCAGTTACGTAAAGACTATAACTGGGTATTAGATCAGTTTGCATTATCTGGTGATAAGATGGCAATTCGTCGTGAAATCTTATTACAGAGACTTCGTGGTTCTAACAACTCTGCAATTAGTGCTGAAGATATTGAATATTTGATTTCTAATATGAAGAAATCAACAAATGATCTTTTGATTTGTGGAAAATGGTTATATAAACTTTACGAACATGGAGCAGGATACCAATTCGGTCGTCCTAAAGATCTTGATGAAAATATCCCGTATCTTGTTGGTATTGACCCTGCTGGCGGTGGCGGAGGAGATAACTTCTCAGTGTATATTATTAACCCATTTAACTTGAAGATTGCTGCTGAATTTAAATCTCCATATATTTCTGGACCTAATGCAGTTCGAATGTTGATTGAATTAGTTCATGAATATATTCCTAAGGCAGTATTAATTCCAGAAAAGAACTCAATGGGTATTTATTTAATTCAGATGCTATTAGAGACTGATATTAGAGATAACTTGTATTGGTCTAGAAAAGCTCAAGAATTAGAGGAATTAACATCAGAAGACGGAACACAAGAATTGAAATCATTGTCAGAACAGTATAGAAAATACGGTACATTCTTAAGCAAGAAAGTCCGTGATGCAATGTTTGAATTGTTATTCCAACATGTCGATGTATGTAAAGATATTCTTACTACTGAATACTTAGTAGATGATTTGTGTAAATTGATTAAAACATCTACTGGACGTATTGAAGCCGATAAGGGTGAACATGATGACTGTGTAATGGCATATCTACATGCCATCTATATTTATTATACTGGAGATAATCTTGAAACATTTGGTATCATTAAAGGTGATAATCCATTATATGGACCAATTCAGTTACCTGAAGAACCTCCTGCTGGAGGAATCACTTCTCAAGAAACTGCATTAGTTAATTCAGGAGGCAAAGAAGTAGTTTCATATGACGCTGAAGTTATGGATGCTTCTGCAAGAATGGAATCTCAAATTAGAACTTTATGTGATACTTTATCTTTTATGAATGATCCAATTTACTCTAGAGAAGATAGAGATTTTAATCCTTCTGATACTGTGGATCTAGGCTCATGGTTCTTTGATGATATTAATGGAACAGGAGGAAGATATTAAATGTTAAAATTTTTAGTAGAACGAGAAGATGATAATATTGAAGTATTACTTCTTCCTCACAAAGATGGATCCGGATATAGTTATATAAATACTACGAAAGGTCATATTTGTCCTTGTAAGTTTAATACAATAGAAGAAGCGTTGGATGATATGAAAAATAATCCAAAGGTAATAAGATATCTACAAATCGAGTAAGGAGGTGTAACAATAAACATGGGTATTTTATACGCAAAATCAGGAAAAATTTATTGCAACGATTATATGGAAATATATATCCCAATGGAATATTTCAACTCAGGAATTGCTGTAAACAGAGGTGCATCTATTGAAGCACTCGGTATTGTTTATACACGAGCGTTTCCTAATGGACAAGAAGGAGAGTTAAAACTCTTCAATGTTCCAGTTATTACAAATTTCATAGTATATGAATCTAAAGTAGAAAATATTAAAGTACACGGAAAGATTATTTCTGTAATGACTTTACAGTACATGAAAGATTCTTATATTATCCACCAAACATTACCTAAAGGAAGAGAAGTAGCAGGTGCATTCCTAGATAGTATGTTATCTGGTAAACTTCCTCGTACTTTAAACTATACAAAGGTGATTGACATTTGGTGGAGAAACTTGGAAATTTCTGGTGTAAGTTATAAAGTTCCATCAAAAATATATGAAATGATCATTGCAAGCATTTATCGTAATCCAAACAATATGAAAGAACGTTATGGGCAATATTATGCTCGACAATCAAAACCTAATGGTTATGATTATCAAACAGGAAATGTAAGATCTGTAGTTAAAGATCTATCAACATTTAGTGGTATGGTCTTTGAAGATATCGGTACTATGATATCAAATGGTATTAACAATTCTGCCGAAAATATTGAAGAACCTGTATCACCATTAGAGAAAATCATTCACTATTGATCATAGAAAATATAGAACCAGATTAATAATGAAGATGTCTCATTAAATTCATCAAAAAATATAGTAAAGGAGTGTACAATTATGGGTGAATCTAGCGTCCAAATTATTCCGTACTATGCACATCCTCATGTGCATACGGTAATTCTTGATGACACTTTTTACGATGAAACTACTGCTCAGCCTAGTGATACTAGCGAACTCCCTTATGCGACAGTCGTAGTTACTGGTGCTGATCAGGGTATTGACAATACTTTCGTTCGTATAAGTGATCTACCAACAAAGAAAGCTTTATTCGGTCAGGGTAACTTCCAGAAATATGGTCAGGCTTCTCTACAGGCTGATCTTTTATTCAACGGAAGTACGAACGTTTGGTTCTGCCGCGTTCTTCCTGATAATGCTACTTATGCAAACATGATTCTTCTTGCGAAATATCGTGAAGGTAATGAATTAGATGATTTAGGTCAGGAAACTGGTCTAAAACGTTTCGAAATCAAATTCGATGTTGCGTATGCTGGCAAACCTCGTTTGACTGAAGGTAGCACTGATGATATGGCAATTCTTGAAGTTGCTAATTCTCTTGCAAGTGAAGTACCTGATGCTCAGACTGGTTATATGACATTACCTCTTGCTTACGTTCGTTCTGTCGGTCGTGGTAAATATGGTAATAAATATGCTATGTGTTTCCGTAGAGACACTGATGCAGAAAAAGAATATGAGATGAAGATGTATAAGTGGTCTTTGATTACTAATACAGCTGGTGTATCTCGTGTATCCAATATCTTCTCTGGTTCTTTATATCAGACAACTCGTTTCAATATGTCTACTTTAATTAGTGACGTATTAGATCAGTTTGCTACTGGTAGCTGTCCTGTATATATTTATCCTTTCGAAGATAATTATCTGAAACTTTATGACTTCTATAAGAAGATTGTAGAATCTAACCAGACTTACTTGGCTCAGAATGCTTCTACTGATGATCAGTTAGCTGATCTTGAAATTGCTATGGCAATTAGTGAAGAAACTTTCGATCCTATGTTTGGTACTGTATTGAATACTCGTTCTAACGAGATTATTCCTTACTACAGAAACTACACAATGAAGAGCACTGGTCCTTATGTTGCTCCTGATATGGAAGTTGCAAATGCATCTATGATGCCTCAGAATCTATCCGATTGGGCTACTGCAACTGTAGGTGCTTCTGTACTTGTACTTGCAGATGAAAACAATGGTGGATATCGTTGGCGTTATACTGTATCTCATATTGATACTGATGCAGGAAACATTACATACGATGAAGGTGTAGAAGCTGCTGCTGATGACGATCAGTACGATGGTATTGATATCACTAATTCTAGAGGTATCATGTTTACTGGCGGTCATGATGGTGATTTCGAAGAGATTACTGTTGATGGAGTAACTCGTGCTCCTACTGCTGCAGAAATGAAACTATTACTCTCTCGTGAATATGTTTCTGCATTCCGTGGATATAAGGATCGTAAGATCTTAAGTCCTGCAAGAGTAAACCTTGACTTCATGTTCGATGCTAACTATAATATGACTTCTGAAGGTGACTTGACACTTGATGATTCTATCCAGAATCTATATAGTAATAGTACTGTCCTGACAGATGCAGATTATCAGCAGTTAGCAATTACTGCAAGTTCTGGTGCCATTGATGTTACTGATATTAACGTTAAACGTGCTATGTACGATCTTAACGAATTCAGAAACCGCAATGGTATGACTATTGCAGAAGACATGGGTGCTGGTTGTTCTTTATATCTTGACTGTGGTAATGTAGGTATTAAGAATGTTAATGCTTCTACTGAGTTGATGGATATCATTGAAATGTTTAGTGAGTTCACTGGACGTGCAACTTCTATCGACTTGGGTTGTTATGATATTTTTGATCCTTATACTGGCAGACGAGTTAAAGTTACAACTTCTTACTTCATTGCTAAAGAATTGATCAATCATATCATCCATGAAGGTTTGAACAAACCTTTCGTATATGGTCTTGCTCAGTTAACTTGCGTTCAGAAGAATAATGCACTTACTGCAGCTAACTCTATGATTCGTGATACCTTCCAACCTGATATTGATCTTATCGACTGGGATGTTAAGGAACTTCTGTTCACAAATCGTTTCAATTACTACTTAACTCGTGAAGAGGGTAGAATTGTTCAGCGTGCTGTTCAGAATACTCGTCAGCTTGATGCTTCTGCATTGCTTGAAGAGAATAACGTTCGTGTTCTTAACAGACTTAAGAAAGGTCTTGAACAGGCTAACCGCAATTATCTGTACAACTGGAATGAACCTGAAGCTCGTAAGGGTTATACTGATGCTCAGATGGCGATTTATCGTCCTTGGATTGGTACAATGGTTCAGGATATCAACATTGAGTTCAAAGCTAATGAGTGGGAGCAGGAACGCATGATTATGCACTGCTACTGTGTAGTTAAATTCCGTGATATTATTAAGAGAATCATTCTTGAAATTAATATCCAGAGACCTGATTATTCTGATGGAGGTGAAAGTTAATGGCTCTTAAAAATGTAATCACCAGTCAGACCGGAGGTCGTCAGTTTGATGCTCCTGACTTCACCAAATACTCTATGTTCGTTGGTGGTACTAATGCAACTCATCATGCATTACGTAACTATTCTCCAATGCTCAATGGTTTCGGTCGATTATTTATGGTACGTCCTCCTTTAGCAATCGCTAAAATGTTTGCTGGTGGAGATGACTTGTATAACACAAACTCTTTGTTCATTCAATTTAAGCACATGCTTGAATATATGAATAGATCTGTTACTGGTTTCCAGGAGAAAACAATTGAAAATGCATCTACACCTATTCAGGGTGGTTTTGCAGGTCGCCAGTTCTTTACTCCTACAGTAACTAAAGAAACAACCAATGAAATTACTATTGGTTTGTATGAAATGGTGGGTGCACCTGTATTCACTGTTATTGATGGTTGGATGAACGCCATCGGTGATGAGAACAGTGGTCTTGCTACTTATGGTGGCTGGATTTCAGGTGGTACTGACGCAGATGGTAAAGAGAAACGTTTGTATGCACGTAATGGTGAAAGTACAGATGGTATTGCATTCAATGAAGCAAATCATACTGCAGAATTCATCTATATCATGCATGATCGTTCCGGTGCTCAAGTTGAACGTGCTGTATTACTTGCAGACTGTTATCCTAAGGGAATTAATCAGGGAGCAATCCTTGATATGGCTCAGGGCGGAACTCATGATAACGTAACTTATGACGTTACTTTCAACTGCGTTGTGTACAGATCTCCTATCATCACAGCAATTGCAAATGACTTGTTAAAACAGTATCGTATTGTATCTAACTCACTGAACTTCAACCCTGAACTTGGTGATGCTGTATATGCAAACGGTAATGCTAACTTGTTTAATAGGTCTCTTGGTGCTGTTCCGGTTGATAGTGCAACTGGTACTAATATCGGTAACGTTCCTGTATTTACTACCACTACTGCACCTGTTACTAAGAACATTGGTCTCAAGAGTATGGTTGATGGCAAACTTGCTGGTCAGCCAGGAAGATCTGCTGGAACTTCTTGGGATGGTTTTGCACAGGAATAATCCCATAACGGTTTACTACCACTTCCTTTCCTTAAATATATACAGATACAATCCAGAGGGAATTCCCTCTGGATTGTATCATTTTTTGTCCAAATAAATATTTATATATTCTGCCCTTAACAATTAAGACAACAATGTTTAATTCACTCACCGTCTTAATTTATTAACACTCAACACAGAAAAGGAGGATATAAAATGGTTAGAGAAAAGTATAACCTCATCCAAGAACTGCAACGAAAAAATGAAGAGCTCAAAGGGAAAAAGAAATTAGCATTAACAGGTCAAGGTGATTTCTATGGAGGTAACAATGTAATGCGTAGTACGATGAACATTAAACATCATACGCAACATCTTACATTAGATAATCCAGAGTTTCCATTCCTGTATGATGGTAAAGAAAATATTACCGGTGAACATTCTTCATTCTATAAAAGAGCAGATAAGGAATATGAAGTATATGCAATCTGTAAGAAATATGAAAACCTTCTAAAAGGTAAATGTAACGTTGCTTTATACTTCTTATATTGCAGGCAGGATGACTCGTATACAGTAGTAGAGAGAAATCAAGTAGAAAATCTTACTGAGAATTTTGGTTTCGATTACAAGAATGATTTTCTTGATGCTGCAGAAGTTGGTGAAATTATTCCTGAAGGTACAATGTTATATTCAACTACATCTTATGATGAATACGGAAATACTTCAATTGGTGTAAATGGTCGAATTCTATATGGTGCACATCCAGCTGTACAGGATGATGCCATTATTCTATCAGAATCTTTTGCAAAAAGAATGGTAGCAAATAATGTAACATCAAAGACCATACCTATTAGTGAAAATACTATTCTTCTGAATCTCTATGGTAAAGAAGGAGAATATCAAGGTCTTCCGAATATAGGTGATATTATCAGTGATGGTATTTTAGCAGCTACTCGTCAGATTAAAGAAAGTAGAATGTTTTCTGACATGAGAGATATTTCTTTACATCATATCAATCAATCAGATGCTAAATATTACTGTCCTAAAGATTCTGAAATTATCGATATCAATGTATACTGCAATAATCCTAATATCAAAACCAATAAGGTTACAAAACAACTTATTCAGTATTACAATGATGCAAGATGGTTCTACACTGATGTGTATAAAGTATGTAAGAAAATTCTGAAAAGCGGTTCCAAAAATATCGACAAGGAAATCAATAGATGGAAACGTAAAGCTATGAACTATTTGGATACAGATGCTCAATGGGCTTTCAATGATTCTGTATTTTCAAATATTATGGTAGAGATTCTGATTAGAAGTAAAGAAACCGTCAAAGTCGGCCGCAAAATAGTCGGTAAAATGCATGCCGACGTAAAATCGTGCTAATTGCGGGAAACTCCTGTTAAGTTCTAACTACTAACCATAGATAGTGATATACTATGGGGCAATGGGTAATTCCAAAGGTATAGTAAAAATGTTAGAAATAGGGACAACCGACGCAGCGAAGTATCCTAAACAGGATATGAGTTCAACGATCATCCCTTGGATAATATTAATAAATTAATATTATCAATAGGAGTAGGGCCTAAGCAGGACTGAATAAGGTCTAAGAGGTGGGTGAGAATCCCTTAAATCGAAATGCCGGTCATAGTATAATTACTATGAAAGATATGATCTCGACGATCGAAAGATCCTTCAGTAGTGAAATTCTACTGTCGTTATGTGAAAGCATAAGAAGCATTAAGTTGCTGCATTGATGTTGCGAATCAATGTGTAAGAAACCGAGGCATGGAAACAAGACTGTGACATGTAGTATATGGCCAGATGAAGAAATGCCATATTTAACTACAGAAATGACAACTGATCAATATGGTGTAAAACATGCTAAAGGAGTACGAGAACGAGTAGATTTAATAACTAATCCATTGGCTATTATCAATCGTACTATTCCAATGGTTATGTATGAAGGATCAGTTACATTTATTCTAGATCGTGCTAGAAAACATGCAGCAACTTTAGATACTATAGAAGAACAAAAAGAATTTATGTTCGATATATTACGAATCTTAAATCCTAAACAGACTAAAGATTTAGAAGATATTTATGATGGTTTATCAGATTATCAAAAGAAACATTTCATTCAAGACTGTATCTCTGTAGATAGAAATGGATTACTTATCACCAATAATGGATTATATTCAAGATGGGAACCTTTCAATGAAGAATGGTCATTACGAGATTCTATCTTAGAGATATATGAAAAGTATGGTGATATTATTAAACCTTATCATATCTTTGCTCCTAAACCAAAGTGGGGAAGGGATATTTGGATTGGTGACGATTATGTTGGATATCAATATATCATGATGCTTAAACAGTCCGGTGAGAAAGGTTTCTCTGTTAGATCTTCTGGAGCCATTGGTGATGAATCTCTACCTGAGAAGAGTAACTCGAATAAAACTGGTAGAGATTGGAAATCAACAAAGCCGATTAACTACAAATCTAGTTGGCTTTAAACCCTTTTAATTGCGGGAAGTTCCTTAGAGCTTATAACTACCACAGCTGCCAGTAATGGACAGTGTTAGTACTAACTGTAATGGGTTAGGGATGGTAAAAACGTTATAAGATTGGATAATCCGCAGCTAAAATACTGTGTATATTATTGACTAAAATCAAATCATATATTCTATATAGAAAGGAGGTAATCAATATGAAACTATCTAAATTAGATAAATTATTACAAGAAGAAAGAAATAAACATTCTCAATATCTATTTAACAAGAATGATTATGAATTACAAATTGCAGAAATACAATTGTTAAATCAATACATTCATGATCTGAATAATCCTGTATGGAAACCAGTGATTATTGATGGTAAAGATTCAGGATATAAGATTAGTAATACAGGCGTTGTGATAAATGTTAAAAATCAAACTATTCAAGGTGCTGTTACAAATGCTGGATATCTGATGATAAATATTTATGGTCTAAAAGAAAAACCATATAAACGTTCCATACATAGGTTAGTAGCTGAAGCATTTATTCCAAATCCAGAGAATAAACCATTTGTAAATCACAAGAATGGTATTAAAACATGTAATTGGGTTGGGAACTTAGAATGGGTCACAATTCAAGAAAATATGCAACATGCAGTAGATACTGGTCTTTTAGACATTAAAGGTATTAAACATCCAGAAAATGTGTATACTGAAGAACAAATTAGATTAGTATGTGAAATGTTAGAAAATACTAATAGTAATCCAGCTTTAATATCAGAATTAACAGGTGTTTCATCTATAATTATTTATCATATTAGAAAAGGTGAAACATGGACACATATTTCTTCTGAATATAATATTCCTTCGATAAATTTTAGAAATGAATATTCAGAAGATAAAATTCATAATATTTGTAAAATGTTAGAAAATCCAAATGTGAAAATAATGGAAATATCTGAGATTATGAATGTTCCTAAAACGTTAATTTATGATATTAATACTAAAAGATCATGGAAACATATTAGTTGTTTATATAGTATACCAGTTAAACGTCAATAAACACAGTATAAAGTTCAACGACTATCGACCAACTGTAGTATTCGAGAAATACGATACTAATACAGTCAGTAGAGTACAGCTAATGAATTCATTAGTCTATTTATAGTGGAATGATAAATAGTGCAATATGGAAATGGAGGGCAAATAATATTGGTAATAGATATTATTTGAAGATATAGTCTAATCTATTCACGAAATTGAAAGTTAAGAAAATCCCTTGTAGATTTGGGGAGTACGAAACGCCTAATTTCCTTGTAATTACAGATCCTCAAGACTTCGCATTAGTTAGTGCACTATACAGATCTTCAATTGATGGAAGACGTTATATGTATGAAGCTATATTATCAGAAGATGGTCATTATAATATTCCGGATAATTTTACTCAACGATCTGTAGAAGTTCTTCAGGTATATCTGAAATCATTAGGAGTACGTATGGAAACAATCATCGATGAAGATGAATATATCGGTGAGGCAGAACACGATGAAGATAGTGTAGGATTTGTAGTAGGTAATAGTACAATCTTCTGCACATCTAATGAAATGTATCATCTCAAGAAACTTGGTAAAATATACAGAAGATATCTTAAAGAGAATCCTGGAGATATTGATGATGTTGACGAAGTTTGGGACTATGTAGTAGAAAATCTTCCATTCAAGAAGAAATATCTCACTGATAATATAATCAACTTGTTTAAGACTCATTTGGAAGATTTCGCTATCAGCAAATAAAAAGAGAGGTAAATGATATGGAAGAAATTTATAAAATCATTATTCCTATTCTCTCTGTATCAATGTTGATTAGTTTCGGAGCATTTTTATGTGTGCTCCGAAACTATCTCATATTAAAAAAGAGAGAAGAAGAATTACAAGAACTAAATGCAAAATTAAAGAAAGATAGTGAACGAAAGAACACTCAATATTCTGAAGATATATTGAAATATGTTCGTATGTTTACAACCCAAGTAACTTTCTTGCATTTCAGAGATTTCATTGACAATCATAAAGTTGAAATGACAACGAAAGAAAATATCAGAACTTTAGTGGCAGATATCAGTAATGAAGTACATGACAGTATTAATGCTGATAGAATCATATTTGATGACACACTATTCACTAAAGAGTTTTACGAATCATATATTATTCGTATAACAATGGATACCATTAAAGATCTACTATCAAAAACAGTAGATGAAATTTAACATGTTTAAGGAGGATATTTAACATGAGTGACGAAAGTAAAGTAATTGCATTTCCTGGTAGTGAAACTGCACAAGAAGAAATTAAAGAAAACGAAACTGTAGAAGCAGTTCAGGAAGAGATTGCGGAAAGTGGTCCTATTGAATTGGATCCTGAAAACCCAATTAATGAAATGAGTATGAAACAGATTGAAGAACTTATGAAGCAGGCTGAAATGATGGTTCAGATTATGCAGAATCAGTGGAGTGCTTCTGCTCGTGAGTTACATATTAATGATACTCATATGAAAGAACTTGGTAAATGGAACGATGATCATCGTACTCCTATGCCTGAAGATATCAGTGAAGAAGAAAGAAATAACTGGGATCATTTAAATGGTATTGACTGTATTACTGAAGAAGAAGTAAATAGAATCTTTGGTGAGGAGCATCCTATTCATGGTGTTATGTTCTCTCAGACAGTTGATCGAATTAAGGCTGCTTGTAATGACTTCTTTGGTTGGTTAACAACTATGCGTGAATATCGTCAGATTCATGATGCTTATCTTGAACTACTTGAAGTAGAAGAAGAAAAGAATATTGAAGTTCTCAAAGCAAAGGCTGAAGAGGAAGAAGATCCTGAAAAGAAAGCTAAGATGCAGGAAAGTATCGATCTTTATTATGATCGAAAATTCCTTGGATGGTTAGCTAAACCTTTTGCAGAAGATGAAAGAGATCGTATTCTCAAAGCACTTGGAGATCCAAAGAAGATTGAATATTGGCTTGAAAGATGTAGAACAAAACTTTCCCAGTTAAAGATTTCTCAGAAGTTCATTTTGGAAATTGCACAGTTTGAACAGAGATTCCTTCCTGAGAAATATCATAAAGCTAACAATGTTCTTCTATTATATTTCATGGCAACATGTGGATATTGTAAAGCAAGTGATCCTGAAGATGATGGTCGTGTGAAGACTGTTTGTATGGTTATTGCTTTAGATGCATTTATCCGCAATACTTGGAGAGAGGAAAGAAAGCAGAATCTGCTTAATAATATCATTGCTTTTGAAGATCAGTTTATTGATTTCATTAAGGAACCTGAAACTGAACACGAAGTAACACCTCCAATCACAGAAGAATCTGAATCCGTTAGCGAATAATACAAATAATATGGAGAGAGGATTTAATCCTCTCTCCATATTATTTTAAACGCATCATTTCTTTTTATGTAAATATATTATTAATGTATAATAAAGAAAAGGAAGGTGCTTAAAATGAAATTTATTTTCAAAGAATGGTTACAAGATAAGAAAGCTTGCATGATGTTGTTATGTTGGTTTATCTGTAATCTTGTAACAGTGGTAATCAGTAACTATTTAGTGATAATGATATCCAATATTTTCGGTGATATTGAAAATTGGATTAATCATTTGATCACACTCGTATTCGTACTAATCACGAATATAATTGCAAGTTCTCTTGTTGGTTATTTACGAACAGCTAGTATCAAACAAGTGTATACTACATTGATCAATAGATATGTAGATAAAATTCTAGGTGCTGAATACAAAATGTTTACTAAATATTCGGTTGCTCGAATTAATACTGCTCAAGAATTTCTCAGTAAGATTTCTAGTATCGGTATGAATACCGGAGCTTTCATCATTCGTTGCTGTGCGATAATCATAACATTGTTTACAATGTATCAAATTGGTGGAGATATGATAATTCCAATAATCATCATTTATTTCATAGGAATGATAATTTTCAGTAAAGTTTATAAAGAGTATATGAAAATTGATGAAGCGTTTACAGTTGTCAAAAGAAAAAGGAATCAGGAAGTAGAAAACATCATTAATGGATTTGCCGAGGTTAGATCATTTAATACAGTTGAAGAACATCGAATTTCTATAAGAAATAAAAATCAAGAAATATGCGGAAACCAAATAAAGAAAGCAAAAATTAATTCAATATTATATGGATCAATAGATGGTGTTGAAGCAGTTGGATTAATTATTGTAATTGGATATACAATTTATCAGCTTTCTCTTGAAGCTCTTAATCAAGCTCAAGCAATGAGTTTAATAATGCTAGTATTTAAACTCATGGATCCAATGTTAGCAATACTTGATTTTATATCTGATATTTCTGATAACATGTCATTGAAAGATGAATATAAAAATATTATTGAATATCCTGGTTTGATGAGAGATGGGTCTGTAGAGTTGTTAGAATTTAAGGATGAAATTAATCTCAAAAATGTAACATTTTCATATGATAATTCTAACAATACATTAGCTGGCGTTAATATGAAAATTAAGAAAGGGCAGAAAATAGGAATTTGTGGAACTAGTGGTGGTGGAAAATCAACTTTATTTAAACTTCTGAATCGTTTCTATGATCATAAGGGTGGAGAAATAACAATTGATGGAGTTCCGTTAAACGAGATAACACTTGATAGTTATAGAAAACACGTTGGATCTGTACATCAGGAAAACATAATCTTTCCTGGAACTATTAAAGAAAATATCATGTATGGTTCATCTCATGCTACTGAAAATGAATTATTAGATGCCTGCAACAAAGCTCATATTCTAGAATTCATATTGTCATTGGACAAGAAGTTTGACACAGAAGTTGGGCCAAGAGGTTTAAAACTATCAGGTGGACAGAAACAGAGAATATCTTTAGCAAGATTATTTCTTAAGAACCCGGAAATTATACTACTAGACGAAGCCACAAGTGCTCTCGATAATGAATCTGAAACTATCATTCAAGATGCAGTAGATGCCTTGGAAGGAAAGACTATAATAACAATCGCTCATAGATTATCAACTATACAAAATTGTGATATAATTTATGTGATCCAAAACGGTACAGTGGTAGAATCAGGAAGTCATCAAGAACTAGTAGAAAAGCATGGAGTATATTATAACATGCTAAAATAATAACTATATACAGAAGAGGACTATTAGTCCTCTTCTGTATATTTAAAGTTTAAAAAGGAGGATTTTATAATAATGAATCTATTTAAAAAGAAAACAGAAAATAATTCACCAATGTCAGTAAAACAAGAAACTGGAAAATCTTTATATCAGCCATGTTATAAATGTCCACTTTGCGGACGTATGCTTGTTGTAGGTAATCCTCGAGAAATTCCATATGACAAGTTACCAGAATTATTAGGAATGGTAATCCAGAATCAAATGTTTCAAGGAAATCCATATTTGTATCAAGTACCGTTACATGTTCCTTGTAAATGTAACGATGGATCTGCAGGTTTAGCAATGTTTGCTGGTTTTAGAAAGATTAATTAACATAGGAGGTTTATTATGAGAACATTTAACGAAATTCATGAAAACGTATTAAAAGGAATCGAAGAGCTAAAATCACTGAGTTCTGGAAATGTTGAAAGTAGAGTTTATTATATCAAGAGAAAATCAATTCTAGAAGAAATTATTGGAAATATTGATGAAGGTATGAGGTTATATCCTACAAGTATTCCAATGTATTCAATGCTGAAATCTAGAGTTCAATCCTCTATTAATATCATGAACCTTGCTGATCAAGTTGGTGTAGTTAATCGATAATTAATAAAGGATGGGAGATATATCTCCCATCCTTTATTTTTTATTTTCGGACCTCCTTATAACAACTTTATTGAAATATTAAGAAAGGAAGTGTGATTATGAGTCAATTAATTTTTGATGAAAGTACTCTCATTAATGGGAATATATTTAAATTTGAAGAACGTTTAAATTCTCAAATGAATAAATATCACGGTAGTGGTGCTATTCTTACTACATATTTTTCACAAGATGAAAACTCTTCAACTGTTGATCGTGGTACAAAAGATATAGATGAGTTATTTGGTAAACATGCCCCTATCAGATATAATGAAATTGATAATTTTCCATTATATGATTTTGGACAAGCAAATCCAGAGAATACTGATGAACAACAAATTGAAGATATCAATGTTGATGGTGAATGTACTATATTGCCATCTACTATAGTTCCTAAACCAATGGACCTTTTCATCGTAAAACATTTGAAAATGATTCATCTATTTCAGGTAACCAATGTATCTTATGATAGTATGAAACCTGATGGATTTTATAAGATTAGATATCATTTACAAACCACATCTCATGAATCAATTCAGAAATTAAGAACATATCAAGTCATTGATAAATATCATACTGAATTAAATGCCATTGGTACAAATTTAAATCCAATTATTAGAGAAGATGATTTCGTGACTAAAGGTCAGATTCTTCAAATGATTAACCAGATGATTGTATCATATAGAGCATTGTTCTATGATGAAAAACATAATTGTTTTTTATACAAAGATGAAAATGGTGATCGATGGTTTGATATGTGTGCCAATGAGTTTATCGGCAAATATAGTTTAATGAACTTCTCAAATTCAGGTAAAGTAATAGTATTACAAGATAAGCTAAGAGATTCAATGTTACCAATTAAATATAATAATTCTATTTTCAGTTGGCTGGAATTAGGTGCACCTGCAAGATTACTTCAGAAATTTAATTTCAATTTACGATATGCATCTGAATATAGATATTCTTCTTTTGTAGAATGGGGAGAAGATGATGTTCAAGTAATACATCCTCTCAATACCAATGATAGACATCTTCAATATTCATATTTCGATGATGTCCAATTTAATGCTTTCATGAATACAAGTGAAGAACCTATTAACGAATATGAAAAATTGATTTGGAAGTATATTAATAAATCAGATATTTCAATGACTGATATTTCATTATATACAGCAGATGCATTAATATCTTCCGTATATCATAAAGATATTTATCTTTATACACCAATTATCATATTTATTATGCGTAAAATCCTCGGACTTAACTGAAAACAGATCAGTAATGGATAACATTGAATTCCAATTTATTTTAAGAAAGGAGATATAGATATGAACAACTGTACGTGTTGTGATCAGAATTCTGTACATACAAATGCATATCTCAATTTAAATGGGATTCCTTATCTTGTAGCAGAGTACCTAGATCAAAGATCTTTTCAACAAATAGATAGTTCCATCATTAAGAGTGAAATCTTTATTGATCAATCTGAATGTATGAGAACTATTGTTGATATTAGTATTGACGATATTGGAAAACGTGCTTCTGATGGTGGTCTCAATATCATTGGTAATATGACAAAACAGAATGATTTGATTACTCTTATTAAAAATAATTATGATATGCTTGAACATCAGTTACCTGTGTTTCGTAAAGGTATAATGTTGAGAGTAAATTATCAGTTAGAAAATAAGAGAACTGGTCAAGTTCTTCGTTCTGCAATTGAAACAATCAGGATTCCTGAACGCAATTATTTCATGGCTATTAACCAGAGTGATATTAATGACAATGCTATTGTTGTAAACTTCTGTAATTCAATGGTTTCAACTATTGATCAATTTACTCATGGTACTGAACCGATGATGCTTCGTATTACATCAATTCAGATGTTCTATGAATGTGTTAAAAATGATCCAAAAACTCCTAGAGTTAAACAGAGTATGATCTACGATCCTAAAATGGTTGAATATTTTTATGGTTGTGAATCTGATATTTACAATTATCACCAACAGGTTCAAACAAGACATTCGTTTGATGAATCTTTCCAAAGAAGTTTTTGTCCTCCTACATGGACTTTCTTTAATAGATTCTACCATTATGACGAAGAAAATAAAGATATGATTCTTCATTTAGAAGAAATCAATCATAAGGGAACTAAAACACTTGCAATGGCATGTGGAACTATTCATGTGAACAGAACATTTTTAATCAATCCTGGTCATAGAATTATTTTCAAATTCTCTATATGGAAGAATGACATTATTGTAGTAAATGATTCCTCTTATATAGCAGAAGCTTTGAAATCTCCATATTATCAAACTCAAGGAAATACTTCTTGTAATTGTAATCCTCAGAACAATCAATCTGGAATTAACAAAATGGATTATGAACAGAATACAGTCATCAATCAGTTGAATGAAAGTATTCAGACACTTGTCTCTGTGATTAAAGATTTACATCCTGAAAGCGGAGAGACAGTAAATCCTGAGATTCCAGAACTTCCTGAGAAGCCTACAAAACCTCCAATCAAACCAAATATTCCTCCTAGTAAAGCTAAGTTTATTAAAGCTTTATTAAAGAAAATTGATGAATTGCAAAAAGAAGTTGAAGAATTAAAGAAATTCGATGATTCTATTGATGAAGAGATTTCTGATTCAGTCACAGAAACATTAGAAGAAGTAATTGCTCCGATTTCTCATGATTGGATAAGTGAAATGCTTGAAAGCCTGGATGAAGATACGGGAGATTCATTTGAAGAGTAAGCTTTTATTTAGGGAGGGATAATATTCATATGGATGATATTATGAAACTCATGACTGTGGAAGAAATCCAAAAATTTGCTGAAGAGATGTTTAAAGCAATAAATACAAGAATTGATGAACGATTCATAAAATCTGAAAATATTGAAGAAGATACCTCCTTATTAGAAGAATAAATGTAGACGAAACAAGTCTATAAATCTGAAAGAAGGAGGGTAAAAAGTATGGATATCAATGAAATTATGAAATATGAATTTCTAGATCGTGCAGGTGTGAAAGAACTTACTAAAGGCATCTTACAGAGTGTCAATACTAAGATTGCAGAACGTATTGTTACTGAAGTAAATGCTTCTAGTGATGATAATCATACTCCTAGTGCATTAGCTGTGTATAAAGCTATTCAGAATAGCAAACATACTAGCTTTAAAACTGTCACTGGAGATATTGATGTTCAGGTTCCTGAAGCTGAAAGATCTAGTAATTTCATATATCTACAGCGTGACTCTGAAGAAGATACAACTTGGATGATGTACGTTTGGATCACAGATACTACTGAAGAAGAAACTACTGGTAGTTGGTTCTGCCTTGGTAATACTGATATTGATCTAAGTGGTTACTGGTCCAAATCAGAAGGAGACATCGCTGAGCTCCGTGTTGCACTTGGAATTGATACAATTACTAGTGACATCGAAGCTTTGGCTGAAGTTGTAGGTGGTAAAGTAAGTTCTGAAGATCTCAATGGTATTGAAGCTGATGAACTTACTGCAATTCTTGATGAAGCTATGCTTAAAACAGATGCATTCCCATCTCAGTTCACTTTAACTATTAACTATGTTGATACTGAAGGAAATTCTGTTGCTGAAGCATATTCAGCTAAGGTAACTTCTGGTGAAGACTATGAAGTTGAATCCCCAGTAGTTGATGGTTACACAACTACTCAAACTGTAATTAGTGGTGTAATGCCTAAGGAAGATGCTACTATTAACGTAGAGTATACTTCTACGGTTACTACAGAATAATTACAGAATAACAAATAATGTAATAGTGGAATATCCATTATAACAAATCTCAAAACTATAAAAAGAATAGAAAGGATGACTCAATTATGGCAGTTGAAAAATTCAATTTCCTCGATGAATCTGGTGTGCAGGCACTAGCGACTTATATCCTGCGTGGAGCTAACTCTCGTATCAAGGAACGTATCATTGATTCTACTGTAGGCATCACTGCTGATGCATACAATGATGACAATCACGTTCTTGCTGCAAAGGTATTGCTTGGCTTGATTGGTAATATCGATAACTTCGATACTACTATTGACGGTACTGGTAATACTGTACTTGACAAGGTTAAGGCTCTTAAGAATGCAATTGGTACTGCAGCTGACGGTGCTACTACTGCTACTGTATATGGTGAAATTGCAAAGGTTCGTACTGAAATCTCTGCTCTTACTCACTTGACTTATCAGGTAGTAACTGGTGACATCGAAACTCAGGTACCTGCTGGTGAAGCTAAGACTGACGTGATCTATCTTCAGCATGATGAACCTAGCTACTCTGTAGGTAACGATGGTTTCCTGTTGGCTGCAGATGGTTCTCATGCTGCTAGTGATGGATACGAAGCTTACGTAGATCCTGATACTGGTGTTGTATACAAGGTTGTAGACGGTACTGTAACTACTGATGTTGTAGCTGATGACGATGCAATCTATGCAAACGTTGCTCAGGTTGAAGACACTACTTACAACCTTTACATCTACAACAAGACTGGTGAAGATACTTACGAATGGCTTTGTGTTGGTGACACTTCCATCTCCTTGTCCAATTACTGGGATAAGAGCGATGCAAGCGTTAACGAGTTGAAGAACTTGATCATGGAAGCTATTGCAGAAGATACCATCAGCTCTGCTGTTGCTACTGCATTTGCTAACACTGATCCTTACACTGGCGACAACGCTTATCTTGACTAATATATCCTCCGATATATAATAAAGATATAGAGGTAGTAGGACGAGGCAATTGCCTCGTCCTACTATTTCACCTTTGTTATTTAACGATCTTAGTATATGCTGAAGTTGCTTTTGTTTTTATATTATTCGATGCAATAGATCCAATTACACGATTATATACTTCCTGTAGTATTTCATCATTATCTTTACTCCAGTAATTCAGAAGATCATATTTAGTTTCTCCTACAGCTAACCATTTATCTTTGTAAATATACATTGTCCATGTATTATCATCTTCTGAATCATGTTGGAAATATAATATTGAACTATCCGGATTAGTCACTAATGTATTGATATCACCAGTAATAAAACTGAACTTAAGATGTTCCATAATACTAGAAGCACCAATACCAGCAACTGTTATACCACAGTATCCACATGCATCTTGTAAAGATTTTTTGACATCTGAAATTTCTCCAGTCGTATTATTAATGACATTAATAACCTGATCTATCAATGATAATACACTTTTAGCACTAGGCATTTCATTATCCGTACTTTCAGAATCTATATCTGTACATATGGATTTTTCCAAATTTTCTTCAGCGATTTCTTTTACAACATCGATGAATTCTTGTGTTCCAAGATCATCAAGAAATTGATATACATTATTGCTCATTTCTGCCATCCTCCTTTATTTAGTTTACTTGTATACTCCAAGCATATCTTTAAAGAATGGTCTTGGTTCAGTATTCGTGAGCAACCCTTCTTTAAAGATATCACAGTTTATAAAGAAGGAGTGATTACAAAATGGGACTAATAGGACATGAAATTATTCAATCACGTGTGTGGATAGATCCCAACGCCACTCCTCCACCTAATCTAAATTATAAGAACACATTTCCTATTACTGTATTTAAAGCTGTACGACAGGATATGTACGATGAGGATAGTCCTACATTAGCAGAAGTATTAGAACAAATTAATTCTGATTTGAATGGACGTCAACCTCTTATCCCTGCTAAATCAGCTGATAATTTAGTAACTTATGGTGGAGCAGCTGGTGCTATTGGATCTATTCAAATTAGTACTAAAATTCCATACGATGAAGCTTCTCAACGAAGTGATAGAATTCCAACAGAAAAAGCTGTAGGTGAATTACTTCGTAAATATGGCTTTGTAGATAATAATGGAAATGCTACTGGTGATGACACGACCAAATTACTATGGACTGCAATTGTTGGTAGGCCAGAAATATATAATGAATTAGGCGATGATGAAACAGGTATTGTTTCTCAAGCTGCGATAACAAAATTAATTTCTGATATTAGAAAAGAAATGTCTAATATAATAACAGAAATTGATTCTACTCAATTCGGAGTTAATATTACTAAACATATATCTGATTATGAAAATCCTCATCATGTAACAGCTAAACAGATTGGTGCAGTAGATTTAGTTACTTTTGAAAATCATACTCTTGATAAAAATAATCCACATGAAGTAACTAAAGATCAGATTGGGTTAAGTAATGTAGATAATACTTCCGATATTGATAAACCTATTTCTAGAGCAACTAAGAATGCATTAGATAATTTAAATGCATTAATTTCTGGAATTAGTGGTTTATATGGTGACTTGAAATATGTAATTGATATCAATTATGATCAAACAAAAGGTAGATTATTGATATCTTTTAATGATACTTCAGTCGTATCTATTCCAATTGTTACTGATGGTTTAGTTGATGAAATTACTGTAGATCAGGAAACTAATGAATTGGTTATTACTGAATTAAATGGATCTTCTAAGCGTATCAGTATTCAGAATCTAGTTCAGAAATATATAGGTACAATTGGAACCCATATCAAAATTGAAGTAAATAAAGATGCAAATCTTATAAGTGCTTCAATTATTCCAAAGAGCATTACTTCTAATGAGATATTAGATAATTCTTTAGGTAATTCTGTGTATGCCGATAAATCTATTACTGGTAATAAGATAGCTGATTTAACAATTACTACCATCAACTATGCTGATGGATCTATTACAACAGAAAAGATTGCAGATGGAACTATTAAAGATTCTAATATTGAAACTCATACACTTACAGGTAGAGTATTATTTACATCTGAAATATCTAATAGGATTTTAGCTGTAAAAGAAGCTGGATCAGATGCAGAGTGGATGCAAGTAATTAATGAGATGATTGCTGATAATGCTATATCTACATCCAAATTATCAGATAAATCAGTAACTCATGAAAAAATTGCAGATACTGCAGTTGATACAAATAACATCAGAGAAAATGCAGTTACTGGAGATAAGATTGCTCAATATGCAGTATTGCGTAATGTTAAATTAAATGAATCTCCTGTATTAGAATCTGATGATAACAGTATTCCTGATACATCATGGGTTCGTAAGTTATTCAGCAATATTACTATTACTGGAAAAAATATTGCTCCGCATTCAGTAAGCGGAGAACATCTTTTTTCTTCTCCATTGAAAAATAGAGCTTTAATAGTTACTGAAGTTAATGGAGATGCTTACTGGGGCAGAATTAATTCAGATATGTTGGATGATGAATCTGTAGATTCCCACAATATTAAATCTAATGCAGTTACTGAAGAAAAATTAGCGAATAGATCAGTATCTAAAAGAGTTCTCGATAAAGATTCTGTTTCTACATTAGCTCTTGAAGAATCTTCTGTAACTAGTGAAAAGATTTTTAAATCTGAAATCCCTAATAGAGTACTAGCTGTTGGTCCAGATGGTGGACACCCTCAATATTCTCAGATCACAAGAGAAATGATGGCTACAGCTTCTGTTGGAACTGATGCTATTATTGATGAATCCATAACTGAAGAAAAACTAGCAATTCCTGATATCAATAAATCTATTTTGGGTTTTGATTTAATTAATAGAACTCCAAAATGGATGAAACTTACTACAGATTTCATCGAGGATTATTCCGTTACTGGTGAGAAGATATTTAGTAGTAGTATCTCTGATATGGTACTTGCTGTTGAAGATGCTAATACACCTGCTAAATATATGAAGATTACTTCTAAAATGTTAGGAGAAGATGTTAAGTTTGACATTTCTAACATTAAAGATGAATCTATCACCTCTAAATATTTAGCAAAGCAGATAATTGATTCTACGCATATTCTACCAGAGGTTATTATTAATGAACATATTGCCGATCATTCAATAGAAATAAGCAAATTAGCAATTCCTGATATAAAGAGTAGAATTATTGGTATCGGAAAAGATAGTGATCAAATAAAATGGATGCAAATTCAAACAGATATGATCGAAGATATGTCTGTTACTGGTGAAAAAATATTCAGAAGTGAAAGACCTTTCAGAGTATTAGGTTCTGTTAATATTGGAGATGTACCTGATTTTATTCAGATCACGGAAGAGTTTATTGAAGATGGATCTATTGGTCATTCTAAATTAAAACACGATTTACTATTTTATGGTAATACACGAATTGCCGATAGACCAGCCGAATATTCAAATGATAATTCTATTCCTGATACTGCTTGGGTGCGAAAAACTATTAAATCTATGATGGGTAATTATTCTCATGAAGGAGAAGTAATTTTACCAGATGGATTAATAGATATATCTAAACTTAAATCTTCGGAAGTATCTAATGTAATTCTTGGAGTAAGTGAAGCCGGTTCAGCTCCTCAATATATGAAAGTAGTCGAGGACATGATTGAAAATGCTTCTATTACCAGAGATAAGCTGGTAAGAAGTATTGAATTACTTGGTTCACCGAAAGTAGAAGTTCGTCCAGCACCACAAGCAAGTGATGATAATGGTGATGGTGAATTAATACCGGACTGTCAGTGGGTTATTGATAGAATTATCGAGCATTTGGCAAAATTCAATTCTAATCTACAATCAAGAATTCCTTGTTATGGTGGATTGAATAGCGGTGGTTCACCAGGTACTGGAGATTCTGGTAATGATTCAAGTTCTAGTGTTACTAGAAATATCACCATAGATGACATCAGTGATGAAACCATTCTAAGTATACTTGCAGGTGAAACTGAAGCAAGTTCAAATGAATCATTTACGTATAATGACGTTGAATTTGATCGTATTGATGAATCTATTCTCGAAGCTATCGTTGATGAGGAATTAATTGTTGAGGAATCTTCTGAAAGTACACAAATTGGTGATATTGTTATAGAACCAATTTCTGCAGAAAGAATTCGTGCTATTATCGATGGTGAAGTTTCTGTTGAAGATACTGAAGATGGTAGTATTAATCTTACTCTTGAAGGAAATTCTGGTTCGTCTTGTAATTGTGGATGTGGAAATGGTTCTGGAGTTGATTACTCTTATATTATTCCTATTTCACAAGATACAATGTATGCTATACTTAATAATGATCAAGTAGTTACAAATAATCCATCTATGTACACTGACTATGGTGATGAAGTACTAAGTATTTCTAATAAAGATATCAGTGACATGGTTGACGGAACATTAGAAGTTACATATGCTTCTAGTTCCTTTGAAGTAAAAGAAAACGAGATTGCTCCTATTGATGTATCTAGAATTCGTGGTATCATTACTGGAGAAATTGAACCTGAATCAGAACCAATGATTGACATCACTGGATATGGATATAATGAACAAAAGGGTGCAATACTAAAAGAAGATTCTGTAATTACAGATTATATCAACGATCGTGCAGTTACAGGTAAGAAATTATTCACTAGTGAGCAACCTAATAAAGTACTTGCAGTTACTGATGCGAATACTGACCCAGTATGGACAAATATAACTGGAGAAATGGTTGAAAAAGAAACTTTAACCCCTGATTTATTCAAGGATTCTGAAGATCCAAATACAGTTATTTCTATGAATAAAGAAACTGGTAAAGTTGATTGGGTTAAAGTTAATTCTGAAATGATTGAAAATGAAAGTATTAATGATGATAAGATTCAAATGAATTCTATCAAAGGTAATAAGATTCAAGATTTTTCAATCGGTGCTCAGAAACTTGCTAATGAAGAAATGATCAATACAGTTCATATTCTAGATAATGCTATCGATAATAGTAAAATTAGAAATGAATCTGTAACAGAAGAAAAGATTGCAGATAAATCTATTTCTATGAGTAAAATGCAAGATGAATCCATCAATGGAGATAAACTTGTTCAAGAAATTGAATTACCTGCATATACAACAGTTAAAAAGCATTCTGATCTTGAAAGAAGAGCTATTAGAAATACTATTATTTCTTATAGAAGACCTACCGATGGACAGAATGGTGATATCTGGTTCCGTTATTCATAAAGGAAGGAGGGGTTTAAAATGATTTTAGAATTAAATGATTCAACTCAACTTGAAGTAATTCGCATTCTTGGAGGTCCTCGAATAATCAATGGAATTACAAGAGACACATTATCCATTGAAATAGATCCTTCCTATATGGATCTCAAAGAACTTACATCTATATTTAATAATCCTGGCAAAACTAATCATCTTTATTCATATATGAATTATGAAAATGAATCCAATGTAAAAACACTAATTGCAGAAGGATATAATATTTTTATATCTAGTAGAACTGAAACTAGAAAAGTTGATAAAATGCCAGGATTTATTTCACAGGATGAGTTTGAAAATATTCATGTGATAAATATTGCTCAATTGACATATGAAGAGTATCAATTATATTTAAATGGTAACTGGATACCTCCTAATATTTCAAATTAAAGGAGGTATCTAAAAATGTCAGTTCCTGTCAATATAAATAACATATGGAGAGAAGTAGATAATCCACAGACATGTATTAATGGTATATGGAGAGATACAGAACAATGGATGAACATAAATGGTATATGGCGAAGAGATACTCCAAAGAAGACTTTTAAAGCTGAAGATATTATGAGTTTTCGTATGGTTTATTTACTGAACAAACAAATTCATCATCCAATGTATCCTGAATTAGAATTTAATGAAGATCTTGAAAATATTTTACAAATTCATTATGATAAAGAAGAAAATCTTAACACAAAAACTTTATTATTTGAATATTCTAAAGATAAATATGAGGTGGAAGGTAATTTTCTTTTCATAGGAAGATTATATGCAATACTTTCGGATGGATCTTCTATTTCTATTTCAGATATTAATGATAATCCAATGAGTTGTGAGTTTGATAATATTGCAATAAATATTTCAGGATATACCGTTTATGAATCATATGGTCCATATGTAACTGGATGGAATAGAATGTTTAAGAAAAATGATAATTTACCTCAATATGAGATAAACAGTGAACGTAATGTATCAAAATTTTCTTCAATGATTTTATTACCATCATATCGTAGAGATTCAGATTTTTATCCAGTAGCTGCAATAGGTATTGCTCGTAATATGTCCGATCCTAATCATAATATGGTAGGTTCATACGGATTATTAGAACACACCATCGAATCAATAACTGTAAATGGAAAGCATCTACCTTTCAAAATAGAAGTTTATAAGTAATTGATTAGGAGGAGTCAATTGACTCCTCCTAATCTTGTTTATATATTATCGCATTAATTATGGACGAAATATAAACTCGTTTCTAAATTACTATTATTTACTTACTTATAGAAAGGATAAAATAATATGGAAGAAAAAAGAAAATTAATACTAGCAATTGACTTTAATAACGTGGCATTTGCTAGTTATTATGGACAACACTTAGTCAACTCTAAGGGTATCAATGTTAATGCAATTAAAGGGTTTTTCTTTAAATTAAAAATGTTAAAAGAAACTTTTGAGCCAGACTTTATTGTATTCGCTAATGATATTAGTAGAAAACGTACATTTAGAAGGAAGATGTATCCAGGATACAAAGCACAACGTAAAAAACATGATCAAGATATTATAGATCAAATGAGATACATATCTCAATTAATTGCTCTATTAGGATTTCAAACTTTGAATAATGAACTTTATGAAGCTGATGATGTATTGGGTATGATTTCACGTTTAGGTGAAGACAATGATATGGATGTTATAATTATTTCTTCAGATAAAGATATGTATCAACTTGTAACAGATCATACTTTTATTCAGTCACCTAGAAATAGTGATTTCGTTGATAAAGATTTTATGAGAGAAAAATATAATCTCACTCCAGAACAATGGATTGAATTAAAGATTTTACAAGGGGATCGTTCTGATAATATTATTGGCATTCATGGAATTGGAGAAAGAACTGCATTAGAATTAATGAATAAATTTGGATCTTTAGAATCTATTTATAGAAGACTTACTGAGATTAAAATGAAAATTCGAGAAAGATTAATAGCCGGAGAAAAAGACATAGAATTTACTAGAAAACTGGTAACCATTGTAACTGACTATAAACTTTTAGATCTTTCTGTCGATATGTTATATCGTACAGAACCATTTCCAGATGAGCTATATGATGTAATACATGAATTAGAATTATACTCATTGATAGATGTAATGCGTTTCTCATTACTTCCACAAAGATTAGATAAAATTGAGGTGAAATAAAAATGTTAAAAGTAAAATTTATACAATGTAAATATGAAGTATTAGAAAGTAGAATTAATGAATTCTTATTAAAAATACAAGAAGATTCTAGATACAATGTAGAAATTGTAGATATAAAATTTAATTCTCTCATTCATCCACAATATAGAGATGATAATAGAGAAGTGCTCATAATTTATAAACTAACAGAAGTAAATGATGAACTACCTGAGATTGTTCAAAAGGTTACAAATGCAATCGTATAAAGTCAAGACAGAAACTTAATTATAGAAAGGAGTGTTTAACTTTATGGCTATTACAGGTTATATGGAATCTTCATTAGTACACTCTGAAGTATTTAATGGAGATGGAAGTGGATCCAGTGGAATAAATCACATGGATAAAAGTAGAACTACATTAGACAAAGCTATTGATCTAATTAAAACTGCTAAACACCTCACAAATGAGGATATTGAAGCAGCATATATTGCTGTCAAGCAGATTAGTGATTCTCTAACAAGAGCTGCAATGAAAGCATTTGATGAAGAAAGAGTAGTTTTAATCTACAATAACGTTCAATCATTATCATTAACACAAGCAATTCCATTCATTACACTTAAAACAAAACGAGGATTTGTAACATACGTGTTTGTTGATAAGTACATTCAGGTTTCCAGAGATGGTGTATTATCAATGCAAGCACCTGTATTGAGAGATCTTTTAACTGGTGCATTGATTGCAAATGGATTAAAGAATAATTATGCTAATCTTGCAAGAAATCAATATCTACAGAAAATTCTGATGGAAATTTACACAAAGTTCTTTACGAGAATTATTAACAGACAATTTTCTGTAGCTGCAGATAAGATCACATTCGATACTATTCAATATTGGATTAATAGATTTTTCTTAGAGAATATCTTTGAATCTAATGATACTGCAGAAAATATTAATACAATTTCAAAAGCTCATATTAAATATCTTGATGAAATGAGAGCTAATGAAATTGTTCATGAATATGATAATGCAAATCCTCACAAGGTCAGTGAATTAATTGATTTACTTAAAACAGCTTCTCCTCGTATGAGATCTGCACACTTAGGAACTTTACTAAATGATTGGATCAATTATTATTATATTCCTTCTACACTTGCAGTTGATAACATTGAATACTTGATTTTCATGTGTATTACTCTTCTAGCTGGTAACAATATTATCAATATTTCTGCTTCAGATGTTGTAAAAGAAACTAAGAATATTAAAAGTTTCAGAGGGGAACTACTGAAGTTAATATGATAATCAGAGGAGGTTATTAACATGATCAATCAAGTATTACGAGGAAATTTTACAATTCCTGATGAACTTGCTAGAGAATTATCTGAATTACTAACAAAGGAAACAATCCGTACGAGAGTATTAACACAGGTAGCAGATGATCCTAATAAATTTGAGAAGCTTGAAGAATCTCTTATTCCGATTACTTCTAAAATTGAAGCTATCAAATACAGAATCACAAATGAGTTTGTTCCTGAACATTTTAGATTTTCTCAATATGTCTGGAATTATGATGGATATGAAGTTTCCGGAAATTCAATTCAAGTATATGAAATGATGTAAAGATGATTAAGAGAGGAGCTATATAGCTCCTCTCTTAAATGTTATGCTTTATCGATTACCAGAATGACTTGATTATTTTTTATCGATATCCCAAATGTAGACGTATTCAATTTTAGACTATCGTCCCTATTATCTCTAGTGATGTTATTACGAATAGAATTTTGTTTTAATTCATATTCTTCATATCCAACATAAAACATTTCATGAATCGGAATTACATTAGAATGAAAATAGTGTTGAGCAGCTTCATGTACATCATAATCAATTGGATCAACTTGTATATATTTTACTTCACTTATTCTTCCCATATTTATTCATCCTTCCTAATAATAAATGATTCACGTTCCTCTTCTCTATTAGAAGGATGAGGACACTTATATCCTTCAGCTGTAGGGTTATTTTCAGGTCCAATGGTAGTATTAGCTTTACTCATTAAGAATGTTATACAAGAACCAGAGCAATCAGATATACAGAAAGTGTCACAATTTGCAAAGCATTGTTGATTACATGAAGAATCACACCACCATCCGCACATTACTGAACAACTGGTACATCCATTTTCACAATGTACACTACAAACTCCAATACACATTCCAACACATGAGAAGCATAATGAAGAACATCCGCCACATTCTTCACTACAAGACTGAACACAATTATTTTCACAAGAATGTTCACACTTCTCACTACACGTGATTTCACAAGCAGCATCACAACCAGAAGAACATACGGAAGAACAATACCCACATCCAAATCCACAGGTATTGACACATGTTGTACATTGATCTGAACATTGATTAGAACACATAGCTGAACAACTAGAACTCATACAATTGATTCTACAATTAGCTTCACAAGCTCCAGCAGCTTCAATACCACAAATTGATCTACATCCTATACCAACACAATTTTTATTACAGCCATGCTGACAAGTAGATGTACAACCGCCTTTTGTGCTACAACCTGTACATCCTATTGAATCGGTTTGTCCTTCACAATAAGATTCACAAGTTCCTGTACATCCTGTACAACCATCTTTACATCCACTAGCACAACCACTTCCACAATTTGTAGAACATTCGAATGTACAATTGTCAGTACATGTTTCTTTACATGCATGCCAACAAGTTGTCACACATTGTCCTTCACATGTCCCAGAACAATTTCCAATACAGTTTAATGTACATCCAGAAGAACATCCTCTGCCTTTACCAGTTTTATATGAAGTACCTTCTTCAGCTGTATTATTAATACAACCACCAGTACAGGCAGTTGAACATGCTGTGTTACAAGAGATAAAACAATTACCCATACATCCAGCATCCCAACAAGTTGTCTTTTTATTAGGATAAAATTGACAACTATATGAACATCCTTGACATGAATATGTTTCTGCTTGGATTTCATTTTTTGCAGGTACACCATTAGTGCCACCAGATGTTGTTATTTTAATAGCTTTTGCTCCAGCAGTTACACAAGCATATCCAGAAATGTTTTCACATTTAGTTTTGCAAGATGTATAACATAAAGTACTACAACCTGTGCAAGCATTACCACATGAAGAAGTACAAGCATTACCACATCGACTCCAACATGTTGAAGAACAAGATTCTGAACATTGATCATCACAAGTAACGCTACATAGACCAGTACAAGCAACCTGACAAGTACTTGGAGATCCTTTAAATACTGGACGAGATTTATATTCTTTACCTTGGACTGGATTTCTAGGATTTGGTCCAAAAGAAGAAGTTGGTATTCCTCCTTCAGTAACATAAACCTTTTCTGTTTTACGTTGATTATTATGTATTTTCCAATCTCGTCTACTTTGTGGAGTATATCCTCTGTTATAAGGATGAAAATCACCATCTCCTGGTTCTGCCCCATAATCATCAAAGAAATTATTAGGACCTAAACCATCATGGGTGTTTAATTCTTCTCCATCATATTCTCCGGATTTCATTACAGCAATTCCATTTTCAATATCGTAATGAACTTCGTGAATATTACTAGGATAATTTCCGTCTAAATGATCGTTAGCTCCATTATTAGGATCATTCTTTGAATATTCACCTACAATATATTCATGTAATTTATCTTTTTCAGCACTTGTTAGTACTTCTTCTATTCCAGATGGATCTCTATAAGCAAGACCTGGGATTTCATCTCTACCATAAAAAAGATTGATATCTTTTATTTTAGATAAACCAACCAAAAAGTTTCTCATTTCATCTGCATCCATTTTAGCTGCAGATGTATTTGGAACTGTTGAAATAAATTCACTATCATCACCTGATGGACTATCTCCATGATTTTGATAATGAATATTTTTAGTCCTTTCAATAGATCCCTCAGAAGGATTATTGATTGTATATGTTTTATCATCAACTGAAACTCGTTGACCGATATCAGGTAATGACATTGGAGATGATTTATCTTCTCCAACAGATGGTGTTGTTAGCGGATCCCACCAAGAAAATGTACTTCTTCTCTGTATTTCCTGATTTAATCGGTGTTTTAATTCAGTGAATTCTTGATTTGAATAAAGATCTTTATTCATATTAACACCTCCACGATAGAAATCAATAATTAAATAGTCGTTTTCATTCATAATTTTCTAATTACAGATAATTAATCCTGGGAAATAAACTGGATAAAACAAAAGTAAATCATGAAAGGAGTCTTTAATATGGCTAAAATTAATGAATGTATTGCTGCTGGTGATACTGCCGGTGCAGCAAATGAATTGTTTAATGCTTTGCATTATCTTTTCAACAGTGTACCTGGAATTCAGATCACTCGTGAGGAATTCAAACAGATTGTTCCTGAGCTTGTAGCTAAAATGGAAGATCCTGAAGCTGAAGCATCTGAAGAAAAAGAAGGTCCTGGTAATGACATCGATGTAGTTGCAGCTCGTGCAGCTCTTAAAGTAACATTCGAAGGTCCTGAAGATCTAACAGTTCCTGATCCTGTAGAAAGAATGTTCAATGTTGGCGGTGAATACACGTATGCACCTCCTAGTTTCGTAGGTTATACTGCTGATCAGACTTTATTGACTGGTGATATGGTAGCTGAAGGCGTTGAAGTTACTGTAACTTATACTAAGGATGCAGAAGATGAAGACGCTGGTACCGATGCAGGTGCAGAAGATTCTAATGAATCTGAAGAACCTGCAGAAGATGGTACAGAAACAACTGAACCTGATACAACTGCTTAATTATCATAAGTTAGTGTATAAACACAGGAGAGGGAAATCCCTCTCCTGTGTATCATTTTATCTTTCCATCTTTATGATCATTGCATATGCTTCAAGTTTTTTCAAATAATCAAGTTCTTCTTCATCTATTACTAAGAGAGCCCATTTATCTGGAACATTATTTTTTCTTACATCGAGATTATATTCTGGATGTTTGATTAATAATGCATTCCAGTAAAATACATTAGCTAACGCCTCAGCAATCATTTGGATACAGATGAAGTTTGTTCTCTTATTAGGAGTACCAAATACTGTATGTCCTAATGCTAAACAAGAAGCACAATCATTTGAAATTGGACATTCATAACAGATGTCATTGTTTTGTGCACGTCGTGTAATTCTATCTAACATTCTAATGATATCAGATCCTTCTTCTCGTCCATGAATACCTGTATCGACAGTTCCAATACAAAGATCTTTTACATTATTACCAACAGAAGATGGCATGTAACGAATACATGGATAAAACTGTCCATTAGGTCTCATAGCAAGCATGGAACCGGCACCTCCACAAAATGATCCATCCTGTTCTTTAGGCATCACGTCTTCTTGACGTTCATTAAATATGGCTATATAAAGATGATCTAAATCATTCTCTAATATATACTCAGCTAATTTCTTTAACTGATAATATTCAATTCGTGCAGTCTCTTGGTTCCAACCCTCTTCGAAAATGCAGTTAATATTAATAACTGTCATTCCGTTGTTAATAAAGTTTACGACTGAATCAAATAGATATGAAATATTAGATGGAGCCAAAGTCATCTTAGAATTTCTCTCTGGTGTAAAATGTTTATTATAATGATTCAGTGCACATATATCAATATCATAACTTCCTTCTCCATTTGGTTGAACTCTACAAGCATCATGTAATTCTTTATTTCCATCAATGGAAATATTGAATGAAATTTGTGAAGAATATTCTTTAAAAAAATCTTGAACTTCTTTATCGAAATATTGCATACCATTAGAACATATTGAAAGTCTATGAAGAGTAAACCAAGGATGATTTAATTCGTAACATCTATCAAGAAAATATTCATAAATCTTTCTTGTAAGATTAATTTCAAGCAAAGGTTCGCCACCAATAAACTCCATAATGATGGCAGGAGAATTATATTGATTAATATATCCATATTGATCAGTCAATAAATTATCAATAAACTTCTTTGCAGTTTCAAAACTCATTCTCATTTCTGATTTATTAAACTGATAACAATTATGAACTAATAATCTTCCAATAGCGTAAGTATGTTCAGTTGTTTCCAAATTATACACTGTACATTTTTCTTTAATATTTTCAAGTTTAAATCCACCAATGTATTGCGTTTTATAGTAATGATATGAATTTGAGATTTTATTCATTATAAATGATGGATTTTTAAAATTCGTAGAATAAAAATCATATGGATCTATTGAAGATATCAAAATTTTATCCGTTGATCTTAACATATTTACAGGTATCCATCCACGTCTCTCTGTTTTTACAGGATGCTCACCAGTAATACAAATAGGTTCTTTTAAAGCTCTATGAGATATCTTAAAATAACCATTTGTTTCCCTTTTGAAAACATGTGTAACTTCAGATTCTCGTAATGTATGTTCTTTACCAACAGGATGATGTTCATCTACTGCCAATACTTTATCACCTACTTGGATATCTTCAATATTTTTCATTGAATAATCTGGTAATGTAACTTTGGTACCATCTGGAACACAATACGTACAGTTCAGTGAACAACGTTCTCCTGTCTGAAAAGTAAAGTTGTGGCAGAATACATCTCCATCAGCTCCAACACCAATCTTGTCCTGATGTTTATTTTCAAATAGTTCTGGATATGCTTTAGCAATTCCATCATTGTATGAATCAGTATAAAATCTAAAGTATTCGTTTGGAAACATATTAAATACTTCATTATCTGGAAAAGCTGAATCTACATATTCAATATATTCTTTACTATCTGAAATTAATATCATTTTAAACTTTACATAATTCGGATCCATCTTCACATCATGAGCAAGAATATCAACAATATTGTCAAGTTTAAATGGTTCAGGAATTGTTATAATCTGAGCTAAGAAGTTAAAGAGAAATTCACCAAAGCATTTTCTTAACTGGATTGCAATATTAGTAAATTTCTCTTGTAATTCTGGAATCTTATCAAGATCTCTTTTATGCTTAGTCATATATTTAATTCTAAATAAAATTCCATCTAAATCTAAAGAATATCTATCCAGACGGTGGTCTCCAAATATATCAAGCATATACTTTTCAAATTGTGTTTTGTACAATACACAATCTTTTTCTAACTTAAAATGTTGCATATTTAATCCCTCCAAAATGAGAATAATTAATAAAATAGTAAAGTATGGAGAGGCTTATGATAAGCCTCTCCATACCATTATTCATTTACGGTCATTACTAACGTTGAATCAACTATATTAAAGAAAATACTTTCCAAGTATTGATCAATTGCAGTATCTGATGAATTTAAAATCAAATACCCGTCTTTATCAATTTCAATATCAGGTTCACTATACTGAGTCTCATCATAAGTTGCTATTAATGAACCATCTTGAATGGTTAATGTAATAGGAGCTTCACTCATGATTTCCTCAGCAATTATTTCTTCATAGATATCCTTTAGTATTGACTTCATTTCAGGAGAAGATGTTAAATACTGAGCAATAAAATCTTTAATATATGGCTGAAAAACTTCTACAAGATATGTCAAAGGAATCTCTCTAACCGTGTTACCTTGAGAATCTTCAACATTGCCAAATATAGTATTGTAAGATCCTCTCATATTTTCAGCAGATACTGCCTTTTCTCCCATATGACGATATTGAATTGCCCTGTTTAGAATGTGTTGAGAATGGACTGAGTTGTCTTCTATTTCATTTTCAGTTACCTTTTCAAGAAATGCGAGTTTATTAATACCAGTAACTTTAATATCAGGAGACATTGTAGATATATCGTTATTTATATAATATCGAATGGTTCCATTCTCTGTTCCTGATAATATCTGAATACTATTAATGAATGAAAATTCATCGATTTCATCCTTCGTATAGTAATTAGCAATCTTTCCATGTCCAATATTTACAATATCAATATCTTCAGTTGTAAGAATTAATCGTCCATTTACAATTTCGAAGTTACAATTTTCAACCAAGAATTCAGAAAGAGTTCCATCATCTGCTTCTAGTATCAATTCACCATTTTCATCAATATATAGAATAGGATCAGGATATCTTTCATCATATTCAACAGTTAATTCTCCTAGTTCATTAATATTGAAATTGATTATTGCAGTGGATTCAAATAATACTGAATTAACAATTTCAGAAATACCTTTATTCATATTTCCTTCATTGATTAATGTTTCAGCTATATTAGTTGTATTTAGAGATAAACCATCATCTGTGTTAATAAAATAAGATTCATCAAATTTTGCATACGTATCAAATGTAGAAATATCCCAAGAATAAGTTGTATTATCAGGATTTATTCGACAAATGGCAATCTCATCATTATTATTTAATCCTCTACGAATGAAATATGCTTTACGGTAAGTCTTAATACTTGCAGATGGCAAATCATCTCTTGATCTAATAACGATAATATCATCTATCCAGTTTTCTATTGTAGTGATCTCAGATCTTAAAGTATTAGCTACGGATGTTACATAATCTACAACTGCTCTTACGGATGGATATCGTTTATGATCAACATTTTCAAAATCAAATACTTTATTCAATACATCTTCTTTTTTATCAAATAAAGGTGAATGTGCTCCTTCATCTGCATAATGTTGATCCAAAATTCTAAGAGCAATAGAAATTCTTTCTTCAACATCATTGTGAATATTTTTAACAGAATAATCAATATCCTTGATTAAATTTCTAATATCTTGATGAGATGTTTGATCATTTTCATGTTTCAAGATATATTGAGAGATATAATTTCCAATCTCATTATTTCGATTAATGTGTTCAAAAGTTATTCCATGAGGATTATTTGAGTCTCTAATATGGTCATATAAATCACTTAAATCTACTTCATATTTGAATCCTTTTAGAAGTTCCATCACTGCAAGACGTTGAGGTTTTGATAATGGTTTTTCATTATCAGATGTATTATCAACATTTTCTAAACCTAAATGTTTCGCATTAATAATTACATCTCCATTCATTCCATTAACAGTTGTGACTGGAAATGTAATATTGCCAATTCCCCCAGTAAGAATATCATGTCTTAATTCTTCTAAAATAGTTCTCAGTGTTTTATTTGTAGGAGATAAGTTATCATATACCTGATCTAATATAGTAGGTGGCCATATACCTTTAGATCTAGACCCATAAGGATTGTTTTCATCCTCAAGGATATAAAGTTCACGCATTAGGTTTGTATTATCTGACATAATCCTGAAGCCTCCTTATGTTTATTACGATATATCTTTATTAATTCCGTTCTACCATATACGTTTATGGTAATGCTAAGATGATATATTATACGAATAAGAAGATTAATAATTATCTTCAAAACACATATAAGGAGGTAAATAATATGTTATTAGTAAAACCAGAAAACGTAGTATACGAAACCCAATATGACATAGTAGATTATGTTACAAAAGGTCTACCACCTAGTAGAAAAAATCTGAATCGAGTTATGGCAACTGTATACCAACCTCATTCTTCAGAATCTCTACAAGAGAAAGCTCCTGATGTAATTGCAATTTCTACGGATTTGTTCCCTTCGAATAACAATGACGAATTTGGTTTAATGTTAAATCGTGTATACGAGAATAACGTTAGAAATCGTAACTTCGCTATTGCTGGAATTGTTGGAGCATTTGCGTTGGGAATCTTTGTAGGTGGAAGTTGTCATAAATCAAAAGATAAAGATGACGATAGATGAATAAAAAATAATGGTGGGTATAACGCCCACCATTATTTTTTATTCATCTTTATTATATTCTTCTGCTTCATCTAACATTGTTGCATATAAATCGCAATTGTTAGATTCTTTACATCTCATACATAACGAAACTGTTGTAAGTTTATTTTCATTATATGTACAAGGAAATTTTAATTCATCTCGGTGTTCGTTCATATGTTTTCACCTTTCTTTTTATTCATACAAGCGGGCAATATATTCTCTAAGAGAATACGTAGGTATTTCATCTACAAGATATGGAATTGTTGATCCGTTTTTAAAAGCTTGGATCTGGTATGTTCCATTTCGACCATCGTAAATTTTAATTTGTTTTCTTCTCCCTTTTACGATAATACCTTCCGCAGTTCCTCTGGTACGAATAGGTTCTGTTTTGAAAAATTCTTTTAGAATTTCGATATCGTGTGCGTCCATAAACAATAAACCTCCTTTGATTTATTGTTTATGATTTTATTACTCTATTGGAATTCCAGTTATTTCAGACCATTTTTCAGCATCTCTCATTACTTTATTTGGATATTTGGTATCTCCTGTGTAATGACCTGCATTGTAACAATTAAGAGCAGAAATCCAGTCTTCATACTTTTTATAATGTGATGATAGATATTCGAATCCGTCATGGATTTGTTGTTGAGTAGAAGTACTTGTGTCAAAATATTTTGGATGTAGTTGCATCAAACCATAACATCCACTAGATGATACTGCAGTTGTATTAAAATCAGATTCGACATCTATAAGACCTAAAGCAATAGGTATTGGTATACCAAAGTTTTCACAATTATTAATTACTGCTTCTAAATCTCCTTCACTTAATGGAACTTCACTAAAGTTATATGATAATTCTGGAGTTGTTTCTTCCTCGATAACTTCATCAACTATAGTTTTCTCCATTATGGACATTTCCTCAGATTCAGAAGCGATTTCCACTACAGGTGGTGTTTCAATAATTTCTACTGGTTCAGAAATTTCTTCTACTATTGAACTTTCATATGTAATACTTCCAGACATTGATAAAAGTATTGTAACAGTTTCAATGGCAGGTTCCTCAGTTAGTGTATTAATATTAGTATATTCAACACCGTTATATTCAATATTATTTCCAGCAGCATTTACAACCATTGCAGTATGCTGAGTTACATTTGAATATATTGGTCCATATACAAGTATAAATGTCATAATAAAATGGACCATTAGTATTATCATTAAACGTCTCATAAAATTATTTTGATTATCAATATACATCGGATTGTCCTCCTAAAATAGTTTTTATTAAAAAAACGCCTTATAAATTTCACCATTGCTCATATAGAGCAACTTTTATCATTTTAGTATATTCATGTAACTAAAAATAATTTTATAAAACAATTAATGTCAATATTACATGAAACAAATAATACAGAGGATCCCATGAATGGGATCCTCTGTATTTTAATGATGCTGATTAATTACTGATTTACTACCTTACCATTTACATCCTTACGAACCTTTGTGGAAAGATGCTGAGGTACAGGACTCTTAACACGAACCTGAATAGAATCCTGAGTTGTAATTGTAGCTGTACCAAGATTTTCCTGAGTCTTAGGATCACGAATCTGTACATCCTTAACCTTACCAGGATTATTAGCAAGATAGATACTACCTACCATCTTTTCCTGAGTAGGAAGATCAAACTTCTTACCGCATGCAAGCTGCTGCATTACAATCTGAGGAATAGCCTTTGCAAGTCCGTTTGTAACAATCTCACAATTGTTAAGTACATCAGCTTCAGACTTCTGAGGATACTTAGCCTTGTCAAGAGTCTTCTTCAAGTCATCTCTAATCATTTCACTGATAGAGAGTTCTCCATTGGCCTTACCATCCTTGCCATAAGTAGTAACCTTGAATGTAGTATCATTAACCATTGCATTTACAAGATCACTAAATCCTGCCTGAGAGAAGCTGCCTTTGCCTGTAAGAATGTCATTAACTTTGTCGCTACCTTTTACCTTGCTTAGTGTTTCGTTTACCGTCTTCATGGGTAAATCCTCCTTTAATATAATATTTTTGCAAATCACCAGTTGCTACACAACTTTACCCTCATAGTAGATAATCAAATAACTTTTAATTTATCAATACAAAGGTGAAAGTTATATATTTTACCAGTCATTTAGTCTATAATATATAAATGAGAAATGTGTAAAGGTAGGGATTATCCCTACCTTTACACATTTGATAGACTTTAAAGGAGGTTAATGCTTCTTGACTTCTTTTTGATATTCTTTACTGAGATCAAGAATCATTTCATATTCCTTCGTGAGTTCATCAATTTCATCTGACACGGAGTTGAATCGATTCTTCAAATCCTCAGAAGCTTTCATGGTTTCATCTGTAGGTGTTACATCACCACCTGCATTGGTGTTTTTCATGATATATAAATTAGTGTCAAGAATGAGAATCATAATTTCATGAATTAATGTTTCACGTTCTGTCTCCTTTTTTGTTAATTTTTGTTTAAGTGCTTTTTCTCGTTCAATGAATAATGTTTGTTCATCGATTTTACTAATCACTTTATCTTGTTTCTTTTGTATCAATAATGTGATCACAGAAAAAACACCTGTTATTATTGCAATAATAACTGTTGATAGATATTGATCCACAATGCATCAGTCCTCCTTCCTATGGTTGAATATCTATTACATTATTCTCGTTGGTGAATGATTTTTTGAACTTCTTCATTCAATTTCTTGTAAGTATTTGTTAATCCATGATATCTCCAATATATTGCACTCACCAACGCTATGAAGGAAAGAATGATAGTTGCATATGAAACAATGTTAAATGCATTTAACATGTTTTTCATGGAAATATCTGTATTATATACTAACAAATAGGATGTATCATCAAAATGTATCCATTGATAATTAACTATCATATTTGAACCCATTGAACTGAGATTTATGTATCCATATTCATTTCTTTCAAATATATCCCACCAGTTTTGTAATCCATCAATATCATTATATAGATTGAAAATATCCCCAAGAATAATTTGTGATATTTCATTTTGATTTTCATCATATAATGTGATAAATTGAGTTGCATCTAGAGGGAATTCTATAATTGGCCATCCTTGTTCAGCAAACACTCGTGCATCTTCAGAATTATGAAGAATAGCAATATTAACAGTATCTGGTGAAACACTAAGAAATGTATTATGGTGTACCATATTCTCATATAGATTCATATACATTAAACCAAGTATGATTGCAATCATCAGAAATACTTCATAACGTATCCATTTGAATTTATCTTTAAAATTGAATTTCGGTTTATTAATCTTCATACAAATATCTCCCCTCGATGAAATTTTAATGTTTTCTATTAACCTCATCTATAGCATTGCTAGATATTTGTTTATAGTGATTAATTTTGGCATTGTATTCTTTCAGATGTAGTCTAATTAGTAATGCAAATACCAGAATAAGTACTAGATAACATACTAGTGAAAATACCCATATGTTTTCTACATTATCTTTCGTACTATAGACAATTACAAGTCTATCTTCTCCGACATCATTTGTCACCCATTGAAAATAAACTTCTTCTTCATAATCATCATGGTTAATTGATGTTTGACCCTCTTTGTTACTACTTAGAATCTCAATCATTTCTGAGTATTGTGTAATATCAGTGTCATGTTCATGATAACCTTGATCAAATTGAATTGCAAACATTAATTCAAATTCATCATTATACATTTCAATCATTTTACACCCATCAGGTCGGTATTTAATAATTTCACTTTCGAGTTCTTGACTTTCTGGGAATTCAAGACCCTCTTTAATGAACATTGCTTCAGTACCTGCTTGTTCTAATTGAGCAATTTTAGTAGTAGTGTAACTATTGAGGAATATGATACAGATTGCAATTGATAAAATTAGAATCGTTTCAATATTTATAAACGATTTATTTTTTGGACGTGTCATATCTTCTCATCTCCTTTTCTTTATTTTTGTAACAATCAGGATATTCCTTTATTCAAACGTTAACCACTTTTTATTGAATAAATGACAAAAGGAATGGGGCTAAAACAGCCCCATTCCTTTATATTATCTTGCATAAAGACGATAAATACCTTCAATTGAATCTCCTTCAGCTAATGCAATAACTGGACGAGTATATTTAGTAAAAATTCTTAATGATTCATAATCATCTTCTTCTGAGTTGTACCAACCAGATACAAGAGCCAATTCACTTACTCTAGGAGTACTATCTGTAGTGGTAAAGAAACCTCTACAATCATTTTCATCAATAGAAAAATTCATTTCTACATATGATTCAATCGCTGCACTAGATGTAGAGGAAAATACTGTATCATCAACAATTTCCATTTCACCATTACGATTAGTAACCCAAACATGAACAATATGAGGATCTGGATTATCAAATTTCTTTACATAATATGAAGTGATAATATTTGAGTTATTACTATAAAGATCTGATTTGCCAAAATATTTACCTCTTGGAAATGGATAACCATCATTGCTCATTCTAAATGGAATAGGTCTATACAAAGATCTATTTTTATAATCAGGAGCAATAGGAGTGATATTGTCTTCTCTACATCCACCGTCACCAATCATGAAACCAAATACAAAATTCATCGCAGAAATGTTAATTCCACCGTTTTTTGGAAGATTTTCTGTTCCCCCAATATTAGTTTCAGCATTGTAGTGGATAGATTTATATCTACCTCTTGGAACACCAATTTTCATTTGAGGAGCTTCATCATTGAGATCTCCTACTCGTAAAGTAGTATTCTGATCTAATCCAATATTGAACAGTTTATCGAAGGCAAATTGATAACCCCCAATAGGAACAATATTTTCACTTCTAAATAGTTCCTTTTCAAATTCTGATCTCACTGCTGGGTTACCATATGGATCAGTATAATGAACATCATGACGTCCGATACCAAAAATAACTTCACCACGTAATCCGCCAATTTGCTTGTCATCGATTGTAGATACTTTATCTTTCATTCGAATTAATTTAGACATTTTATCTCATTCCTTTCTATGTTACTTTATATTTAACTTAAGTTAATCAATAGTATTATTTATCCCCTAATTTAAAGGAGGTTTATTGTTTATGGCTATAAAAGAATTAGTTAATGAAAAAGAAGACTCTGTATTTCTTTGTAAATATAATGTACCAATGTTAATACTTGCTAAAGGTACTGAAAAATTTGAATTAGATTTCACTAATATTTTATCAATTGAAAAACTCGATGATTTCGAATTTAATATTAGATCCATATTAAAGGTCAAACTACGTATGGATACTAAACATAAATTGTGGGTCATCAAAAATAAAAGAGAAATCACTGTAAAATTTGCGTTAGATAAACTTGGTCTTGACAGAGAAGCTGAGACCATTATAACAGGACCAGAAGAGGTTTGGAACATAGAATTTAGTATCTATTTAAATGATGACGATGAGTCTATTGACACAAAGTCTATGGAACAAACTGAGGAAATGGATACTGGTACTGAATATAATTCTAATGATCTCGAAGGAGAAGATTATTTCACATCTCAAGAGGCTTTTGATATATATCTATTCAATCCAAAAATATTAAATGCTTCAAATAAAACTTTTAATAAAGTATTTACTTCTGCACCACTTCAAGATATTGTAGGTGAATTACTTACAGAAACTGGACATAAAAAAGTTTTAATGAGTCCAATTGAAAATGACGAGGTATATCAAGAATTATTAGTTCCATCTAATCCTGCATATAAAGGATTGATATACTTAGATCAATATTATGGACTATATAAGTTTGGAGCTTCAATATTTTATGATTTGAATAAACTTTATATCATCAATACCAATGGTAAAGTTACTGCTAAAGAAAAAGATGAGTGGACTGAAACAACTTTCCTTATTCCAGTGCGTGATAAAGCTACACCAGGTAATGGTATGGTACGTAAACCAGAAGAAAAAGTTTTCTATATTGATATACCTGAAGAAAATGTTAGTCCACAAAAACCATCTATTTCTAAAAATGCAGAAATGGGTAGTGAAGCTAAAGTAGTTATTACTGATGATATTACTATTGACACAGCTTCTGCTGATCAGTCTTTTATGAATCAACGAAATGAGTATATTCGTTATACACGTAAAGATGACAATAAGTATACACCATCTATTTTACAAGCTCGTATGGAAGAAAATGAATGTGTAATTTATATCAGTGGAGAAAATTTAGATATAAATGCATTCACTTTAAATAAAACATACAAATTAGTATTCGAAGAAGCCTCTAAACAACGAGAATACGGTTCATTTACTTACCGTATTGCATATGCGTATCATTTTATAATGGCAGAGTCTGGTCAGTATATGAAATCATCACACCAAATAGTTCTGAAGAAATGTTCTAAACAAAATTAAATTACTAATGTCATAGAACGTTTCGCTCGTGAAATAGCATTGTATAATAATCTTCGTTGTGTTTCTTCATCATACTCTTCATTGTTATCAGCAATGACAGTAACTTTATCCCAATGAGATAATCTACTAAGAGATGTTGATAAAGCATATGCATATTGTAATTCAATATATTCATCTGGTTTTTGTTGCCTGGACGGGGTCATTACCCCGTTCAGGTAATGTCTGTCCATCATTAACTCAGTAAATGGTTCATGATAAAATTCAGTCTTGAAATCAATAGGTACGAATCTAGTGATTTCAGCATGTTTATTACATTTACTAATAGTTCCAACAGTTCCTTTTGTCAGATAAACTTTAATTTTCTTCTCATCTTCATTGACCAGTTTATGAGCATACATGTTGTTCATAACAATTACTCTTTCACCAGCTATATTCTTAGTATCCTTTAAATGCATTACTTTTTCTCTATAAATAGTATTCATAGTTTTACTAAGTTCATCACTCAAAGTAATTACCATTTCTGAAGATTTTAAATTATAAAGATTTAATTGCTTTCGTGGAACTACTGATACTGTATCATAGTTACCTAAATCAATTCTATCTCCTCGTAATACTTTATTTGCAAAATATACAATCGGATTACGAATAAGATCAGCATTCAATTCATTTAATATTATATTAGGCTCTCGTATATAAGTAAATGAATCTGGGGATGGTATTAAAGCTGGATCTCTTATAAGAATCACAGGCAATCCGAACGATCCTAAATCTCTTAATGTCTCATGGTTCATTAATACTGAATCGAATACGATTATTAGTTTATATTTTTCATCAATCTTTTTACGTACTTCTTTTTTCCATGTATATTCGATTTCATTTGAGTTAGGATTGATTACCGGCAATGAATCTAAATTCACAACTCTGTGATACTTATATATTATTCCATTAAGATAGTACGCATGATAACGTTTTGCAGCAAGTTCCAATACTTGTTTTTGGTCATAACTTAGGTACATTATTTCCCTTGGATCAAATCCAAAATCATCAATGAATCTCTGGACAATCTGCCATACTCCTGTTCCAATAACTCCAGATATTTCAATAAATTGATGATTATATTTACGATACCACTGTTCTAAATGTGTAAGACCTAAATATTGATCCATTGTGATATTCATAACATTCACCTTCTTTCTTTGACTTAAATTATATTATGACGTTTGCTTTACTATCTTGAATAAATTTTATAACATAGGAGGGCTATTTATATGAGCACATCAAAACATGAAGTGATTACATTATGCGGAAGCAGAAGATTCTTCGATACTATTATGAAAGAATATAATCGACTTCAAAAAGAATTTAAAATTGTTTTTACACCAAACTTCTCTTTCAATAAAGAAGACATTGAAAAATTTACAGATGAAGAAATTCAATATCTCCATGATGTTCATGATAAGAAAATTGATATGAGCGATATTGTATATGTAATTGATGTCGGTGGTTATATTGGTGATGATACTCGCAGAGAAGTTGAATATGCTAAAGCTAAAGGCAAAATTATTCACTTTTATTCTACTGCATTTTATTCATAATAAAGGAGGATTATTAGTTATGGCTGCTATTACACATGTTGGAAACAAACTTCTCATCACAAGAGGTAAATACAGAGGATGTATTGGGGAAATTAAAGAAATCAAACAGCTTCCTTGTGGTTTAATTGACTATGATATGATCATTGATGATAGTGATGAAGATTCTGAAAATAAATTAATTATAACCGTACAATCTGAAGATTGTAGAGAATATTGTCCAGGTAGTATTAATCTTGAAGCTCCATTTGATATCACTAACTATCTCAGTGTACAAGAAATGAAGAGTATTGCTAAAAGAATATTCGAATGTAAGATTGAAACATTTGTTGATGAAATCCTTCAAAACAGAATTGATTATGGTCACGGCAGTATTACTCAACAGATTCTGTATGAAGTTGTAAAAGATTATGCCAATAGATTAGGTGACAAATATCAAGAAGATTTCTTAGTAATCTTTAAGAAAGTTATCAATATGGAATTACCTGCAGTGAATGACGAAGATCAAAAATCATTTGCACGTTCAATTCAATGGTCTTTGGAAACAGTCGCAAATAATTATATCAAAGAACATCCAGAAGAAATTTCTGAACTAGTGAAACATGGGGTTTTTGAATGTGCTAGATCTTATACTGAAAAAGATTTCACATATACTTTATCAAAGAATATTGAGAAAGTTGTTAAAGACTCATTAGAAACATTTATGAAGTCAGAAAGTGAGGAAAAGAATGACTAATTTTGAAAGAATTACCAACTGTAGCAATCCCGAAGATTTAGTCATGATACATATGAATTTATCTCATAATGCAATTTATGCAGATGGACGTCTTCTAGATTCTTCAAATCCTGACGATATCTTATTATGGTTTAACAAAGAATCAGATGAACTTGATAGTAGAACGATATTTGATATAGAACTTCATCCATGCAGTAAGTGTGGAGTTCTTCCAACAATAAAGATGAATCTAGATAGAACTATGTATTATGAATGCGATATATGTCATAAAATGATGTATAAATTTAATACATCACCTAGAACCGAAATTGCAGCAAGAAGTATATGGAATGAAGTAAATTAAAGAGGTGATGATAATGGAAAATATAAATGATGTACAAATTTTCAGAACCTATGGAAGACTCAATAGCCATACATCTAATCAATTTCATTGTTATATCACTGAATATCTTGATTTATTCAAACCAGAAATTGAAGGAATTGATGAACATACTAAAGCCATAATGAAAACATATATGATGCATCCTGATGATATACATGTGAAAGGTGAATTCTATATTGCTTTACGTGTACCAGGTGCAACAAGAGGTCATATCAAAGTTAAACCATCTCAAGATAATAATCTGTGGGAAATTGAAGAAGTTAAACTATATGATTCTACAGCCATTGTTGGTAGAGGAAACATTGGATGTTATGAAGAAAATGTTCTCGAAAACTTAGATATATTTACAGGTAAATTTATAGACTTTATAGGATATAACCCAAAAGACATTAAAAAGAAAGGAGAATAAATATGGAAGAAATGACTTTAGAGCAAGCTAATAAAATCATAAACAAAGTAACAGATGATGGTTTAGAAAAGATTGCTTCCTATTTACATTATATCATTTATAATAGTGATGATAAACAGATTCAGGTACTTCTTGAACATTATACAGGAAAAGATGTAGATTATAGAGATACACAAGTTAAAGATTTAGATAATATTGGTAAAATGGTTTGTATATTAAATTGGTTAAAAGATAAACCAGAAACATTCAAAGAAAATGTAATTAGAGTAGCTTCCAATGATGATTTTGTAGCAGAGTTATATCGTAGAATGAATAATCAAGAAGTTCTAATGACTGTAGATTTCAAGTCTAAAGAAGCTTTTGAAGAATGGAGGTAAAATCAAAATGGTTCCATTAATAGGTAATGATTGGGATCAAGTATTAGAATCTGCATTCAAAGATAAACAAATTCAAGATCTTTTAAGATGGGTTGATAATGAACGAGATAAAGGAATTGAAGTATATCCTCCAAAAGAAGATATGTTTAATGCTTTAAAATTAACATCTTATGAGAATACAAAAGTCGTTATACTTGGACAGGATCCATATATCAATCCAGGTCAAGCACACGGTTTATCATTTTCAGTAAAACCAGGAGTTCCGATACCTCCATCATTAATGAACATATTTAAAGAACTTCATAATGAACTTGGTTGTTATATTCCAAATAATGGTTGTTTAATACCATGGGCTGAACAAGGTGTGCTTCTATTAAATTCAGTATTGTCAGTTGAAAGAGGTAAGAGTCGTTCACATGACAATATTGGTTGGGAACGATTAACAGATTACATTATCTATTCATTAGGACAAAAAGATCAGAGTCTAATATTTATGTTATGGGGCAATTATGCAAGAAGAAAAGCTTCTTTAATTCAACCAAATACTCACCTAATATTAGAAGCTGCTCATCCAAGTCCACTTGCAGGAGGAGCATTCTTTGGTTGTAATCACTTTATCAAAGCGAATGAATATTTATATGAAACACAACCTCATACAATAGATTGGCAGATTCCAAATATTTAATATATAATACAAGGGAAGCATTATGCTTCCCTTGTATTATTTTTTTATTTAGATTTCAAAAGTTTCTTAATAGTGGTATCCATAGTATTGATATCAGTAGTAACATATTTTATTATGTTCCCTATAATAGATAAAACTTTGGATATCTGCTGCATAGTAGTTACAACTCTATTCTGAGCCATTACTCCTAACTTAGCAAATTCCTGGGCAAGTTGATTATCATCATATTTTTTACCAAAATCAGTTTGTATAAGTTCTAATGAACTTTTACGACTTTCGATATCTTTCATTAACTGAATTAATGTTTCATAATAAGTCCCTTGATGTTGTTTACCTTTTAGATCTGTAAATGAAATAACTCGTTTGTCGTTTCCAAAGTAAGTTTGAATAACTTCTTGATTATTCATTTCAATTACACTTTGACTAAATTTAATATTTTCTATTGTGTTATATAATGCTTCAGCCTTACGACATAATTTCATGTCATTCTGATTGATTCTAAATGAAAAAGGTTTACCGGTATCGTTTCTACGCTGTATTTTATTGAAAAATGTTCCCCACATTTCTCCTTTAGTTAATGCAGTGATTACTTCGATATAATCATCTAAGCGTCTAAGTAGAGAATTATTATACAACATTTCAAGATCATCAACGGTAATGTATAATTTAATATTACCCTTGATTTTATTAACAATATCGCTTGGAATTTGTTCAATCTTATTAATGATATCCAGGAGAGCTTTAGGTATTTTTGTAATTGTTTTAATGATAAACCAAATAGTTTTTGTACCAAGGGTAATACATTTCATCATTAAATCCCAGCCAGTTTTAACTAACCCACCGCCGGCGTCAGTTAATTGTCCATATACTTTTATAGTTTCTCTAGCTGTATCTTTAGTATTCTTCGCAATTCTAGACATCTTTTTACGCATTCCAAACTCTTCATCTTCAACTTTTTCTAAAAAAGTTTTTGGAGATCCGTATTCATCTAAAAAATTCAGTGCATAAGAGAATTCTAGAAATTCTTTTTTACCGAATATCTCATCAATAATATTATCACATAAATTGAGAGATAAAATATTATTTGTATCCATTTTATACATCCTTTCTTAAAATATTTGAATATTTAATTTTCGAGTTCACTTATATATTCTATAGTTAGAAGGAGGTTGAAGTTTATGCGTTGTCAAGACAGATATGAGGAGTATAAAGATACTTCATTAGATTCAATTATATCTCAGATTAAAACAGGTAGAATTAAATGTGGTAGATATTCACATTTAGTAAAAATTGATAAGAATGTCAAAATGAGCGGAAAGGAGTTTTTAACAAATGGAAAAGACGACAGTAAGAGCAAATAGTGATAATGATCTAAAATATCGACTTTCTATGGAAATGAAAGAAGAGGAAGAAAAGAAAAAGATCAAAGATAATTCAATCACTGAAACAAAAAATAATAAACAGACAGAACTTGAATATTTCACTGAGTAACCATTAACACGGATTGGGGTTTATATAAACCCCAATCCTTTCTTTTATATGAGGAGAGAAGAATTATGGATAATGATTATTTAAATCATAAAACTAATAAAGAGAAAATAATAAATGATTTAATTTTACCTGCTGTAATAAGGGTACGAAATAAATTACTAGCTGAAAATCCTGATAATTTAAAACTAACTGGATTATGTGATAGAGCTTCAAAATTATTTGAATACGAATTTTATCAACAATTAGACGAACACTGGCAATATCAGTGTTTCAAAATAAAAATAAAAATTGTACATGGTGAACAAAAACACACTCCTGTATTAAAATCAAATAAATGGTTCTATGAACATACATGGGTTGAATTAAGTATGCTCGGATATCACTTTCATATAGATCCTACATCTAGTCAATTCCAACATTTTTACAAAGATATTCCAAATTTTTATATCAGTACGAAGAAACCAAAATGGTATTATCCAGATAAAAAGAATCCATGTTATAGTAATAAAATAACACAATTCATCAATGATAATATTAAAATTCCATATGAATGTAGAAGAATAAGATGTATTGAATATTTCCAATATGTTATATGGGGTACTATAAGTGATAAAATCCACTCATTGGTTTATAATAAAAGATAAGGAGTGGTGTTAACACCACTCCTTATCTTTTATTTTTTTATTAATTTGGAACATATGATTCTACAAAGTCTTTCCATCCTTCGAGATCAGCAGTTTTTGTTTGAATTCGTTCAAATGATTTTCTATTTCTCATAAGAATATCATCTTCTTCACTCCAACGTCCAGTACCAGGTTCTCCACTAAACCATACAGAGGAATGACCATTAGGATCTAACGGAGTTCCATTCTTAGATAATTTCACTTCATCTACTAATCGCATTGAGCCCATTCTTGATTCTCTTGTTTCAGCTAAGAATCCTTCTCCTGAAACCATTCGTAGAATTTCCGATCTATCTTTCATTATGATATGATGAGTTATTCTTCGTTCTGTATCATAAAATCCGAACTGAGAATCATAACCTTTCTGATCAATTGTAGAGAAATGTACCAAGAATTGAACATTATCAAACATCTTGAACATATTTGAATTACCACCGACATCTATCTTATCATCAAAAACATATTTTAGACCAGTCTTAGCAATTTGAACTAATTTTGATTTAAAATGTTTAATTAATGTAATCAATGGTTTGAAGAAAAGTTCTTCGCCTAATACCGACTGTTCAAAATACTTCAAATGTACATTCAATCCAGTTTCGATAGCCATAACAATAGTCATGATATCATTCATCCAAGCATCTTTATTTCTATTGAATCTATCATCTTTCATTAGAAGATTATAAAGATTTTCATTTTTTCTATAAAGAGCCTCAAAATATGTTTTTGGTTGAGTAGCTAGACCATTTGTATCCATAATAATTTTATCAATTAATATATCTTTATAGATACCGCTATTTCTAATAGTAGCTGGTAATTTTTCTTTATCAGAATAATATTTACCATGACTATTCAATATAGGTGTATATACTTGGAAATATCCGTTTTTTAAAGCTTTATCATCTAATTGACTTATCAATGAAATAGCTTTATCAACAGCTTGTTTATTCACTTCCCAACCAATTTCAGCATCTTCATAATCCATAAAGACCCTAGTGCCGTCCGGATTAGTTAAAGTTAAGAGATTATCAGAATTCAGGATATCATGAAAATATAAATATCCTCTATCATCAACTTTACCGTCAGGAGTATCAAGTGTTATATGAATATACCAATCGATATTTTCCGTCAATGATAAAAATGGATAATGATACCTGCTATTATTTACAGATGCATTATATTCAGTAACACTTACAGCTTTTCCATCAATTGATCTAGGATAGAAATGTTTAAAAGCTAATAAATCTTCATCACTTAAATTATATTTCTTTTTGATAGTTTCAATTGGCATTTCAAAATCATCAAGAAATTTATTTCGAGAAAAATCATATGTATATAAAGCTCTGTAGATACTTTCATATTCCACATATTCTTCTCGTATAGTAGATGAAGATATTTTCTCTTGTAGCCATTCTCTCATTGGATACATTACATCATTAAAGATTCTATTAATATCATCGATATTATTCATTGATAAATTATCAAGAAATTTCATAATTCTATTTTTATCAACATATCGAGTAGTATTTAGAAATTCAATAAATGAATCTATATCTAAATCAAAGTTAAAACCAGCTGTAGCTAACAATTTATCAGTTTCTGTATTAATTAATCCTGATAATCCATTCGTCATACATGTTGCACATATCACGAATAAAATCAGATCATAAACTGAAATCATTTCTTTACCAAATAATTCAGGAACTTCAATATTGAATTCATCTGTCAATGTTTTATTATCCAGAATCATTCTCGTAAAATAAATTGACTCAAAAACATATTTCATCTGATGCACTACAGATTCAATCATTATATATTTAGAATCAGTTAATGTGTATGCACTTTCTTTAAGAATTTTCTGAACATCTGGTAAATCCCACCATGTAGGATCTTTATCGATAATTGAATGATAATCAAATATATGTGCCTTACCAGAAGCAATGGTTTCATATGGATTATCATCTTTCAAATCAAGCTGTAAAAAGTACGGATTTACACTTGATAAAGCAGCATTATTATTTTCAGAATCGAATTCTTGTCCTTTCATAAGCATCAACTTACTAATTGTCACATCCTGATATCCAAGAATTCTCATTAGATCATAATAAACATCTTCAGTACCTTTATTCCGTACGAGTTTTAAGATATTAGCTGCAAGATCTCGTCTAACATCTTGTGTTAGCAATAAAGATTCTGGAATTCCATACATTGAGAGAATTGTGTGTAAAACAGCATCATCAAGATATTTATGATTATTTACAGATTCCAAAGCTTTGTTTCCAATTTGTAATAAAGCAAATGAAATAATTAAAACACCCATAAAGGTACGATAGTTTACATGAGTTTCTTCCAATTTGGAATTATATAATACTACCATTACATACTCACGATAATCTGTATACAATGATGCAAATGCTGATAATACGTTTGGATTGATATCTGCTCTATTTGAAGGATATCTTATAATATCAAAATCTTTAGCTTTTCTTGCTGTATAAATATCAATTTTATATCTGCCAAGATACTTCAAGTATTCTTTTTCTGGATTATTTTTTAAAACATTCTGATACTCTTCTGTATTCATGTAATTATTTTGAATATAAACATTCATTTCATGAACTGGAATATTTTCTACATGAAGTTTTTCTCGCAATTCTTCACTCATGTAAATATAATCAGATTCAGGAGTTTCAAAAGGTGGTAAACCACTAAGCTTTCTATAATAATCGTTCTGTTCTACATATTGATTCAAGAAAGCTTCTCTGCCTTTAATTAGAAGATTCTCTCTATATTTTAATGGAACATTGAATGGATTATTTATGAAATAATTATATTCAAGAGTCTTAATGTTATTTGATATTTCTTGAAACATTGCCTTTGTCCACCATTTTTTGTAGGTGATATAATTATCATTTTTAACAATAGCATTCATCCAAACTTCTGCCATACCTTTACTAAGTTCAGTTTCAGCAGCCTTTGCAGCTGCTAGATCTTTAAATTCAGTAAAATCAAGAATCTTTTTTATATCTACAAATAAGTTTTGAAGTGGTCCATTTTGTTTAGTTGATTTACTCACAGTGAATCACCTCCTTGGTTATACTTCAACTATTCTGTATACCTCATCAAATTGACCTTTTACAGTCATATCTTTTTCATTGATATTTAATTTATTAGGATCACTGGTAGGGATATTACATCCTGTAATTTCTTCACCATTATCATTACGGATAGCTGCAAAACGCATATCACCGGTATCCTTACTACGTTTTACAACGATTGTATGAGGGACATTTTCATATTCTGTAAATGTGTTAGATAACTGAGGTCCTTCCCAAGTTTCTGGATCAAATGCAGTTGCTTGATAAACAGGTACATCATTCACAGGAACTTGCTGAACTGATTGTACAGACTGTCCGTTATTTTGCATAATAGGTGCCATCATCTGAGATTGAGATCCATATACATCAGAACTTTGGATTGATGGTGTAAAGCCGACGCTACTATTTCCAAACATACTTGCAGCAATATTAGATCCCATTAGAGCTAAATCTCCAGTATCAGTAAATGTAGATCCACCAGCCAAATCAGCATCTAACTTCTTCTGTTTCATATAAAGATCAGCAATAGTTTTCTTCAAACTACCGATCTCTCGAAGCATACCAAGAGAATTAGTTCTACCACTAGTGATAGCAGAAGCTAATTCAACCATTGTTTTATTAGGAGGAGCTGCATCTTTAGTAGCAGGTCCAGCTGCATGTTGGAATCTTCTCTGTAAATCAGCAGTGAATCGATTTTGTTCTGCGACCAATGTTTTCAACATATTTAACTCAGGTTCAAATTCTTTATTATAGTTTCTCTTTTTATGTTTTTTAGGTTTACGATCGATAACAGTTCCAGTATCTTCTTCATCAATCCATTTACGATACTTTTTTTTCTTATTCTTCTTACCAGAATATTCGAGATCGTCACCAGTAAGACCAACTACAATAGTCTTCCAATTATCTAGTTCCTTTTCTCTTTTTTCTTTCTTAGTCATTTTAGTACCATCTTCTTTGGTACTCTTTTCTTCTTTTTCAGCCTTGCGTAATTCTTCTTCCATTCGTTTCTGTTCAGCTTTCGCTTCTTTTTCAATACGTCGTTTACTTAGAAGATCAGCATAAATAGAACCTATCGAAGCTCTTACGTCTTCTGAGGTTGTGTTTGTAACTTTAGCCATGTTAATTATCTCCTTTCGAGTAGTAGATTACGAATATCTAACCATTAATAAGCCTGTTTAAAAACTGATGGTTAATATTATGAATTAAAATAGAGGTGAGTGATATGAATATTTCTAAAGAAATCTATAACAGACAAATTCTAACAAATAAAGGTATTAAAAAGATATCTGAAGTAAATATCGGTGACTATGTATATGAGTGGAGAACTAGTCGACTATTAGAAATTAAAGACATCTGGATGATGAATTATGAAAATATGTATGAAATAACATACAGTGATGGTAGAGTAGAATTCTTAACTTCTAATGAAGCTTTATATTTAGATGATATTTTATCTCCTAGACATTTTCCTTCTTGTGAATGTAAAGTTACTGGAGATTTTCCATTACATTTATTTCCAGTTATTTTCGATTCAAGACATTTTAAAAGAAGTAATAATTTACATCCATACGATGCTGGTATAAATTGGTATAAAGGTCAAGATATTATCTTTGATGATTATATGTATCAGAGTTATAAAGATAGAAGACAATTCATTAGAGGAATTTTTGATACAGCTTATTCACCATATCTATCTCCAGATGAAGTATCATTATTTGATGTAAAATTTGATAAATTTAAACAGATTCAAAAATTGTTAGCTTCAATGGGAATTAAATCTAATATCTATCGTGCTAATAAAATAAATATGTGGAAATTACAAGTGGAAAGTCATTTTAAATATTATCCTGGTTTCTTTTATGAAATTGATTATATTGAAAAGATGATTGATACTGATAGAACTGTTTTAAAACTTGATCCACATTTCCAAGTAGTTGTAACAAAAGTTACTCCATTGGAAAATAACAATTGTTTTACACATAATCAAGTTCCGCATATCGTGTTAGAAAAACCAAATATGATTTATACATCTACAAATTTTCTTCCAAGAGTTAGTATATAAGAATATGAGGATGGGAAGTTCCCATCCTCATATAAATATTCTTAACTTATATATTCTGAACCTGATGAGATAAACACTTTATAAAAAGAAGGGAGCTTATTTATATGGCAACTAAAAAGAAAAACGAGACAGATGTTCTCGATAAAATTGCTGATCAGATGGATAAACGTCAAACATATAATCCTCTAATTTCAGCACTAAGAGAAAATGATAAGAAAAACCTTTTTCAAACAAATGTTACTACTGCGTTCCTAAAGACTGGTTTTCATCTGTTTGATTATTATTTTGGGTCTGTAATTAACATCCACGATGATTTAGGAAAAATTATTAAACAGGAACCTAGAGTAGGACAAGCTGCTGGTACATTTAACCTAATTATAGGCAATTCTGGGAGTGGCAAAACTACCCTAGCTGCTCAGATTGCAGCTAATATTATTAGACAGTACAAGTTCGCAAACTGTATTCATTTCGATTGTGAAAACCGTTTTGATATTTCTAGATGTGAAACTATTACACAATTACCTGCATCATTCTTTACTAATGAGAGATACATTATTCGTACAGGTGCTGTTGGTCTTGATATCATTCAGGAAATGATTGTAAAAACATATGTAA